GATTTTAACAAAAACATTCCCAAATTTGTCTGTCACCTCTTCAATATCGCTCCAAGGATAGCAACTATCAAAATCGCTCGTGATTTCCGACGTGCCGACAGTGACGTTCAAGCCAACAGCGTCATCGGTGCGAACAAGTGCATCTGGGTTTTTCGAACCAACTAAATCGACACCGTAGATTTTGGCGAGGTCACCGACACTACTGTCACCGCCACCGCCGCTGCCACCGCCACCGCCGCTGCCACCGACGCTGCCACCGCTTAAAATTACAACTTTGAATCTTTCAGTAAGTTTTGGAGCGGTTGCGAACACTAGCTTAACCTTATTGTTGGCTGTAAACACATCTACGCTCACTAATTCGTCTACAGTATCCGCCCCAACTTGTTGTCCAGTTAAAAACACCTGAACCAAGACGTCTTTACCGAAAGTGTGTGCAATATCAACAATTGTATCGGTGCCATTGCCTACAAATTCGGTCACTTGACTTGCCTGAGTGTTCGAAGCGGCGGTCACCCGACCCTTGGCATCAACTGTTACAGTGTTATGTGTTCCTGCCGTAACTCCAGTTTTTGATAGGGTTACATTGATATCTTTATTGGCGCTACCGTCAAATGTTGTCGAGCCTGTTGCATCCCCTATGAGAAAAATTGTTCGCGCTGTTGATAGCTTGTCTGCGGAATCCGCTTTGCCAACACTCGTCGTGCCTTTTTTGATGTTTGTGATCTCCGTTGTGTTAGCATTCGCTTTAGAAAGTGCCGACGAAGCATTAGAAGCCACCGTCGTGTCAGGAACCAGCGTTTTCTTCTCTTCATCCCATTTTACCAGTTGATCATCCTGAAGCCCCGTGCGGGTTGCAAGCGTTTGAAGATCGCTGTGATTGACATCAATATCTCCACCGGCGGTGAGTTGAACGTCGCCAACTTTAGCATTACCATCGCTGTCAATAACCAACGCGCCGTAATCTGTCCCGTTATATTTAGGAACAATAATACCCGCAGGGGAAGTTAGCGTTGTAGTGTTGTCTTTGGCAACCTCAATAAGTTTATCTTTGACCGTCAGCGTGTTACTATTGACTGTCGTGGTCGTACCATTAACAGTAAGGTCGCCCCCAATAGTTAAAGGACCCGTGATCGTGCCACCGGTTTTATCAAGTTTCTTATCATCCTGCGCGTCTACATATGTTTTGGTGGCATACCCTTTGTCTTTAAGAGCAACGGTCGCCGTCCCCCCAGAATTATTGTTGCCAACATTCTCATCGGCCACTTGTTTACTCAAGGGCTGATTATCGGCATACGACGGCCCCAATTTAGCAATAATGAACGCATTAGCTAAATTATTACCAATCTTATATAGGATGCCATAATCGCCCATCTTAAATTCATATTTTGAAGCGTTCACGACATTTCTAACACGAGTGTGTTCATCGGGTACAATGGTGACATCCAACGTATAATCCTCGTTAACACCAACTACTTTACAATAGATAGTCTGGTCAAGGGTGGATACCTTATCGTCAATCGTCCCCTTTAACACATCTAGAAAGTCATAACTTGTTCTGTTCATAAATTACCCCCTAGATTCGTGATGCAAATGGTAAATTGCGCACGTTTGATACTGTAATCGACATTGCCCCCGAATAGTCCAAACTACACGATACACCTTGTAACAAAAACCTCTCGTGGTCTAATCCAAAAAACTCATCTGTGATTTCGATCAAATTATTAACCGACAATAGAGGATTAAAACTGATGTTTGTACTTACTGACGACTTGAGAATCAATTGTTTTCTCAGCTCATATTTTGCCCTGTCGTCAGCCAAACTTTGCGATGTAATGTTACTATCGTTGACAACCGGTCCAGTTCTGTAACCAATTCGTTGATAACAAAGAGGTGAAGTAGGATCGTCATTTTCTGCAATTGCAGTATAAACTTTTCCATCTACTGTTGCCCCTATAACAACGACACGGTTGACAATGTTATTAACCTGTAATCCAAACGACAACCCTGAAAAATCTCCATTGCTGTCAGTTAATTCACAGATAACAGGTTTGTCTATATCCAGCGTGGTTTCCTGTGTCGGTAATATTGTTAAATTACCATTAGAGTTATAAAACATTTCTGCTGATAACTGGTTAGCCAATTCCAGCAAAATACTACCGAGAGTCTCACCCGCAGATTTGCTAATTTTAGCTTGAGTTTTCTTCCCTTTAAAACTTGAATGATAAATAATAGGGGCTGGATCCAAAGGGTATCCATTACCCTTTGAACCGAGCAAAATCCCTCTAATTGTATCTTCAATGTCTGTCCCTGTAGGAATCTCGTAACTGGTCTCAAGCGTACCAAGTTTCCCCTCGAAAATCGAAAACTTGTCACCAGTCTGTACGGCAACGGTTTGGGAGTCTGGATCTTCCGACGGCGTCAGTGACGAGGCCACATAAACACCGCTGCGTTTCCAGATAATGCTCCCGTCATCTTTTTCAATACCCAAATCGAGAGCGAATTTAGTTTCCGCCCATAGGGTGTGGACTGAGGGGGTATATTTTTTATCCGTATTATAGAGCGAAAACGACAACGAACGACGTTGACCATTTTGATATTGTTCACTATAAGACGAACCACTTAATAGAATATCTTCATCGGGAATTTGATAATCGACTGTTTCATCGGGATGAAGAAGAAAAATTCTATATCGGGGGCGCAAAATCGGAGAGTTGATTAAATCGTTAAGCTCTGGGATACTCACGTTGGAATCTAAGTAAGTATCCCCGCTCATAACACTTAATGATAATACATCTCCGCTCGCTAAACCAATAGTTTTTATAATTCGAGCCATTTTGCACCTCCTAAAGAATTGAAGAAAAATTTTAATTGCCGCCCGTAATAATCGTGTCATCCAGTGAGGCAATTTGTGTCCAACTGAAATTGATTTTGTCGGGCTGATAACCGATGTTGTCGGTTGGTTTGTTTGAACCGTTGGTGATTTGCACAATGAAGGCTTGTCCCTTGCGGTCTTTGATTAATTTTGGATTTTTCGACGCCACAATTTTACGCCATTCTTGCAGCATCATAACCTTTTGGTTGGTGGTCAAATGAGATTTCCAAGGAAGTCTTTCCAAATAGCCTTGTGCATACGGAATCTTCTCCTCCTCGGTTAAACATCCCAGATTGATAATTTCACTGCCCAGATAACAACTTACAGAACTGGAAATGTTATTCTGGCGACCGTGAGCAAACCTTGGGAACTGACCAAGCGTCTTTTGTTCTGTTTTAGAAATGTTCTGTGCTTGATCGCCTGATTCTACGTCATATTTGAACAACCAAACGTTAGTGGGGTTTGCTACATAAGCTTTTTTGATAGCTGGGCTGGCTGTGTCTATTTTGACGGGCGTGAGCTCTGTTAAGCTCCAGCAATCCCAATCTACTTTTATTGGTTGTTCCAGTTTCTGAATTGCAGTTGGATTGCCTTCTGCAGAGTAAGCGATGTATTGATATTCTCGTCCAGCGGTGACGTTGAAGTCGTACACCGTTGTTTGAGTAGTACCAATAGCCACCGGCGAATAGTACGTAATACCGTCGGCAACTTCTTTTTTGTAAATTGAATAAGAGTTGCCTGGTGTACCAGAAGCTATTTTGTATACCCCATAATCGGTTTCTGCATGGAAGGTTCCATCTGTGATTATCAAATAACCAATTTCGCCCTTGTCGTTAAACAAATTGGTATAACTTGTAGGCTTTTCCAAACTCTCTTGAATAGTTTTGCCATCCCACTGTTTTTGATAAAAATAAGACACTTTTTGTTTGGTATCATATCCAATGGTATAAACTTCTGTATCTGCATTGAATACGTCGTATGTTTCAGACTCTGCGGGGCGACCGGAGAACGAAATTTCACAATATCTATTTAGTCCTTCTTTCATGATTGCCCCTCCTGCTTTTGTGTTTGTGTGACTTTGAGCGTAATGTAGGTCGAACCATCTGGCTTTTTAAGATACCACGTTCCAGAATTACCGTCAGGGCCGTCCTCATATGAGAGAGTACAAGTTTCCAACCCTGTGTATAAATCATCAATGTTTTTCATATAACAATCAATATTGAGTGTTTTATTGGTTAGTTGTGGGTGACGTTTGACTTGTACCATATGAGTATCTGTTTCTTTATCCCAACCTTCTACCCAGTATTTTGTATCATCCCACTTTGCGGGTTCGTTAGTTTGTACCACGCGCGGCCCCGCCGGAGTGACAACCTGAACTCGTTTTAGGTCGGTCCAAACGTTGTATTGATTCGTTTTTGGCACTTGCAATTGATATTGTTTATCCCCTTCAGAGTAATATACATTACCATGAGCGGTCCAAACATTAAATCCATAGAACGATGTTAACTCCGTCCAGGGTTTAGGATTCCAAGTAGATGTTGCTTTGTCTAATTGATATTGGTGTTGACCAGCGGAAGAATAAACATTGGTTCCGTCTGTCCAGATACTTATAGCCTCGGGTTTGGTTCCACTCCATGTTTTTTGTTTCCAAGTAGACGTTGATAGATCGAGCTGATATTGAAAATTGCCATAGGAGTAATATATGTTCTCTCCATCTGTCCACACGTTCTTACCCTCAAAATCCGTCAACAATCCTCCCCAAGTTTTTTTATTCCACGTCGAGGTGGTCTTGTCTAATTGATAATTCACTTTCGTTTTAGTGGAGTAATATATATTTGTTCCGTCGGTCCAGATATTCTCGCCTTGTAAAGGTGTAAACCCTTTCCAGGTTTTGAGTATCCAAGTAGAAGTATTTGGAACAAGTTCATATTGTTCTTCAACGCTTGCTGAGTAATAAATCGTCGACCCGTCGCTCCAAATGTTATTTCCATCAAGGTCAAAATAATTTAACGGACCTTGCCATTTTTTGGGCGTCCAAACTGAAGTGTAGGGCTCTAATTGGTATTGTTGAGATGAACTCGAGTAATACACGCGAGCTCCATCGGTCCAAACGTAGCTTCCATTAAAATCCGTTAATCCCGTCCAGGTTTGTGGTTGCCAACCCAAGGTAGCAATGGGCTGCAAACAACATTCTCCAATTGTGCGTGGATTTTTTGTATTAATGTACTCGTTAATGTTGTCATATCTCATCTGCTCCCCGGTGAGGGTGTCAAAAGGATGAGGGTAATTGAGGTATTCGAGTTCTGTGTTCCCATATTTGGTTAAGTCACCCGTTTCGGAATCGGCCCACGATGCAGGTTGTAAGTAAAACGCTTCGGTAGTTGTTGTCGCTAATGGGAACATAGGCAGTCCAACACAATCGAGCATAGTGGAGTTGCTCTTAACCATACAATTAAGACGGTTACGCAGGGGGTTAAAGGAAGCAACTGGTTTATAGCAAAGGCGACCACAAAAGTCAGGATGCGAGAGCGACGCAGAAACGTTACCATGCCAGCACCACAAGCCAGCGACCCCACCATTGCTCCAACCCCCACCGCAGGCGAGAACGGTTCCACCTTTATAAGACGAGTCACAATAATAAGTGTTTCTGTCCCCTCCAACCGCAGTAACATATTGAACGAGCGAGCCTTCCGCGAGCGGAGCCACGGTCTTAACATATCCGCTGTCTGACGGACAAGTGCCGTAATATACATAAGGTACTGTGACTTTTGCCGCTTCATAAAAGGTTGGTTCTGTGCATATGTACACTGAGTTGTTACTGAACGATATGCCATCACACCATTTCCATACGTTGCCCCACGGATTTTCAATTCCCCTATATTTGCAGGCGTGTTGACCGTCAGTGTTGCTCTCTGGCGAACCCGATGGAGTGGCAACGCTGTCTGTAGTACCCGTGATTCCTTTGAATTGGTTTCCCACCACATAACCGTACATAATTGACTGACAGTTTGTGGTTTTCATTTCCACGAGCCACAACTCTTTGATAATCAAATCAATTAAAAAGTCGTACTGCTGATAGCCTGCACCGTTCGCCTTGCACCCATTACGGAACTGATCCATTGTGGTGTTCACAAGCGGCGTTTGTCCCGATTTCGAGCAAACTTTGAACGACGAGCCACCTCCCTCATACTTCCCAACCATTACATAGTCAATCTCTTTTTCTCCGACCTTGAACAACGTATCAAAGCCCTCGTATTTCGTTCCTGACAGTTGATGTTTGTAAGTTCCGTCCGAGTTTTTCGTGATTTTGCTGTAAAACTTTGGGATTTTAACAAAAACATTCCCAAATTTGTCTGTCACCTCTTCAATATCGCTCCAAGGATAGCAACTATCAAAATCGCTTGTGATTTCCGAGGTGCCAACTGTTATATTCAATCCCACTGCATCATCCACACGTATAAGCGCATTGGGATCTTGAGAACCAACAAGGTTTACGCCGTAAATTTTTTCTATATTTCCTTTCATGCCTTATCGCCCCCTTGTAATGTTAAAAAGTTCTCTGGTAACGCCAATGAAATGCGTAATTTATCTGTATTGCCAAAACGGTCACCGATATCAACCACATATGTGAAGATGTCGCCACAGAAGTTGGCATCTAACTCCACCTGTGTGTGGAATTCTATGTTGCCTTCCTTGTTAGCGACCATTTTGCTTGGAGTTTGTGTGATATCAGTAATCTGATTGGCTTTGTATTTAAAGAATCGCTTCAGTTGCGCTCCTTCTAAGGGGAGTGCCATTTTTGAAGCAGCCTTCCACGAGGGCGTTGTCACAGAATTCCCCGTGTTGCCTGTCCCCTTGTCAACCCCTTGTAAGCCAACATATGATGGTACCCCTTTATGTGTTACCACACCATCAGCATCACCAAGTTTGATCGCTGTATTATCTTTATCCTTTGATAAAGCGGGGTAACCATAATCTTGAATACCTAATTTCACCGAATGTGTCTTACAATCAAACTCCCTTGAAAACTGTGCTATCAAGTCGGTAGGATCGATAGTAACCTCAATCTTAATACCCATTAACAACACGTTGCCAAGTTCGTCTTCTACAATTAACACAATGTAATAGACATTAGGTATCGCCTGATGTTGCGCAACTGCTTTAGACGTAGGTCCATCTAATCCATAGAAGGTTGTTTTAATGGCGCCATCATATTGCTTGCCAGTGTCTTGAATGATATTACCATATGCGTCGACCAATAGCCAACGATATGAAGTCCAGGATTTGTTTTGTGCTTGTAAATATTGACCACCGACTTCGATATAACGGCGATCAACTTTTTGTGAACACAAAATCGGCACTGTTAAAATTTCTCCACCGGATTCTAATAGAAACTCATGTCCATGCTCGTTTGCAACCGCTAGATGTTCTAAAACCCAAGGTACGAGACGCGGCGAATCATAAGCATAAAACGGCGTTTCGTCACTTGATTTAAAGTTAGTACGAATTTCGTACTTCAATGGATTAGTAGAAGAATAAGCACTCGTCGAAGCAGGTGCGGTGACACCATAGGTTACTGCCCAAGTCGTCGTGTCAACAGTTTGTGCTTTAATAACTGTCCCATCGGAAACATAGAGTCTTGCCCCCGCTTGTAATCCAACAAACGGAGAGACGTAAACGGTGCCTATTTCATCTTTAACACTGTTTTTGTAAATTTCACCATAGAGTTTTCCAGTTGCGTCGGGTGCATCAGGATAAATTTCCAAAGGTTCTTCTTCATTGAAAGGAATTGGGAAGCCCAAAGATGCAACATCCTGTTCTCCTGTCGCTTCTGCCTTTGATACTATATTCTCGTTCGCGAAAGAGCCCTCTTTGACAAAGAACACTTTACCGATGTAAGAAGAAACCTTACGATAAGCATAAACCATGTCAAACACAAATTTGGGGATTTTTTCATTATTACTACCATTCACAAGGGAAAAACCAATAGTGAAATAACCAGTTAGCGGGTTCCCAGTTGTGCCAGTTGTGCCCGATTTGTTCCAAATAAGAACAGATTTGCCACTATAAACTCCCGAAGTTCCATCATCACTAATTTTACAAAGCGGGGTCGACCTGTCTGCGATACATTGCTCATTAAATTCCTTAATGTTTGCTAAAGCCTCTTTTTGCGTGCTACCAGTCACTTCATAAGAATAACTCCCTGTGGTATGAGAAGCTCCGTAATTTGTCAAAACAAAATTAATTGATTCATCAACCGAGTTTTGTGAAGTTATAGAATTAGGATCGTTAGAGTATTTGTAAACTGCAAAATGAGTCGCAGGCGGAATCGTTTTTTCTTCGTCGTTTACTATCACGGTTTTAGTATCATATAAATCACTATTGTCAAAACCACGAGAATCACCCGAAACAGGATAAATATGCCCTAGACTCTGGCTGTATGATTCTATATAAGTGCGCGTGCCAACTTGCCCCCACTTGTCACCGTCTTTCCGTAACAACTGTAACCATTGTTTAGCATAAATCTTATCACTTATTGGACCTTGAATCCTATCTTCGGTCGAGCCCAGAATTGTTCCACTGGTCAACAGTGTGTCAAATTCAGAGTCGGCCATTGCATCGTAGTTAATGGTACGTGCAACAAGGTTTTGAGGACCTGGGTCCCCCGAACCGGCCATTGGCGGTTCTAGAGTAGCTCCTTTAGAACCAGAGTATAAGGTTATTTGCCATTTATATGTCTTACCTTGATTAGATAGGGATAAAGCGTTTCCATCGCAATCTACCCATACGCCGTCTATAGATTCAACCAACTTTCCATCTTTATATTGGAAAATACTTCCCGCGTATGTATATCCACTTTTAACGTAGATAATATCAATTTCTGTCAGCGCAGGGGCAGCCGTAGCGCCTGATGCGGTTACGGTGTAGATTGAGTCTTTTGCTAAAAACGTATCTCCAACAAATATAAGGGAACCATCAATCTCAACCGGTTTTAAGATCTTACTTTTTGTGTTGGGGTCTATCTCAATTTCCTCACAGAGTTGGTCATTATCGCCTATTTTATATGTCTTACCGGTGTTCCATATTTCTTCTCGGTAATAATCCACATACCGTGTCGCCTTAAAATAAATAGCGTTATACGATGCGGTAATTTTTGGTTCAAAATGTTGAATAAATGGAATACGCAATTCGCTGCCATTTAGACCATCTATATTTGTTACACTTGATAATTCGCTAACGGGGCTAATCTTATTTTTATTATCCTTGTGTGGAAATACCAGTGTATTGTTTTCGTCGTAAACCTCAATCTTGTAACCCGTGATTGCAATATTCGACGTGTCAATTTGGCAAGTAAAATATTTTTCACCATCCGGGATGGTTAAATCCACGGGTTCAAGATAAGGGTAACAATAAGTAGGTTTATAAACTGCCATTTGTTCCTCCTTCAATTACCGAGGAATCCTCGGCTGTTTTACCTTTTTTACTTTGAAATTTTTTGCACTCGGTTGGGCAAAATGAGATGCAATTCTTAATGCGGTCGCTTTCAGTTGCGGCACACAAATAAAAATTCCCGTCGGGAATTAAAAATTTACATTTTTTATTAAAACGGTTTGTGTCTGGCATATCATTGCCTCCCGAATAAAAGTATTGTTTTATTTGTCGTCTGGGGGCTAATTAACTTAGCCACCCAGACATTTTGTTGATTAGTAGCTCTTGAATTAAACAGGTTTATAGCAAAGGCGACCACCAAGGCTGTAGCTTGAGTACGACGCAGATTTGCCACCATTCCAAGACCACAAGCCAGCGTTCGTGCTGATGTAACCGCAATAGAGAACGGTTCCGCCTTGATACGACTTGTCGCTATAATAAGTGCTTTCGTCGCCACCGATGTTTGTTACGTATTGGATAAGTGAGTTTTCCTTAAGCGGGGCAACAGTCTTTACCCAACCGCTGGTAACCGCTCTTTCACCATATAGTACATAAGTATCCGTAGTCTTGCCCGCAGAATAGGCGTTTGGTTCTGTACATACATACACCGATGAGCCGCTGAATGATATACCGTCGCACCACTTAGAGATATTACCCCACGGGTTTTCTATACCACGGTATTTACAAGCGTGTTCGCCGTCGGTATTGCTTTCTGGTGAACCGGACGGAGTGGCAACGCTGTCAGTTGTGCCCGTGTTACTCGTTGATAAGGAGCCATTGACATATCCATACATAATCGACTGACAGTTTGTAGTCGCCATTTCGACAAGCCACAATTCTTTCAAGATAAGGTCAATCAAAAAGTCGTACTGCTGATAGCCTGCGCCGTGCGCCTTACACCCGTTACGGAAGTCGTCCATTGTAATATCTACAAGCGGCGTTTGTCCCGATTTCGACCATACTTTTGACGACGAGCCACTTCCTTCGTACTTGCCGACCAAGACGTAGTCTATTTCTTTATCCCCAACTTTAAACAATGTGTCATAACCTTCATGTTTTATGCCAGAAAGTTGGTGCTTATAGGTGCCGTCCGCGTTTTTTGTAATTTTGCTATAGAATTTCGGTATCTTGATAAACACGTTCCCAAATTCGTCGGTGATCTCTTTGATATTATTCCAAGGATAACAGTTGTCGAAATCGCTCGTGATTTCTGAAGTGCCGACCGTTACATTCAAACCAACAGCATCGTCCGTTCGTACAAGGGCGTTTGGATCCTCAGAACCAACAAAGTCTACACCATATATGTTTTCAAGTCGTCCTTGATCAAGGTCTTTGTTAAATACGGTTTTAATACCGCGTAATCTTATGTCGCCGGTTGATGAATCGCGCGTTATAGAAACTTGAAGCATGGGTTTCCATTGTGTGGCTGTTTTCGCGGTGTTTTTAAAAATGTGATTTGCCCCCATTTTGACCGCCGTGGTCATATCTTCCCAAGTGGGTTGTTCATCGTTGCCGTTGTTACATACTAACACTTCTAAATCTGCGCCAAATGGTTTGGCATAGTCTAGTTCTACGTTGATTGCGGTCGGTTGTGTCGTTGTAGATGGACTCACAGTGTATTTTAGTTGCAAAGTCGAGTTTTTAATAAAATGCTTTGTTTGTGTAACTGTTTTGTCATCTTTTGTGGCGGTAATCTGAATGAAGTTGTCTCCATTTGACACAGTAGCCCACAGCTCATTAGTTAAAGCGAAAGTTTGTTCTTCGTCGCTGGTGGCAGTATAGCTGCGCACTTGTGTTTGATTTAGTTTTTCAACCACGGTAACGCCGGTTGCGTTAAGTATATTATACTTATAAACAAATGGAAAAACAAATGTGCCCAACGGTTCTTCATTGCCAGAAATTTCCATAGGCGGATCTTCAATTTGATAAGTTCCGTCGCTATCGGGTTGGTCAGAGACGAAAGTGTCGGAAGCCAAATTACACATTGGGCGAATACCACTTTCATAAGTAGAAAATGCCGCATTCTGATATAATGCACCCGAAGTGGTTACGTATCTAACGAAAGAACCGTGGCTAGCTTGTGGCGTTCTCAACCGGTATGCTCCATTTTTCCCCGCCTCAAGTAAATATCGAATCGATTCGCCTAATTGTTCTGCCCGCTTGTTGTTGTCTTCCGCACAGTATCTAGACATAATAGCTATTCTTATATCATCGGTGTTTGCTTGGAAATACTGCAACAATGAGCCTTCCATAATTGAGTTTTCGGCCTGATTAAAGAGTTCTGCTTTTGACGGTAAAAAAACTTTCCTTACAAGAGTATCATAACCGCCCCCGTCTTCTGTTGTGCTTCGCGCAACTGTTATCGTAGTATCTTTAAGTGCTGAAACAAACCGTGCGTTAAACCCCCTCAGAAATCCAGCATCTGCAGCATAAAAATTTTGAGTTGCAACACTCCAGCTGTCTGGAGCCTGATCTTTGGAGTGTTGTGGCGAATACCAATTGCCGGCAGAAGCTGATGAATTTAACCATTGGTCTATGTTTGATACAGAATAGCGGTTGTTTCCTTCTTTATTCCTCTGTTGTGCAAAAGTGTCATTCTGTGGCTCTTTTGCATCAAACGGACGGAATAAAATAATGCTGTCCGTAATAAGCGTCGTTGAGTTTTCGGGATATCCCTCGTGATTTTGGTCACACTTGAGAAATATGATATCCCCTATTACCGAATGAGGTACTTTTATTTTCGCCCCGATGGGCAGACTTCCTAATGTTGCCATTCTTTATTCCTCCCATCTAATTTTTTATACACAATATACATACTTGCCCTCCGCGTCGTATTGTCCCAACTCTAATACACAATCGGTTAAATCTTCAAATGTTTTATATCGTTTGGTTCCGTGCAATGTTTCAGTCACTAGCTGCGTAATATAACCACTGTCATTCTCCAATTCGCTAACCTTGGTTGGCATAGTTGGCATATAACTATTAACAATTGTGAATTGACCACTTCGATTAGTGCGCAAAGCTTTGTACGAATAATCAATCGACTCGGTAGGCTTAGTCAAGGCTTTAATCTTAAGTGTGTCACTGCTTAAACTCAACGCTGACAATGCTACTGGCGTATTCACGTTCAAGATGATATCAGTGTCGTAATAAATAGAATAATCCGAAATAGTATAAGTATAATACCCACTTTCTTCAACCCATTTGTCGACCTGTAGAGTACCGCTTGTCGGCGAAGAAGAATATTGAGCAAATGCTGTGTTACCGCTTGATGATATACCAATCGTAACCGTCCCGTCCTCCGCCTTATCAAGAGATATTGGAGAACTATAATCCAAATTCTGGGCCGTTAAGTACTTGGCATCGTTTTGGAATGCACTAATCTTTTGTGGCATATAAGAATTGAACAGTCGCAACAACCCTTCTTCTTCCGTGTCAAGGATCTCCATACTAAACGGAATGTCTGCCACCTTAGCACGCTTGAACTGAACATACCCCTCTTGTCTGTCAATGATTTGAATATTTTCACTGTCGTTCAAATATACTTTAATTGCAGATTCAAGTTTAATATTCTCGTTTAAATATGTGTAGGTTACGGGCGCCATCCCAGCAGTAGTCAAAGAAAAAAGCTTTGAGAACACATATTTGGGATCACTCCCCGAACTTTGATCTCCGCCGAATACAATTATCGTCCCAGCCGGTGCAAGCTCAGGTATGTTTGAGGTAAATACATAAGCCATAAAAGCCATTGGGAAGGCCTGCGCCTCCTCTGCTGTAGCTGGTTCATAAATATACATATGAAGCATTGCGCCAGGGGCGACTTCTTCGGCGCCCATATACGGCATCAGCAAAGTTTTGCGTATATCAGGGTTATCTGTTTTTGTGCACAAAACATCTATGGTAATAGAGGTTCCTGTTAAATCCGAAGGGAACGTATATCCGTAAAAATTAACTGCCGACATTCCTGCAAGCTCCGAAGAGGGTGTTAACGTGCTACATTTTAACCAATCAATACCACTGGCCACATCCGCACTAAGCACAAGCACAATATCCCCAGCTGTATACGTATCGTAATTTGATTTATATACATATAATGTAGCCAACGTAGTATTCCTTTCCTGGTAAAGATATTTAAAATACGTATCAGTTGTTTCACTAAACAGCACCGGAAGAGGAGTGTTGGTGTCTGGGTCGGTAGAGGAGATTACGTTCACAACCAAAGATTGTCCATCAAAAGCCCAATACCCAATATTTTTCAACTCGTCCGCCGTTGCGTGACCAATTAACAAGGTATTTTCTTTCGTCTTGTCGATGGTGTGTTGCACAGTGCTATCGAAGGTCATCAACACAATTTCTGCCGTAGGTAAGATTTCTCCCTCAACGTGAATTTCATCAGTTGTCCATTTGTCTATCGCCAGAGTGTCTTTAATCGCGGTGTAGTTTACCCCCTTGCCAGACATTCCGCCGCCAACAGAGTTCAGCAATTCAATATAGTGATACTGTGTAATTCCCAAATCAGCAAACGTGGACTCACTGTAAGCCAAATTCGCCGCGCCGGGATTAGCATTAGAAACCAGGTTGGTCGATTTGAGTCCAGTCAACTTACCATCTTTCACCGTGATGGTTGCAGACTTCAGTTCATATGTGGATGCACCATCTGTTCCCTGCTGGGTGCCACCAACAACATTAGCGTCAATAGCATCCAGAGCTTCGCTCATTGTGAAGATTGCGGTCAATGGGTAAGGTGTCGTGTCAAGTTTAACAACATAAGTTTTCCCGTTTTCTAAAGCCGTAGTGATAGGCACCGTTGTCCAATCCGTAGGCTCTGGTGTAATATTGCCCAAATCGATGAGACCACTAGGTTGTGGATTTTTAACTTTGCCGTTAATTTTAATTTGGGTGATGGTACCAATGTTATCAGTGAAATTCTGATCGTTATTAAGTTGGCTCACTTTTGTCGGTATTTGCCCTACAGTGGCATAATCCATATCATTCGCGAATTGGCTAATTTTAGTAGGAACCTGAGATTCGGTAATATAGTGGGCATCATTTTCTAATTGACTCACCTTTGTGGGGATGTCTGGCAAATAGTTATTAACAATGGTAAACTGCCCTTGATTATTTGTCTCCTTAACTTTGTAAGTGTATGGAATTGAAGCTGTGGGCTCTGTGTCACGAATAATAGTGATGTTATATTTTGAAATTCCGTGTGCTTGAATCTGTCCACTGTCTGACACTTCCATTAACACATCACTAGTCTCTGTAATCGAATTATCACGAATAGTGTACACAACCCCAGGAGCAATTTTTAAATATGCCCCCTCTTGGCCATAAAACACAGCAACAAATTTGCCATCACCATAGGCCACATCCCAATAATCCCTAGTTGTTTTACCTAACGAAGTCCAATTAATACCATCGCGAGAATACGCGGCGGCAGAGCCATCTCCTATGGTTGCCACAAACAAACCATTACCATAGACCACATGCCCCCAAAACCCGCTTGCTGGCAATTTTGTCATCGTCCAGTTGATCCCGTCGGAAGAATAGGCCGCATTATTACTGTCACGTTCAACAGCTACAAATACGCCATTGCCATAAGCAACGCTTCTCCAGCCGGCATATGGAAACATGGTGGTTTGTTCCCAAGTGATTCCATCGTTTGAGTAAGCTAAATTACCCCCTTCATAACTAACTACAATAAATTTATTATTACCATATGCGATGTCGAGCCAAGGAGAATTAGATGGCATCGTTGTCTCAACCCAAGTGATGCCGTCTAAAGAGTATGCCGCACGATCGCTTGGATTGGCAACCGCAACAAATTTATCCGCCCCATAAATCACGCTACACCAGTTGGCGCTCGCAGGCATCGTTGTTTGAGTCCAATTTACACCGTCGAGCGAATAAGCACTCACTGTTGAATGATTGTACGAAACAGCAACAAATTTCCCGTTACCATAAGCTATACTGCTCCAATAGGCCGAAACTGGCATGTTCATTTGTTTCCATGTTATACCATCTTCAGAATAAGCTCCGCGTGATGTTTGTTCGGCTATAGCGACAAATTTGCCATCGCCATAGGCCACATCGTTCCAGGGTTGCTCCCAAGGCATCGTTGTGTCTTGCCAGTCTCCATCAAACGGACTCCACCCGGTTGTTGGTAAGACACCACTTTGTATTACACCAGTTTTTTGAGGAAGAGCAACTGGCACCTGGTTTTGGGTGACATAATGCGCATCGTTTTCGAATTCGCTTACCTTTTGGGGCACATAGTGGTTTACCAAAGTAAACTGCCCGCTTGCGTTCGTCTGCTTGACCTTGTAGGTGTACGGGATAGGCTGTGTAGGCACTGTGTCGCGGATAACCGTTATCTTGCCTGCTTCCATTGAATAGGACTTTACTCCGCCTTCATCTGTGAGTTCCATAAGGATATCACTGTTGGCGGTTATGAAAGTGTCGGTAATTAAATAGGTTACTTTTGGGCCACTTGCCCCTTTGTTGGTCTGTGACGCCACGGCTACAAACTTGTCATTGCCGTAGGTTACACCACTCCAAAATTCCGTCGAAGGCAAAGTAAATTCAACCCAATTTATGCCGTCAGTAGAGTATGCACCTTTTTCGCTACTACTCGCCAGCGACACGAATCTACCATCGCCATATGTTATATTGAGCCAACTACGGCTTGCAGACAAAGACATTCGCCCCCAATTGATGCCATCAGTTGAGTATGCTCCGTATCTAGAATCTAGCCCCATCGCAACAAATTTACCACTGCCATAGGCTACACACCGCCACCGTTGGCGTGCGGGTAAAGTAACTTCAACCCAATTTATTCCGTCATTAGAACATGCCCCTTTATCACACGCGCTACTATTGTAATTTTCTGCGACCGCAACAAACTTTCCGTTGCCATAGGTTACACTGTACCAATATCGATTTGCGGGCAAAGTCGTTGTAGTCCAAGTGATGCCGTCAGGCGAGTATGCGCCCACGGAACTATTATGTGCTACTGTAACAAACGTGCCGTCGCCATAGGTTACGCTTCGCCAATCACGGCTTGCGGGCATTGTGAATTCTGTCCAGTTTATACCATCGGTAGAGTATGCACCTTTATCTGTTCCAAGTGCGACCGCAACAAACTTACCGTTACCGTATGTTACGCTGTACCAATCACGGTTTGCAGGCATACTCATTTCTGTCCAACTTATACCATCAGTTGAGTATGCACCTTTGTCACTATCACTTGCAACCGCGACAAATTTACCGTCGCCATAGGCCACATCATGCCACCTTCTATTTGCAGGTAGTGTGGTTTGTACCCACTCTTTGTCAAAGGTGCTCCACCCAGATGTGGGTAAGACACCACTTTGTATAGCTCCAGTTTTTTGAGGAAGAGCAATGGGCACTTGGCTTTCGGTAATGTAGTGAGCATCATTTTCTAATTCACTTACCTTGTTAGGCACACCAATATTAGTTCTCGCTTGCGCTTGTTGGTCACCTGTGAGGTTTTGTTGTTGGGAATACAACACCGCTCCGGTGGGAATTTGATTTTCAGCAGCGGCCCCTATATTTTTCCTTGCTTGTGCTTGTTCTTTTTCATTGAGAGCCTGCTCAGAATACAACACCGCATCAGTGACTTGTGATTGCCCATCGTTCTGCATCTGATTGAGCAGTTCTTGAACTTTTTGCCCCGTTTGGGTTAATTTATAACTCATGTTTCACTCCTTCGGGACTAAGCCCCCTAAAGTATTTTGGAAGAGACGTTTTTTCGAGAACGTCGCTAAAAACTCGTTATCAACCTTCAAATAAAATGAAGATTTTATTATTTCAACGCAGAATCCCCTAATAAATGGGGAATCTGCGTGAAATAAGTTAAAATACATTAAGAATGTCTTGTGAGATTACGTGCAGCTTGAAGTTGTCGCACAAAGTCATCCATATCAAACCCAGGTTGAGCAACCATATGAACATCCAGATGTTCAACATTAAACGATTCGTCGGTTCCGAACCCTGTTGTGTGACTGAACTTGCCATTGATGTCCACAAGTTGTTTAATCAGGTTAGGAGCAACCTCGCCCAGTTGCCATACGTTGCGCGTAAGGTCGGCGGGAACAACTCCAGACTTCGACGGAAGAGCCGTCAAAGTACCTTGAGGAGTAATGATGCCTTCAAGACCATATTGAGGATCGTCATTGACGAGAGAGAGGCCACCGGCGGTAGATAGAGTACCATCGGCGTGTGCCCCAAAGCCTTCTAATGCTAACCATTTTTTAGTGCGATCGAGATCGTAACCTTTGTTAAAACCGCCCTCTAGAGTAGGGAACGAAACGGGCGCGCTATCATCAACACCTTGGGTCTGCGCATAATCCTTTTCGTTTAAAGAGGCTTTGTACATGCCATTCCCAGAATTCCAAAAAAGTTGATCTTTGCCCTTAAGTTCAACAAAAAATAGCCCAGCATATTTAGGGTCGTCCAACCCTTTGTTTTCCGAAATGCCAAACGCTTGATCTACACGAGCCCATTTTCCACCGTTTAGTAAAACGTACGTGTCTTTGGATTTGGCTTTTTTCCACCCTGCATCGGTGGTTTGACTCGGTTGCCAAGTCGCATAAATATTTTTCCGCCCATCCCAGTCAAAATATGCTCCTCGAACAGGCGCCAATTTCACTTCTTCACGATTTAGCATTGCGTCGAGTTTGTCTACTGCAGTCCCTTTATCATCCGTTGTAAGCCCCAGTTCTTTTGCCAATTCTTCTTTTGAACCGCCAGCTTCCAAATACTTATCAGCACTTTTTTTAAAATCTGATAGTTTACTATTGTATTTGTTAACTTGCTCAACAGCGGCTACTGTATAATCTTGTCGCGATGCTGGTGCTTCAGTGATGCCTGCTTCAAAAGCTCCCTTGGCAGCACCCAAGGCTTCAATGCGTTTATCCGAGATATTTTTTAAATAATCCTCTGTCTTCTTGCCGTCGGAGCCTGTTTGAGTTGTATCAAGGTTTAGTCGTTGAATTTTGGTATAAGCCTCAGCAAAATAATGTAATGCCTGTGCCTGTCCTGTGTTACTAATACCTATTTCTTTTTGCCAACTTTCATAAACCTTTTTTAATCCCTCAAGCTCTTGGGTACTGGCAATGTCCCCAAGATATTCGCGCTGTGCCTGCAGTTCATCAATTTGAGTTTGTAATTCGTTAATTTTTTTCTCATTGTCCAAATCTTCCAACTCTTTTTGAGCATCTGCGATTGCGGCAGTATCTGCTTCGTAAACCCAACCAACGCCTTCTCTCCACACTTTCTTCTTTTCGTTTTGAGCGTTCTCAAGTTTAATTTTAGCCTCAATAAGTTTATTTTCATATTCCCGTTGACTGTTGATTTGCTCTAGTGCAGATTTTTGTTCTTCTAGTGCGTTAATTTGTTTTTCATAAGATTTATCCAAATACTTATTGACACTTTCAAGTTTCTTAGAATTATCTAGCTGTTCGGCTAAAGCTGTAGCTATAGCCTCATGGTTCTTCATACCTTGTGTAATATTGTTTTTTACGGCATTTAAAACAGCCTCGTTCTCGTCATCGGCGTTGAGCAGGAGCTCGATGCGCTGAAGCATTTGTTCGGGAGTACTAAGTTCGCCAAAATACCTTTTGTCCGTAAACAAGCCTTTGTAATCACCATTTTGGTAACTCTTGAGAAAATCACGTACGTAAATCTCGGCATTTTTTTCGTTTTTTGCCCAATCGTTTAAAGAGTTTCTTATATGCAACTCTTTCACACCCGCCGTTATTTGGTTGATGTGGTCAACAATCTTGCTGGGATCTGAAATGAAATCAACATATTCGGGATAATTAGAAATAATTTTTTCCTGAGCATCTAAGTCCAAATACCCCGTTTCGTAATAACTGTCTAGAATGCTGTACAACCCGTTGAGCATTTCGCGTAACTGAGAAGAGGATTTAACCAAATCAGATAATTTAAGCGCCCCCAGTTGCTTCGACATCTCTTCAAGACGCGTCGTTGAAACCCCCAAAGCCGACGCAAAAGATTCTATCACATTGGCGTTTTTGTCCTTATCCTGTAAAGCCTCAGAAAGCGTCAAAACAGAACCTTGCAGTAACTCCTGCATCCTGTCGGATTTACGCAATTGATCGGTAATATACTTCGCAGCCTCTTCTGTCACATTTCCTTTCGAGTCATAAAGAGCAAACGACTTGGGCGTAAGTTCCAATTTTTCAAATTGTGCGGCAACTTGTTTGATTGCGTCATCAAGATTTGTTTGAGACAACTGACGAAGCGACATTTGCTCCAGACCAGATGTAATAAACGCTTGTTTAATATACTCTTTGTCTAATGCCCGCCAATAAACTCTCTTCTCATCATATGACATATCCGACACTGCCTTGGACTCTTGCGTTGTTTGTACTTTGGCCATACTTTGGGCTAAGTCAAACACCTCTTGTGCCTTTTGACGAGTTTTCTCATCAGCAGCGGTTAATAGCTCACGAATATCTTCTATAGTTTGAAAATCCTCACCCAATCCAAGTTGGGTAGCAGCTTGTTTAAGATAATCGTCGAAACTTAAACCACTTGTAGCCATCTGCTCGTCAATAGAGTCAACTCGCTCTTTAATAGCTAAAATGGCCTCTGAAGTTAAATACTCTTTCTCGGTATAATCATGCACTTCATCAAATGTATTGTTTAATGAATTTAAAGCGTCCAATTGTTTCTGAGCTGCTTCTGCACGTTGTTTACGTTCGTTTTCTTCTTTGTCAACCAATTTAGCAAAAACCGGTCCCAATATTGAACCCAAAGTGGAACCTATAACCGCTCCCATTGGACCAAATAATGCACCAACACCTGTCAAAGCACCAGCTGTAACTCCAGCAGTCGCCTTCGCCCCTGCGGAACCCTCTTGGTTAAACCCCGTGGTTAATGCAGAGGTGACACCGGCGCCAACCGCACCTGCTACGTTCCCTGTAATTTGCTGGCCTAAAAGTGCTTTGGCTTGTTGTCGATCTTCTTTTGCTATTTGTTTATATTTTTGTTTAATATTGCTCGCGTCAACAGTGGTTATGCGACCGCTTTGTAAATCTTTACGAATTTTTGCCCTATTAAGGCGTCTAAACCTAGAACCTTTGGCGTATTCATCTACACTAGGCCACTCGCCGGCCTCGGTATACACCAGACGCCTTGGATCTACCACAGGCGTCTTCGATGGTGCTTGAGAAGAGGTTGTGGACTGAACCGGTGAGCCATTTATGGCACCCGTAAAACCACGTACTGCTGTAGACGCATCATTCAACACATTAGTAAACGACGAAAGCGCAGTCTTGGGTGATGTTTTCCCCAATAACCTGTCAACATACGTTTGATTAGTGCCCTCTTTCTTTTTATAAAACTCCTGTTGCCACTCTTGTCTTCTTAATGCTTCTTGTTGTGTTTTTTGTGCAAAAAATCCGAGAGAGGCTGCGGAAGTTGTTTTACGTTGGTTTAAACTATATTTGATTTGTTCTGTTAGTTTAAACGAATTTCGCGCCCATAGCATAGAAGCAAGCGCGTTAAACCCAGGAACAACCGTTTTAATCAAAATATTAGCCAACTTGGTAAAGGCAATAAGTAATCCGCTGTCTTGTATTGATTTTGCCAAACTTTGTAGTGACGTCTGTAAATCGGCCTTTGCTGCCATTAACGTCTGTTGGTAAGCAGCATATTTTGTGTCGGCGGTGCCCTTTGATAAAGATGACACATCTTCCAACTCGTCAGCCCTATCTTTGTTTTCCATTAAAACCAAGAAAGATTCACGTTGACGAACACCAGCCATAGCAGTAGCAATCGCGTTTTTAGTAACAGAATCGTATTTTTGCCACTTTTCACTCAGTTCATCAATTACGTCTCCGAAATCTCTAAACTCTTGTGCATTTTCGCGAATGCGTATTCCTACTTTGCCTAAAACTTTTTCAATATCGTTAACATTTTCTAAATCAGCATCGGAACTTTCTATACCCGTCATATTTGTGAAAGTCCCTGCTTTAACATTACCATAACGCGCTAAAACCGTGCGCAAAGCCATACCCATAGAGGAAGGGTCTCGTTGGGTAACTTCAATCATGGTTGACAAGTAACCAATTGTTTTATCAATGGATAACCCCGCTAACTGAGCAGTTGTTGCAACGTTTTGCATTGCTGCAGCAATACCACCAGCGCTAACAGCCGCTTCCATATCAACAGCGGTTAACTTGTCAACAATATTAACTGCGTCGGCAGCCTCTAATTTGAAGCCCTTGATCATAGACGTCAAATAAGTTGTAGCTTGGCCAGCCTCAATCATGCCTAATTTGCTCAAATATGTTGAAGCTTTGATCAGCTCGTTAGCCTGTCCTGCTTCATAACCTTGTCTAAGCCACTCGTTTGCCGAAGCAGCAATTTGAGTTGTAGTAGTGTGTAATTGTTGAGCAAGTTTGCCATAATCATTAATTAATGCTGAAACTTCTTGACGACTGTCACCACTAACAACTTGCAAGTTGAACATTGCAACATCAAGCTCATTTACCTGTTGCACAAGCTGACGCAAACCTTGTGTTATACGATTCAGAATACGATATACACCATTGTAATCGAACATTCTCGTAATGGTATTTTTAACACCACTTCCAATAACATCTAACCAATTCCCGGCGCCCTTGGCCATTCCAGCAACCTTAAGCCTGTTTAATTCTCTCTTGGTTTGAAGTTGAGCATCGGCTTCGGCGGTTTCTGCCTGTGTCAATTTATTGTTTTCAACAAGCAGATTACGTTTTTCAACTAACTCTTTGAGTTCAGCCTTTAGTATATCAATTTGTCCTCTATCGGCTTGAATTCCTCTTTCGAGTTTACTCGGTGTGGTTCTAGATTGTTTGTCCAAAACCAACATGTCCTTTTCCGTCTTAGCAATCTGATCGTTATAGCGTTTGTACTGGTTCAATACGGCTTCTCGTTGCTTTTGGGCAAGTAAGCGCTGTTTCTCATCATCTTTTAGAATTTTTTCATACCCAAAGTGTAAATCTCCCGTTTCGAGAAGTTGTTGAACTTGATTGCGAGTCGTGCGTGTCACCGACCCCTTCATACCTTTGGTAAGTTTTAATTCTTGAACCTGTCGTTTGCGAATTTCTTCCAGAGCCTTAATTTCTTCGAGAAGATTGTTGTAATATTGTGTGAGTTTCTTAAACACGGTTGATTCTTCGCCTTGCTCTGTTTGAACTTTATTTAATTGTTCCTCAAGAGCTTTTTGTTCAGCTATTTTTTTCTCATAATCAACCGTATTTTTACTATACCCATCTACCCCAAAAATTTCACCGGTGAGCTTATAATATTTTTTTTGGAAATCAGGCGACATGGTTTGTGTCAGTGGCGACGACGCTGTGGCAGCATTATTTATAATCTTTTGTTGTTCTGCCGTTAAAGAACGCCCCTCCACCAGAGCTTGCGCAATGTCTCTGGGAACATTTGCGACATCATACACTTTGGTTTTCCCTTGATAATTTTGGACAATTTGAGCACTAACATCCAACGATTCGTGTAATTGGCGTAATGTATCAGCCGACAAGAGTGTCTGCTTGCTCATTTTTTCCAAAGCAGCGTCTTCTCCAATTTCTCGCACCAATTTATCCAAATCTTGTTTAATACGGCGGTACATCTCGACATAAATCAAGACCTGTTCTATACTATTAGCATCAACTTTAGCCTTGTTTTTAAAGTCAACAACATTAAACACTTGATATTCTTGACCACTTTCAGCCATACGCTTACTTGTGTAAATGGCGTCAGTCTTACCTTTTACCACATCAGAATTCTCATTTAATCGCACCCGTTCTTCCGCCGCACGATACGCGTCTGGTCCAGCTAATCGGTCGTATGCGTTATAACCCCTTTGTGCATATTCATTTGCAACAAGTAAATATTTGTCGACATCCTTTTTATCAAACAGCATTGATAAAGCTTGTGTAAAATCCTTTGTTGCTTGTTTAAAAATTTCAGGATCCTGTTTAATCTCACCTTCAGAAAATGCGTGAGCTAGTGTTCCTATAAACGTACTAACTACACCTTCTCTATCTTGTTTAAATTGTTCTATATCCGCGTAGCCAAACTGTTTTGCCTTTTCTTTGACATTTAGTTTTGTCCAATCGATATTTGAACCCTTAAACCCTAACATTCTTCCCTGTAAATAACCCCAAGCCGATTCATCGATCGAAGAAGGATTTAAACTCGAGACAATACCCGTTGGTGTCATATAGGTCTGCCCATAACGTCCGTTAAGACCGCCTCGGCCTTGTTTAGCAAGCAAGTCTCGAATTTCTTCTAATATACTAACAATTTTAGGGTCGAATCCTGTCTTATCAACTTTTGTCTCTGCTACCGTTAATTTGTTAATAGCTTTGATAAGTTCTCCAGCTGCCGTACCAAGCCCTGTAGGACCTGTTTCTTCACGGAATCGCCCGTGTGCTTGTTTAGCCTGCGCTAAAAAATCATCATCTAAATTGCCGCCAAATGCCTTTAATGTGTCTACACTAAAGCCAAATTGGTTAAAAGCGCCTTGATTCAGTTGGTCCAGTAACTGACTTTGAAAGTCACCTTGTTGACCTCTGAAACTTTCCCAATTCCGGCCCGGTTTAACAATTTGAGCAATTGCTTCCAAGTCACCTGGGGAAATACCAGACTCTTCCAAAGCTTTGTACGCTGAAACGTTTTTGCTCATCGCCAAAGTGCCCAATATTCGTTGGGAACGCCAGGCCTCTAATTTGTTGTCTTTATAGATTCCTTGTTCCGCACCGGCTTGAATCACATCGTTCACATTTGCTTTATTTTTGTAAACTTCATCAATAACTTTGTTAATCGCGATATTAAAAGACTTGTCAAGTTGCTCAGCGAACGTTTGTTCATCAACTTTATCCAAATCGGAACCAAGCGTGGTTTGCATATCTTGGATTGCAACGTCCCAAAGTTTCTTAGAAGAAATCGCATTTTGCTCAGCTTGTTCTAGTGCTTCAAAAACAAACGACCCCTTAATAAAGTCGATAGTTGAATTCAAATCTCCGCCTACAACAGCACCCGTACCCAACTTTTGTAACTCTAAAACATTTCGAGCACCTTTTGCAACGTTGGACCAGTTACCCGTTTTGTCTTTCGCCTGGTTTTGATAGGAACGCACTATTGCCATTTGCTTATCGTTTAACACTTGATTTTTCGCCAAATCAAGAATTACCGATGAGTCGGCGTCGGATGAGGTAATAGCCGGAATATTCTTTCCTATAACTCTATATAAAAATTCATTATAACGTTTGACTCTTTCCAAGGTTTCGTCTAACCAGCCAAACTGTTCGGAAGTAGCGCCTATTAGCTGGGCAGCCTGTCGAAGTTGAACTAAAGCGGTGTATAATTTATCACCGTCAAAATCCCCCATGATCAATTTGTTGAGACCACGGTTACTTTCGATTACGTTTGTTCCTAGGCCCTCTTTACCAAAGACCAACCCTCCGTATTGTAAGTTAATGGCTTGGCTATAAGGCTGCCTCCCCAATACAGCTTCAACACCGCGACTTAAAATAGGATTCGTGCCGCCATAAAAATTCTCATGTTCTGAGGTTCCCGTGGTAAAAATATTGGTCGCAAAATCGACCATTTCGGCAAAATTCTTAAAGTTTTGATTGGCGAGAGCTGATTCGATAGCTTTGTCTTGCCCCTGTTCTGCAAAAAGTTGCAAATATTGCGCTAAGTTTTTTACAAAAGCATCATTATCATCACCCTTATAGGCATTCAACCCAAGCGCGACACTTGCTCTAATATGTTCTTTATCGACATAAGTACCGCTATCCTTCATGCGTTCTTGCAAGGCGTCAACTTCATTCGTAGTATCTGTCGCTACAATATTGGTATTTTCGCCATAAAACGTAGAGTACGCTAAACGTTTCTTATATTTCTTATCATATCTCTCTTGAGCCGCTTTCCTTGCCTCTTCTTGGTGGCGAGCCATTTTTGCTAAGAATTGTTCATTAACAGCCCCGCCAGTGTTTTCAAAGTTGTAAGCCTCTGCCTTTAAGACAGCGGTTAGCAAGTCTTTCTTTTCGGACGCTGTTTTCCCCGTTCGAACCGCGTCAAGTAAACTTTCTAAACTTTCGTTATAATCTCCAATTTCATCAGTGTATTTGCCCAAATCGAAATATCGCGCTTCTCCCATATCCGCGCCCAAATCAACCAAAATTTTTGCTTGAGTTTGGTCTATAGATTGCAACTGCTCATCAAGTTTACCCCAAATGGTTTCACCTCTTTGTTCGGGATCACTTTGTCCGTTGTCTAATTTCTCAGTGCGACGAAGTGCGTTTATGTCAATAAAGTGTGCTTGATTGCCATATATGTCTTTTGAGCCAACAACGATTGTGTTAACACCCGCATTTCGATTGATATAATCAGGGTTTAACCCCGCTCGCGAACCTATTAGTTGAGCTTGACGCTCAATATGTTCATTATAGTCTCGTATAAGTTTCTTTTTTTCTTCGATATCGTTTGCGGTTGCTCCAAAAGCAACAAGTTGAACAGTGCGTAAAAAATCACTATTTTCGGGGGTTATTTCCACACCGGCTGCACGAGCCGAACGTTCAAGATCTTCTACTTCCCAGTTTGTTGGCAAGCTGGCCGCACCTCTTGGTTCATATTCACCATAACGTGCGCCAACAACATCAGTAAAGCTAGACGCAAGGGCCTTAGTTTGTAATTTCCCATCAACAATTTCATATCCATTTTTTCCGCCCGTCAACTCATCTAACAGATATAAGGTTTCACCCGTAAATTTGGTACGAGCCGATACGTTTGAGCCCACGTACTTGTCCAAAGCATCGCTAAAGCTCAATTTTTTCAACAAAACGTCAACTAAGGCTTGTCCAATGTTGGTCGACAGGTTTGTGGTACCAAGTTTGTTCACACTGGCTTCAATCTGACTCTTATCTAGTTCATTTATCGCGTTGTCTATAGCCCTAGTTACAAGCGGTCCGATATTTCTTGAACTGGTTTCTTCTCTTGCTGACACCACAGTCGCGCGCGAGTCTTTTTCGGGCATTAATTCAACTCCTGTTATTGTGGAAATAGCCTTAATAACTTCTGGAACTACTTCACGATAAACGACACGTAAGTTACCGTAGGCACTATTGGCTTTTGTACCCGTATGCGCCCTAACCACCTCTTTCCCGGTTAAGGTTACATCTCCTGTCTCAGGATCAATATAAAAATCAACATTATCATCCGTGGCCTCTCGGCCTTCGGCCGCCAAAAGTTTTTGATAGGCTTTTCGTCTGTTTTCGGCACTTTTCTTCTTCTTGCCTTTTAACCCGTATTTGAACAAATCGGCTTTAGAAATCTTAACCGATACGCCCTCTCGAATTGTGTCCAAATTTTGAATTTGATCTTTCGACACCAGGGCCATACCATCAACCAAACCCTCGATTAAGTCACGATTTTTATCAAGGAGTTGCGCCGCCTCGCGTTTTTTGTCGTCTGCGCTATTAAGCAAATCGTCAACTTGATCAAACAAACGGTTGACGTCAACTTCTATGTTTTGTACACGTTCGGGTTTACCTTGTTTAGCGTAAGGCTGGATATCACGACCTTGTATTTTACGAGTTACGAGGGCCATTTTGTCCTTCATTTCTTTGGCGCCCCACAGTCGATAGTGGCCAGAATCTTCCTCACCCATTGAGCCAACCAAAGGTAACCAAGAAAAGTTTTTATTAAATTCTCGTATAACTGCGTCTGAGAGACCGTTTTTCATTTGTTGGTCTCGTAAACTCTTTTGTACGCCAATATCCCGCTCCCCAAATCCAGCAAAGCTAACAAACATTTGAGAAAACAACTTAACGAGTTCCGATTCGGTCATGGTAGAACCTTGATCTTTCTCAAATTTTGCTAAACGTTTCGCCTCATTCTCAAAACGAGTTCTGCTTTCAACTAACGCCTTATCTGCGCCAACACCATACAGGTTGTCTTGTCGATCAAACTTTGAGGTTGATTTGTGAACAGTTTCGTTTTTAATGTCCCCAATACGTTTACGCGCACTTGCGATTGTTTTGGGAGCATGTTGAGACATCTCAACAAATTTTTGAGCCTCGGCATCCGACACTTTCACTCTCTTGGCTTGATCAATTACATAATCGTCATTTCGCTTATCTAAGCCCCCAACCGCAAAAGAAGCAATGGCGGCATTTTGACGATTTACCCTTCCCTTTCTATCGAAAGCATTGACACTATTTTTGTCATAAACAATAACTTTAATCTCTTGAGAACCGTTATCTTGGGCGAAGCTTACTCCATATCCCGCTTTTTGCATATTAGCAGCATATTCCGCGGCTTGCTTGGCACGATTTTTCCCCTCTTGAGTCAATTTTTTGGGATCAAAATATTGAAGAATAATACTTTCCGCTTCTTTCTGCGTCGAGAAAGCGTTTTGTTGTATTTTTTCTGCGACCTTTGTTACTCTACGAGCACTACCAGTAACATCCTTGTTGGTTATCGTTGGATTGTAATCGGGATTTTTTTGTTGTTTGGCCTTTTTTGCCATATCTAGCAATGTGGCAATTTCTCTATTCACCGCTGGCGAGCCACTCGTGGATGAAAAGTCCGCTAAAGTGGTGTTAGCAAGTGCTTTCTTGGCTTTTTTAAATTGTTCACTAAGGTCAGTAGAATCTTTTAAAACCGATTTGTACTCTTTGTTAATTTGTTCAAAGATTGCTCTATAACCAGCAGAGTACTTGTTTAAGTTGTCCACACCTAAACCCTGATTTATCTTCGCCATAGCCAAGCGGCCAATTTCCTCATCGTTTAAGCTACCGATAATTTTATCAACCAACGGCAACACTAACGTTCGAGTAGCTTCGTGGACTACAGCGGGAGGCAATTTGGCCATCTGTGTTGACAAACTCGAAAAAGTGTCTTTAAGAGTTTTCCTTACTTCACCAGGAAATTGTTCAAAATTATCTCGAATCCAAGCAAGCGCCTTTTGTTGGGCTTGTGTGATTTTTTGTTGTTGAACTGCAGCCTCTAACTGTTTATCAGTTGTTGTTTTTAAAGTGTCTGTTAAATATGCGGCTGTCGTCCCTAAATTCTCTGCGGTAAGTTGCGAATCTTCGAGCATCGCAATAATTGCACTATCAGCCGAACCAACGCTTGTTAAAATGGGAGTATAGTCCATTCCTTCCATAATAGCCTCCTCTCTTTATGAATGAGCGCGGGGCAATGTGGTTCCAATCCGCCCTTAATCCCGCTTCTCTTCTGTTATAATTTCTTCTTTACTTTGCAAAACTCCATACCTATCCAAAGCATCGGCTACCGCCAATGTCACCGGATCGTTAATGTGAGCAATTTTAATCAAGTTTTCAACCACTTCGGGTTGCAATCCTCCCACAGTGTTTTTTAACTCTTTTGTAACTGTTTGTAATTGCTGCGGGTCAAACGTCGCGATAGAATTAATCAATTCTAATCCCGTTCTAAAGTTCACCGCACGATCGGCCATTGTGCACAGTCGGTCGTAGTCTTTCTTACAAAAATTTAAAATTTTATCTACAAAACCACACTCATATAATATGTCTACAATCGCCGAGCTTAACGCTGCCATTTGTAAATCATTTTCGATGGTTGTATAACCCAATAGACCATATAAAATTAAACAAATTTCAAAATTGGTCATATAATCTATATAAGTCTCGTCTGCTTGTTTATCAAAAGTATACCATACAATTTGTGCAACCAAGTTTTCTTTTTGGGCCATTGGTAAATAATCTTTTACCAAAATTTGAGGGAAGATTTTGTCAAAGTCTTCCGCTTGCTCGGCGGTCGCTTCCCCCTTTTGCAACGCTTCGCGATACCGAAGCCATTTTAATACTATATTTGATAATAAAACCTTGTTTTCCATATTCACTCCTCTTCGTCTCCAACAAAAAATTGAGCCCAACGCTCTTCTGTCGGAATATCTGAATATCTCTTGACCATTTCAAGAGAATCCCAAGATTGGATTTCAGCAATAGCCGAATCCGAAATACCTTCTTTTTGCATATTAGTTGTCCACAAATGTCTCATACAGTGGAAATAAAAAGGCACATTCATCAACGCACCAATCTTCTCAGCGTACGTATTCATTTGCGACACCGTTGCTTGAACAAATTTGCCATCACTGGTAGTCACAAATAGCCATGGCGATTCTATTCCGCGCTCCTCGCGCTGTTTCATCCAAGCATCAAAATAGGGTTGAAATTTATTTTTTAATACATATTTAGGAATCTGCTTTCCGTTTGAGCCGCGTCCTTTTGTCTTAATGACACCCGTTTTGTACATTTTACCATTAAGAATTAAATGTGCGTCATCAAAAAACTCAACCTTCATCCTGGTCAATTCGGCCTTTCTCATTCCCGACGCAAAACTTAATGCGAGTGCACAGGCTATTTGACACTGACCTTGTGCCAAGAGTTTGTCTAAACACTCTTCGACTTGTTCGTCGGTCAACACCGTTTTTTCGCGTACTGGTTCTTTGTGCACCGGTTCAAGGCTTTTGATTAAATTCCTAAAGTTTGGATATAAATCTTCGTCCAAAACCTCAATACAGTTCGACAGACTGCTGATGGCGGACTTTAAAGAAGCCACCCTATTAGAACTCAAACCGAGCCCGCGCAAATAACCAATGTATCTCACAAAATCTCGCTTTTTGAGATCGATGAAAAACTTGTCTTCATTCTCGGTATAATTCCAACAGAAGAAAACCTTCAACTGAGCCTCATACTGCTTGATGGTTTGCGCACTGCGGTCATTCGCTTTGCAATAATCTATAAACTCTTTAACTAATTGTCTGTTTGGCTTACTGACTGAAGGCCAAGCTTGAGTGAGATTTGCGTTGTAAACTGTTGTTCGTCCCATTTGAGTCCCTCCAATCTTTCTATTTCATTATCGACATCTTTGATGGCATGATTTGCTGTCAAAGTTTTGCGATGTTTTTTTTCAAGTTTAATTTGGTCGTCTATATCTTTATTCCATTTGGCACCTCGAAGACAGAACCAAAGTGCGATGGCGTCTGATTCGTCGCGCGTAATCGATTCGGGATCGATGTCGTAATATTTACATACCGCCGCACGGATGTCGTCTTTTTGCGGTTTCTCAATCCCTAGAAGTTTCTTGAAATATGTCTTCACAGAAATCGAATGAATACCGTTGGAATAAGTATAGAGTTTTCTTAAATAAGTGTTGATATTGAAAACTGCGTGTGCCGCCGCAAGGGCCTGTAATGTTTGAGCCGTTGAGTGTGGTCCGCAGTTAATAGGCAGTTGTTCTTTAATAATAATTAAATCTTCTGCCTGAAGATTGTACCTATCCAAGAAGTCATTGACCATCTCGTCGAACATTTGATACATTTCACCGGTAGGCTGATCTGTCGTTCGAGATACGGATATCTGTTGCACCTCTATGAGGGCATTTGTTGATACATCTAAAAGAGCAAAGCCGCTCTCGTATTGCGCCAAATCGCATACGAGAGCGTACTTATAATCACTTAACCGTTTGAGGAATTTTGCTTCCATTCGTTTCTCCTTGTTTTCCTTGTGTATTACCTTGTGTACTATGTTACCTTAGAAGTTGATAATTAACGTGTCTCCCGAAAGTTCGAAGGTGGGTATATCGCTTGCCTTGGCACCGCCAGCTTCGGTCAAAATCTCGCTCGGTGTCCTGTAATATATCCAGCCTGAGCTGTCAAATACACAAACCATTCCAGTTCCCCTACCATAATTTGACTTAACACTTGATTGCAACCAACTGCCTCTTACATATCCGCTTGCGTCTACCGAATATCCGCCAGAAGTTTGCCCTGTTATTGTTTGCCCTCCTGTGAACGTGTTATTTCCAGCAAGGTTTGCCTTTCCACTTATATCTTGATGACTTGTGAGAAATGTTGAACCTTTTGTTAAGGTTAATTTTCTGTTTGTAGCGTTGTAAGACGCCGCAGTAACAGCATTACCTGTTCCAGTCACTTCTACACTCGTGGCACCAGTATCTGTTGGAATCGTTGGCCTATTAGATAAATCATTATAATTGCCAGTTTTTGCAACTTTGTGTAGATTTATTGTTCCTGACCCTGAAATAGCTTCACTTGCACTTACTTCTTGTGCTGTATCGTTATTTGTTTTTAGTGTTTTAATAGTTTGATGAGTAGTTAAAACAGTTCCAAGGTCGACAACGCAGTCGCCATCGGGTTGTTTGGTAGAATTATTAATCCTGATAGCGCTAACAAGCCCTAAGTTCTTCGTAGCGACGGCATATATTCTACCACTTGTATCGTCACGTTTTATGCCTAACAAACCCCCCAAGTTTCCGCTTAACCAGGATGCGTTTATTTCCACATATCCCTGTGTTTTTAAGCTGACAGTGCCATAACCAGAATTTATTGTCTGTTTAGCGGTAAAGGTGTTTTCAGTATCAAGTTTTGCAAGATTGTCAGAGGATGTTAAAACAGTTCCCAAATCAACAACACCGCTAGTACCCTTGCTTGCACCGTTCATCTTAATTTCAGTAATAGTACCAGTTTTATTCAAACCAGGGAACGCGGATTCTGTGACACCCACATCGCTTGGTTCTAGTTTAATGTCTGTACTTAGAGCTTTATTATTAACTTTTCTTGTGTTGGGTACAGCGTTGTCTGCTTTTGTGCCTTGTGCTGCGGTAGCAAAGAACCCTACGTCTTTTTGAGCAGCAGTGCCTAGTCCATTGACCGTGCTTTCGAGACTAGTAATTCTATTGTCATAATCTATTAGGGCAAACGGGAGATTGTTGATCGTTCTCGAACCGTCGCCAATTTTAAAACGCACTGCTTGTGTCTGGACTCCGCTGGTGTTATATTCCGCATCATATATCACAATTTCTCCCTTTTTGGGAATAAAAGTCGTTGCGTTTGCCCAGTTGGCAGCAGTGTCGTGCTTTTGTTGTATTCTAGAAGTTATTTTTTTTTCAGCAGCCATTCGGGCCTCCTTATCGTTTTCAAATTAAGCCGAAAATAAAAGCTTTAAGATCGTTTTCACTTAAAGCTCGACGGGGTTGCCACACCCCCGTCTATTATTTAAGTTTATGTGTATTTATTGATGTTAATCATTATTTCGGTATATCTCCATCTGTACAATGGATCGTATAATTACCTGTGTTGGAGTTCCACGAAGTGCTCTTTGTTATTGCATTCCATTGTGCTTTTGTACCCTTAAATATAATGTTTGTAAGACCAGTGCAGTTACGGCAGACTATTCCGCCAATGCGCGTCACGCTGTTTGGAATCGTTATGTGTGTCAAACTAGTACAATCACAGAAGGCGGCAACGTCGATGCTCGTCACACCGTCAGGAATCGTTATATTGGTCAAACTTGTACAACCATCGAAGGCATACCTTCTGATGCGCGTAACGCCGTTTCCAATTGTCACGCTCGTAAGCCCAGCACAATCCTGGAAAACCTGCTTGCCAAGACTCGTCACACTATCAGGGATCGTGATACTCGTAAGCCCCGTGCAACGAAGAAAGGCCCAATAGTCTATACTCTTCACACCGTTGCCTATTGTCACACTTGTAAGCCCTGTGCAATCAGAGAAGGCCTGAACGCCGATGCTCGTCACGCTGTCGGGGATTGTGATGCTTGTTAAACCACTGCAATTACGGAAAGCCTCATCGTCGATGCTCGTCACGCTATTTCCGATTGTCACACTCGTAAGTCCGGTGCAACCATCGAAGGCACGCTCGCCGATGCTCGTCACGCTGTTTGGGATAGTTATGCTCGTCAAGCTGCTGCAACCATAGAAGGCCAAATCGGCAATGCCCAATGTTCCTTCGTTTAATACAATCGAGGTGTTGCTTGGCATAGTTCCTTTATACTTATAAGCGACTTTACCTGCGTACACAAGTCCATCAGGTTGATTGTTGTACCAAGTAGTGCCATAGAAGGCATCATCGCCGATACTCATCACGCTGTCGGGGATTGTTATGCTCGTAAGCCTGGTGCAACCGGAGAAGGCATCATCGCCGATGCTTGTCACACTGTTGCCTATTGTTACGCTCGTAAGATTAGAGCAAGCCCAAAAGGCAGAATCACCAATGTTCGTCACGCTGTCAGGGATTGTAACGCTCGTAAGACCTCTGTAATCACTAAGGGCATAATTACTAATACCTAATGTTCCTTCTTTTAAAACAATCGAGGTATCACTTGACATCTCGCCTTTGTACTTATAAGCGAATTTACCCACATATACAAGACCGTCAGGCTGATTGTTGTACCATGCTGTATTATCGAAGGCATTGCGGTCTATGCTCGTTACGCTATCAGGAATTGTAATGCTCGTAAGCCCCGTGCAACCCGCGAAGGCATTAGAGCTGATGCTCGTCACGCTGTCGGGAATCGTTATGCTTGTCAAACTAGTACAACCCGAGAAGGCATCATCGCCAATATTTGTGACGCTGTCAGGGATTGTTATGCTTGTGAGTTCGGTGCAATTTTTGAAAGCACAGGATGGAATGTTTCCCCCTCTTATAATTACGGACTTTATGCTTGATGGTATGTAGTAATAAAAATACCTGGAAGAACCACCATAATAATATTGATAAGTCGCTCCTGGTACCGAGGACTCACTGCTTGTCGTAGTATATCCAAATATATAGCCAAACACCTCATCGTATCCAAACCCCTCTGGGTCATAGGCGCCAACAAACGGAATCGTTATGCTTTCAAGCGATGCACAATCTCTAAAGGCAGCGCTGATATACGTCACACCATTAGGGATTATTATATTAGTAAGACCTGTGCAACCACGGAAGGCATCAGAGCCTATGCTTGTGACACTGTCGGGGATTGTGATGCTCGTAAGCCCGGTACAGCCATTGAAAGCATCATTACCAATACTAATTAAGGAATTGGGCAATTCAATTGATTGAAGTGTTGTGCTATCCTTAAATGCGTTTGATGTTATTTGAGTAACTGGTAAATTTTCAACTCTTTCAGGAATGGTTAAGTGCTCCCAGGTAAGACCGGTCCTTAATCCAGTAATCGTTACCGAAGTAGCATCTTTAGTGTACGCAAAAGGCAAAAGATTTACGCCACCACCCCATACACACACAGCTTCTTGTCCTTGTTCTTTGGCGTAAATTGCTTTAACTACTTTATCATTTCTTACAGCATTTGTGCTAATTTGACTATTCCCTTTATAAATATAAATAGGCATAACTCACCTCATTACTGAACATCAAAGGTTGTTGCTTTAACTATTGTATTAAAGGTAACGGAATCATTAGCAACAGTGAGTTTGTCTAATAAAGCAATCAGTTTATTTAATTGTGCAGTTGTTAGTAATCTTTGGCACATTTCATCAACAGCACTCTGTAAATTCGTCGCTGTGAGCCCTGAATTAGCATTATTATAAACTATATGGTCAGCGGTAGAAACAAAATTTACCGTTCCTGTTTCGCCTTCAATTAAATATAATTTATCATCTTGTAAAGTGCCAGCCAGATACGCTTCAGAAAATTCAGCCTCTGTCATAACAACGACATCAGCGAATGTGAGAGGTCCCGAACCGCCACCCAAGTTCCCTAAATCAACTTTACCTGTTGCGTCAGGGTTAAAATTTGTTCCATTGGCTTTCACCGATGTGACAGTACCAACCTTGTCTAAACCAGGCTTGCTCTCAAGAGCAGTGATTCTATTGTTATAATCTATAACAGCAAATGGGAGATTATTAACCGTTCTAGTGCCATCACCGATTTTAAATCTAACAGCCTGGGTTTCACTTCCACTTGCATTGTATTCTGCGTCATATATAATAATTTCCCCTTTTTGAGGAATAAAGTTTGTCGCTTTTGCCCAATTGGCAGCGACGTCATGTTTTTGTTGAATTCGTGAATTTATTTTTTTTTCAGTAGCCATTTGGGCCTCCTTTATCAATTTCAAATTAAGCCGAAACAGAGCTTTGAGATCGATTTCACTCAAAGCTCGACGGGGGTTGCTACACCCCCGTCGATTATTTAAGTTTTTGAATTTAGAAAAAATTAGTCGATATTTACCGTAGCTGAACCACAGTCAAACACGAACACTACCGAATCGTCAATTTCGACTTTCGGAGCAACAGTAGCGGTGCCAGTCACTTTCAAACCAACTCCGGCGCTAACATTAGTAACGGTACCAACTTTATCTAGACCAGGTTTGCCTTCAAGAGCAGTAATCTTATCTGCATAACCATCATAAGTGCCAACTTTTGCTGCAGTGATACCAGAGTTAACGGCGCCGAGTTGTGCAGTCGAAAGTTTATCTTGTTTGCCAGCAATAGTGGTTGCATAACCGTCATACGTGCTAACTTTTGCTTCGGTAATACCAGAGTTGACTGCATTAAGTTGTTCAGCGGTCAACTTATCTTGTTTACCCGAAATATCTTGGTGAGCGGTGATAACAGTACCAAGGTCAACAACACCAGAAGCTGGATTCTTTGTTGTGCCGTTCATCTTAACAGCAGTAACAGTACCAGTTTTGTTCAAGCCAGGAAATGCTGTTTCATTAACGCCAACATCAGCAGCACTCAAGTTAATGTCACTTGAAAGTGCTTTGTTGTTGATTTTTCTTGTTGTAGGAACATATCCAGAAAGGTCAATGTCTGTATTGCCGATACGCTCCCACTTATAAGTTGACCCAGACTGAACTGTGATGAATTCATCGTAACTATCAGGCTGTCCGTCGCTCGGATTGTGCGAATGAGCCTTAAGATAAATCTTGCCCATTGTTGCTTGTGCAGCAGTGGGTAGCTCAGTAACAACTTGATATTCAAATTGTTTAACAGCATTTATTGCGGTATCAACATACTGTTTGGTTGCAGGGTTCATTTCTGCCGTAGGCGCTTGAACCGTTACAGCACCTGTAAACGCGCCACCAGCCTTGGGCATTGCATTGTCAGCTTTCGTGCCTTGTGCCGCAGTTGCATAAGCAGAACTTTCGGTATAAGCCGCGCTCTTAAGACCTTTAACAGCAACATTGTCAGTAGCAGTGCCATTAACGGTAATCTTTACTGTACCGTTGTTAGTACCAGACTCAAGAGTAACTGTCTGGTGATTCTGAAGAGCAGTGTCAGCTTTACCTAAAGAGGTTTGAACAGCTTGTGCTAAATCTGTTTTAGGAATGCCGTCCTTAGGTTTTGAATATTTACCGTCTGCTGTAGATTGTGCAGCTTGTGCAGCAGCTGCGGCAGCAGCAGCGTCATCGACACCTTTCTGAGCTTTGGCAAGCAGCGTAGCCCAGCCTTTAACAACAGCAGCATCACCAACTGCGACACCGTCCTTTTTCAGAACAAGCGAGCCATCAGCAGCTCCGGTTTCAAGCATGTATTCAGCTTGTGCTGGAAGAGCCCCAATTTGTTGATCTGTGTAAGCTTTAGCGCTGGCTAATGCACTAGCCGCTGAACCAGCACTATCGGCACCAACTTCACCTGGGGTGTAGGATGGTTTGGTCGCCGCTTTGGCCCATCCATAAACATCGGCAGCAAGACCGCTCGCCCACGGAAGCTCTCTAAATTTGTGAACACCATCGCCCACCTTGAACAATACCGCAGGAGGCGTGGATTGTTCGGCAGTCTCACTATTCGCCAATGAACAAATTGCGACCTCACCCTTTTTCAGGATGAATTCGGAAGCGTTCCAATTGGTTAAAGTATCATATTTTAAAGCAATTCTTGTATTAAGTGTAGTAGTTGCCATTGTTTTTATTCCTCCAAATTATTAAGCGTTTGCGGTGCCGCCATTAAGAATGAGCTCATCTCCGTCCGTCTGGACAAGCTTGTTCACATTCAACGCACTAATTTTTGCGTCAGTCACTTGACCATCCCCAATCATCGCCGTCAACACGCCACCGGGAGCAATTGAGAACTCGCGTTGCTCATTGATGGCAAGACCACCGTTAACAAGGACGTTATACGTAAGGGGTTCAGGTACGGGAACCGTAACATAAGCTTTCCCTTCTGCGTCCAACACAACCGCGTGTTCGTTTCCGCCTTCCGTGTGTCCAAGTTTGATACCACCAAGAGCATCAGTTGTGGCTTGGGGGATCTCGGTCAGTGCGCCAAGATCAGCAGCAGTAATTTCAACAGCTTCAGAGCCGTTATAAGTTTTACCACCGGCCGTTAAAATGTTTTTAACCGAATCAGCAACACCCGCGTTCGCTACGGCTCCTTCAATCAATGCACCACTCAATTTGTGGTCAGCGTCGATAATAGATTGTTTTTTATTAATCTCGCCTTCGAGTTCAGCCTTTACTCCGCTAACCGCTGTGCCGATTTCACTCGTGACATCTGCTGATTTAGCATAACCATCAAGAGCTGCCCCAGTAATGTATGCAGAATTGTCGACTTCGTAACCGTCAGCAGTTTTCTTAACAAGACCAGTACCAGTTATAGCGTTTAACTTATCGAGATTTGCGTTAGCAGCCTGTTTGCCTGCTAATGCGTCCGCTAACCCTTCAACCTGAGCTTGAGTAATTGCAATATCTTGAAGTTCAACTGTAACCTTACCATTTTCTTGTTTAATAGTTTTGAGTGTTTTACCAGCCCCAATAGCTACTTGTGCAAGAGTCAGCTTACTGATTTCTGCTGTAAGTTCGTCATCAGTTACATAAGAAGACAAGTCAATATCTGTATTACCAATCTTTTCAAACTTATCGGTTACCCAGATATATTCATCATATATGTCGCCCGTTCCGTGTGCATGCGCTACAAGATATATAATACCCTTTTCGCCAGTCTGAGGAAGTGCATTAACAACGCTGAATTCAAATTCGGTTATACCGCTAATAGCATCATCAACGTATTTCTTCGTTGCGGGGTTCATATCTTCCGCCGGAGCTTGAATTGTTATAGCGCCAGTGAAAGCACCACCTGCTTTAGGCATTGCGGCGTCTGCAATAGCTTGCACAGCCTCAACTTCCGTAGTCTTAGCATAGGGACTTAAATCAATGTTTACTTTTTTGTCGACTATTTCAACATCAACGCCGTCGACCTTAACACCTTCAAGAACGTTAACTTGTGCGCCAGCGGCAATACCGTCAAGTTTTGCTTTGTCTTCTTTCGACAGGAAACCATCTTTTTCCGTTGTCGCAAGAATGAGTTTACCTTCGATTACCGCGCAACGTGCTTCAAGTGCACTAATTTTGCCTGCAAGTTCGTCTGCGCTAGAAGCCTGACCAAACTTCGTAAGGGTTTTACCTGCATTGATTTGATAAAGACCAACACCTTCGGTGGTATCCTTAACGATCAATAATTGACCAATATAATATGCACTATCTGCACTGCCTACTTCTGCGGCACCCGCAGCAGCAGTGACGGCGTCATTATAATTCTCAAAATAGCTATTAGCATCCAGTGGGAAAGCAGAAGTCCTATTAAAGCCAACAGCAAAATTTAATTTACCAAAATCCATTGACATAGTATATACCTCCCTCTATTATGCTACGGTGAAATGCCACTTATTCGCTTTGTCACAAGCTGCAGCATTATCTTTGTAATATACGTTATACGACTTAGCCTCATAGCCATTCGCGCCTTCTACATCCACAGTAACATGGGTAAATGCGCTGAACGCTTCTGCGTTCAATCCGTTAACGTCTTTGATTGAATTGATGGTTCTCGGTGCAGGAACAGCTATGATAACACGCATGTCACCAACAGCCTCTTGAGCATCGCCCGTATTACCTGCCGCAATTGCGCCGCCTTTCTTACCAGCCAAACCTCTAATAATCGCACTCGTGGGAATGCCTTCTTTAGAGTTGACACCACCCCAGAAGCTGTTTCTATAACCAGTAACAGCACCCGAAGTAGCATTCTTTGTGCCAGCCGCAATTTTACCAGCTACACCCTCAGTCACACCAAGATTGTTTTTAGGATCAGCACCAGCCGTGTGCGTAGCAACAACACTGACCTTGTAATTAGTGCTGTCACCAACTGTAAACTTAGCAAACGAACCCGTGGCTGTAGTAGCCGTGTGCGAAGCCGTATCACTGACCGCATAGGTTGCCGTAATGCCCGTATCAGGGCCATATTGATAACTACCTTTATTAAAACTTACCGTATATGCAGGAGTGAATTCGCTACCAACTTCTTTTGCTCCAGCTCCAGTCAAACTGATTGAAACCGACGGTTGTTTCACCGTAGGAGTGTTATTAGCCTTTGCGAGCGCTCCTTTTAAGAATTCTTCTACAGACTTACCACTTGCAGGCAACACAACCGAACCAGATGCGTCAGGAGCATAAATACCAAACGCTGTGGTTGCTGTGATATCATCTTTAAAATAGACATTACCTGCGTCGTAATTGCCATCCATGGCTTCCCAGTTGGTCTCGCCGCGTACATATGCGGTATACTGATATTTTCCACCAGCCAACGCTTCCCTGATGATCGCAATATCACCTTTGACAGGTGCTGTGATTTCAGCAAGCGCTGCCGCTTTGTCACCACCCAACGCGATGTCTTTCTGATAAACATCGGTTGTGTGCAAATTTTTGGTAGCATCGCCGATTGCTTTTTCGACGGCTGCCAAATCCACAAATGAAATGGTAATTTCGCTCCAAGTTTTGGTGCCATCTCCAACCTTGAAAATGTGTAAATCGGTATCATAACCAACTTCACCTTTTTTCAAAACAAGCTTGGAAGCAGCCCAATTGGTGCTGGTGTCATTACGTAAAATTAAAGTAGTACGTATTTGTTTCTCCATAAACTCTCCTTTTTGGAATAAGTTTGTCATTCATTCAACGCGTCTCCGCCATTGAAAATAAAATGCTCGTAATTTTGTCCCATGCTTTTATAAGATTTTTCTTCCTTATCCCAGCAATAGGTTGCTTGTTCTGATAATACAAAGTACACACCACCAACATCGCCAACAGTGGGTAGTTGTTCGCGTGTACTCACTTGAACAGCCCCTGCGGTAACGCCCGAAGCAGAAATAACGTTATTTTCGTCAATTGTAATTCCAGAACCAGCTGTTAATTTTTGTTGATACTTTTGTAGTTCCTCGGTTGAATCCAAGGCTATCCAATTAGAACCATCTGAACGATATAGACCGTTGTGTTCTAATTTCTCCGTTGTGGCACCAAGATGATGATAGATTTTATTATCGCTTGCGTCCTTCGGAGAAAAAGAACTCAGATCTTTGTTCTCAATTGGAGTGTTAAGCAGCTGATTATAATCAGCAATCATAATTCTTTGAATCATCTTTTAACCCTCTGTAATTATATAGTAAGCGTTTTGAACATATTTTTCCGTGGTCGGTCCCACATACTTAACAAATTTGCCAAAAAACTCACTCACATTCAGCTTGTTCATCTCTTCTTCGGTTTTGGCTATAATGGGGTTTTCGATCGAACCAAGTTCTCCAGTACCATTAATTACCTTTCCATACGAATCGTAAGCTGAATAACCCTTTAAAACCTTGGCCGCATCTGCCTGATTGCCAAGAGGGGTTAATACATAATCTCCTGTTGGACTATAATTATCATTAGTTTGGATAATTAGCGTCCCCTCGTATTTTTGTCCCATACTTTCTCCTCCTGCCAAATCACCCATAACCAATAGTGTGGATGCTTTTGCGATAGTTGTTTACGCCGCAGGTTCAGGTTCAGGATCTTTCTCCGGTGCGACATAAGACCCGTTCAATACCACGCCCTGTGCTCCATAAGCTTTTTTACCTTTCAGGATGTCTTCTTCGGATGCCAGATCAGGTATTGACTCCAAACGATATTCGCCCGTAGGACTATAATTATCGTTGGTTTGAATAATCAGTGTGCCTTCATATTTTTGTCCCATAATTTTCCCCTCACTTCTTATTTACTTTTTTTGAAAAATCAATAATAAATTCAATTGCGTCGGAAATTTGATCAGCCTCATATTGAACACCTAATTCCTTCGCAAAAGAATCCACAGCTGCCATAACAATTTCTTTTTTTTCTGCCCCAGATTGCCCAGTGGCTTCGGCATCTGCCATAGCCCGCAAAATCATAGGATAAAGTTTTTTCCAATTGCCATCTTTTGCTAATTCGCCAAACTTCTTTTTCAGTTTTGTAAACATTGCAACCATAGCAGTAATCGCAGCAACGACAACACTAACAAGTGAGACGATTAATCCAATATCTACATTACTCATGGATTCCACCTCGTTAAATAAAATGATATTTTTATTTGTACCCACACGCTGTGGGATTGTTTTCATAGTTAGGATAGACACGTGTCTATTTGTAAAAGAGAAAATTGGGGCCATACACAAATGTACGACCCCAAAAATCCTTAAAATCAATTTGCCGACTGAAAATTTTTACAATTGTCCTTACAATTTGTAGAAACCCAGCGTTTTTCGTTGTGACAATAACGCTGAAAAGGGCAAATTGAATTATCCTGTTTTTGTTCAATAAAAATTGAACATTTAAAACAATCAAATCCATCGCCCTCGGCGTGAAGGCAATTGTGATATTTACTCATAATTATTCAATCGTATAGCTCGCAGTCTTGCCAAGAGCAGCAGCGGTAAGTTCACCAGCTTTCAAAATACCGTCTTCGCCAATCGCTGCACCAGAAAGTTCAGGATTGTTCACAACGGCTATCTTTTTATCGCTATAAAGTGCATAAACAACGACGTCTTCTTTGGATGCTCCAACTTTTGCCGTTGCTTCATCAATCATGATGTCTTCCACAACTCTACCCTCAATCACCTCGATCATGCGGAAGAGTTTACCACTATTAACGTCACAACCTTCGGTCATAACCATAGCAGTACCATTGAGGTTCATCGTGGCATTCGAGCTCATATTGAACGTGAATTCTTGGCCACCATCAAGTTGGAATCTCGGAACTTCGAAGGTGAGCGTACCAGCCTTGCTGCCTTTAGAAGCCGCACAAGCATCGCCTGCAAAAATAGGAACCGTAATAATAAGAGCAAGTTCATGAGGAATCATATCGCTCTTAACGATTGCTTCGAGGGCATTGTTATCAGACGCAAGATAACGTACGCAATAGGTTTTGCCATTTTCGATACCGCTGTCGCTCAAGGTTTTCGTACCAGCATCCACAGCAGAAATAATAACGGCCTTATAGTCGTCTTTCCCTTCTTCGGAATACCAAGCAATAATGGTGCCGCCGTCACTGCATTTTAAAACACCCAGATCAACAGGGGTTTTGCTCAAAACGAGTTTTCCGGCTTCAGCCGCTTTGATGGTTTCGCTCTGATAAGCTTCCGCAGAAGCGGTGAAGTTGGTACCAAGTTGTGCCTCAACATAACCTTCTTTGAAAAGAATGTCAGTAAGCGTAATTGCCACTGCAGGATCGTGGAAGAAGTTGGTCACAACAGGTGCGCCAGTACCACCACGAAGTTCGTCTTTCGTGATCGTGACAGAAATCGAAGAGTCCGTCAAAGTCTTTGCGACGAAAGCCATTTTCGGTTGGCCATTAACCATACGGAAAGCTTCAGCGCTACCAACGGAGCCTAAAAAATATTTTGCCATATTAGTTTCTCCTTATATAATTAAATTATGTTTTTAGATTTGAGACATTTCACCCTTGAATTCATCAAGAGTCCTGTAAGCGTCGCCCAAAACATCTGTCTCTTTTTTATATATCCAATGTTCAGGCGGTTCTTTCATTGAAACCATTCCGGTCATCATACCAACACGAGTGGCCTCATATTGGATTACATCATCGACCGTCGTTAACAACATCAAGAACTTTCGGATTGGCATATCATACAGCTCGCTCAGCTTATAGCTGGTTTTAGCCGAAACACACACCATCTTTTTCTCAGTGGTCGCTTTTCCACTCTTTTGGCTTTTGATTCTGATACGTTCTGCGTAGTCAGCCTTCAAGTCAGGATCAATCTTGCTGTCATCATAATAATCAGGTAAATTCTGATACATTACAATTTGCCTTAAACGCTCAAACGCCGCAGCGTCGATTGAATGTCCCGCTACGACTAACTTATACTTCTTCGTTTCCGGATCTGCAACATACCGTATCATTGCCTCAAGTTGTGTTGAACCACACTTGGGACAAGCCACCAACTTTTCCTCTTCTGGTTTTTCCTGAGTGAGAATTTCTCTGTGTTGAGTTATAAACTCGGCGTAAGTCATTGTGTTGCCACATTGAGGGCACCACACCCCATCTTTTAAATGGAAAATCAACTCAAACAACTTACTCAAACGAAGAGTCCAAAGTTGTCCTTCTTCTTGATCATTAAGTTTTCCGATCAAAAAATCTAGATGAGTTTGTTTAAGGCCTTCAAGGGTTTCGTTTTTATTCAACGTTAAACACGGATTTACCAACATAAAATCGTTGTAGTTCCGCATAATTATTGGATAAATTTGTAACCCACAAAAGGGAACGGGTTCATCATAGGTAAAATACGTAGCCTCATACTGTTGAATTTCGTTGGCTATTTTTTCGTTCAAACACCCATATCTGTCCATTCTATCCTCCCTCTCATCCTTATATTTCAGTAGCTATTAATATATTGCGCTCATTTTAAGCTATTGAAATCCTTTAGAAATTGCTATTCGGTCCTTCCGCTAATCCTGATACCAACATTGCCATCTTGGTAACGTGGCCCAGATAGGTTCGACCATTCCACAAATTTTGTTGTGAGTTGTTATAATAATTTGTTTTTTGGTTAAACTGGAAGTACCCAATTCCATCCAAATACAAACCGTTCAACTCTGCAATCACGCTCTTTAACAGAACGCTCTCGCGATTTTTATATAAAACCACCGCTTCTCCTTTTTTATCCGAATCGTTGGGATTCGGATTGGGAAGTAAGGGGTTTATATCTTGTGCGTCGGCATCTCCCATAATTTTAATAATCTTGCTGTGTGAAATTGTTTCTAACGCAATATTAACTACAGCAACCTCGTGGTTAGTCGGGAAAATGCCGTCTATATAAATATGGAGATGTGCACATTGTTCAGTCCACGCGTCGTCAACATATCTGGATAAAAACACTCTTTTATTTGTTTCTTGACCATCTTCAGTGTCGATTAGAGCATAACGCTCTTCGAGTGAAACATTGTCTTTAAACAAACAATCCATGGTTGGATACTTTAAGATTTTCCAAATATTTTGAGCATTTTTCGTTTGACTATACAACAAATGGGATATGATTTTCCACTCGATGCTGTCAAGGTTGGTAAACCTATTATAGTTGCTCATCTCATCATAACTACCTTGATATCCTGCCATAATACCTTATAACCCCCTTAGTGAAATATTAAATTTATATGTCACGTCCACACCTTCAAGAATTGCCTTGCAGGTAACTTCTAAATTCCCCGCCGGATAGAATTTTAATTTTTGCAACGAAAAGCTATTACCTTCCAATTGCTCAAATTTGACATATTTGTCTCTAACTGAATCGTCAACGGGTTGTGGTGGACTAGAGGCATTCATAAGTTGATACGTAGTTACAACCGGCGTATCGGTAGATACACCAGAAGCATATACCACAGGCTTAAATATCAACGGCTCATTTGAAAGCGTTTCGGGAATAACAGATGGTTCGTCTAATCGGATTTGATAATCCGTTTCTGTGCCAGTTTCTTCAACAACAACGCTTTCTTTTTGGTTATACGCAATGCGCGTTTGAAAATTATCGTATTCAGATTTTTGGACAACTTCAAAATACAGAATAATTGTTCCTAAATCATCATCCACAAATGTGCGATTTGAAGCAAATTTGCTAATTGCTTGTATACGATAAACTTGATCATATCCAACAATAAACCGTTGGTTGACATAATATTTACGCGTAAACTCATTGTGCTGCACAATTACGGTTAAATCCGATGATTGGCTTACCGCTGTCTGATTATACACTATGTTAACGCCAGCAAGCTCTTTTGTTTGAACTGCAGGCTCATAATGATAATGTGTTATACCTTGAGCGTCTAAGTATTCGCTACCTAAAGTACCGTTGCATCGCGCAATAATGGCGCTTGCGGTTGCGCCACCGGTATTACGGTTAGTCGTTAACCAAATACTCTTGTTTTCCTCTGGCTCATCAATATCATATTGGAATGAAAATTTAAATTTTAATCCCAAGGGACATTGATAGTGCACATCGCGAAATACCACGCGACGCCAGTCGTCAGAAATCGGAACGCCTTTATCGGTTTTAACTGTTTGTAAAACGACCTCCAAGGGGACGAACTGGTTTGTCCCAATTGCCGTCTCTTGTTCAATCAATGCACGATTGGGACGATAATCCCAGTCGGCATCTACCTTATCTTGAATTTCTTTTAGCCAATAATTTTGAGGTACGTAATTGCGTGGAGTTTGTGAAATCAAATTATAAGGATTTGGTCTGTTTGTAGTATCATAAACTTTACCCATTCGCACCACCTCCTCATTATCACAAGCTTTTTAACAAATGATCGATAATGCCTTTGGTTTCAAAAATTTGTTTCCGCACCAACGAATAAGGGAGATTTTTATAATCTCGAATACCGTTTAGTTTTACAATTACATCAACCAAAGCACCATCAAATAAAATATTGGCCGAATTCACCTCAAACAACTGGCTTACAATATAATCATCCGCAGTGATTCTATGTTCATCTTGAACAGTGTTTTTGGTTTCATCTTCAATAAGATACAGAATTTTTATACATCGCTTACTCAGTTTGTGAAGGTAATCTTTTTTTGCCTCTAAGGGTAGTATTAACTTATTTGCCAATTTGTTTACCTCCAATTGCTCCTGACCATAAATCCCATGATAACTTCTGTGTCAAATCATTTAAACCTTCACGGATATTTTGGTACCACTCGGTTTTTGCTCTTACAGAATTGGCCGGCGAATGTAATTTAAAATCTGTATCAGTTAAAATATTGCGAATATCCAACATGAAGTTCTTTTCATTCTCAGCCCACCCCAAAAGCAAACAGTGTGCTAAAATATCTTTCGTACGCGATTCTATAAACGCAGACGAAATGTTTGACGAAAACCCTGTGAAATCTGCCGCAAACTCGCCAGCATAATACCACTCAGCCGAACAAGGTGTTCCGTTTGGCACGTCGTGCGAGAATGTCACGACTTTGGTTTCGGGATTGTACTCCGCCAGTGGATCGGGTGTTTTTCCAATGAAAAAACTCATTACCGCATTATCCAGCGGAGTCGTAGACAAAGTATAACTAGCGCCACCGTTGCCGTCAAAAACCTCTAACCTTCCTTGAGCTTCTGTATAATTAGAAAACCTTGAGGAAACTGTTGTGGGATTTGCAAACATCCCTAAGCCGTTAATCAAGTATGGTCTCATTGTTTTTGAAAATTCAACGGGGTTGAGTTCATAAGCACGTAAAATATCGGGGTCATCGAATAAATTCACCGCGCGATTAAAAATATCTTCAAATAGAATCATAACGACCCCCTATTAAAAATTATTTGTTAGTAGTTAGCTCGAGGATTTCGTACTCGAACGCGTTGTTGGTAAAACCATTAAGAATCTGCAACTTTTTCAAATCTCTGAATTCCGGTGCTTTTTCAATGAATTTACGTTTCCAGTAACTTACAATGAAATCTTTTTGACCATCGCAAACTTTTTCATAAATATCCTGCACTTCATTCATAGGAAGTGTACCAAGTTTGCGAATAAACTCAGAGCTTATCAACGACTCAGACGCCATTTTAAGATTGTTACGACGTGCATAGTATTCCGAACCAGCACCGACAGCAATAATACCACGATCAAACCAAGAGCGATATCTGCCGACCAACTCTTCAAATTGTTGAACCGTAAGAGTTCTTACTTCGCCGAATGCTGCCATATCAATAGAATAATTTGACAGATCGATGTGTGTGGTAATACCAGGCGCATTATCAAACAGATGGACAATCGTCACTTCGTCATTACGATTATAACTCGTCGATTGAGCAACAGGCGTCGCTATATTATTCTTCAATTCTGCAAACTGAGCCATCAAAGACTTCATTGCATCTTGAAGTTCTGCGTTTTGATTACGCAAAAAATCTATTTCTTCCTGTTTGTTATCAGGTTTAATTTCAGTTTTTACAACCTTTTCTTCTTTTATTGCCTTTTCTACCGTCTGGGTAGCTTCCTTGTTATTTGCCATAATAAGTCTCCTTGTGAACTAAAAATCTAAGATAATAAGTCTCAACAAGGGCCTCCAAAAGGAGGCCCTAATTAGACTTTAAATTAATTATTGAAGATCGATACGACCAAATTTCGAACCAACGATCGCCGAAACACCAACCCTCATTTGAATACGGATACCGTATCTCTTGTCAGTGGTTTCTTCGGGGATTCTTTCAACCGTCATCGAAGTGCCTTCGAAAACGATCTTAACAGGTTTGTACGCATCTGCCGCAACCAGATAAATCTTGTTATCGGGAACCGCAAGGTCAGCCGTCGTATTGATGGTTGTCGGAACGAGAGCGGGATCAACGGGAATCATTCTCGCGCCAAGGAATTTATCAAGATAGCCCTTGGAGAGATAATCTTCGCCAACAAAATATTGAAGGCCAAGGCCGTTAGCACCCGTGGTGTTGACTTTCATCAACGCACCAAGCGAACCAATTGCATAAACGGGAGCGCCACCGTTTGCCGCCGAAACTTTCTGAACAAGGCCGGTCCAGTTAGCGGGAGTGTAGCCGTTAGCAATATAACCAGCGCCCATCATATCGCCCGTGACCGAAGTCATAGCAGCAATAACTTTCAGGAAGATATATGCTTCGAACGAACGACCAGCACGGAGACCGAAGTCACCCCAATCGAACACACCAGCCGCGACTGCATACCAGTCAATAGCCGTTGCGATTTCGATCGGCGAGGGGTTAACCGTAACTTCGTTATCGAAGATGGGTTGCAATACACCACGGTTTACACCTTCTGCGATTTCGTTGACTTTGAAGAGCTCGTTAGAACGGATAATGAAACGACCAGTGTCGCCCCAACCGATTTGACGAACTTCAGCAAGGAATCTCGAATAATCCGCACTGGTAACCGACGGAGCGATCGCATTGACTACTTCAGCGATAACAGCTTCGAAGTTGCTACGAACGGTTTCGTTTTTCGTGATTTGAGGATTCTTCATGCAAGCAAGGCCTTCCTGCTCGAATTTAGCTTCGAAACGGGTGCCTTCAAGCGCGTATTTAACGATTGCTTCGTTTTGGAGTCTGAGGTCGTCTTTCGAGGGCTCAGATTTTGCTTCATAATGAGCTTGAGCACTTTCAACGATCGAATTGATGATTGCGTTGAAATTGTCGTCTTGACTATTAAAATTGAAATGTTCCATCATTGCTGTAGTCCTCCCTTAATTAAAGTCCAACGACTTCGCAAAGATAGAGTTTGCCATTGGCCGACTGGCCATAGTTGAAATCTTTGCCGAGGTGAATTTTGACATTGAGTTGACCCTCAACAATAGTTTGCGCACCACTGTCTTTAAGGGTCGTTTTGTTTGCTTCAAGACCCGCGATGTTGCCAACGACAACAGCACCATTAAAGTTGCCTTCGCCAAGCCAGAATCTGTCATGGAGAGCAAGTCTGCGAGCACGAACAGGACGGCCAGCAGGTGCTACAAGGTCAAAAAGTTTGACGCCAATTCTATAAGAGTTACCAGAGATAGCTCCTTCAGAAACGCCAGGATAATCGATAACGACAACTTCGTCGGTCACAGCGGTCGGCGCAGCAGCGAGATAAACGTTGTAATCTTTATCGCCAGCTGCAACATAAGTTTTATCGTCTTTGAGTTCGCCAAGTTTAACAAACGCGCCGTCTTCGATAGGAGCGTCGACGCTGTTAGCTTGGTATTGGCAGGAAATTACATAGGACTGAACGTCTTCCGACATCATTTCAGCCGCTCTAAACACTTTTGCCATAATAAGTTTTCTCCTTTATATAATTAAATAAAATGTATTATTTTTCGTATGCTGATTATTCTCTTCCAACATACAGTTTTAGTTTGTCCATAGCACTCATATTCTTCTCAGATTTGATTTCTACGGGTTTTGCGATAGGTGTGGTAAACGTCTCTTTTTTGTGAGTTTTACTGCCCTTGTTCGCGTTAAAGACTGCCAATGCTACTTCTGCACGCAATGCGTCAGACGAAGCATACTCGCCACGTGCGCACTTATCGAAAATCGCATCACATTGCTCTTTATTGACGTTTTCGTCATCCAAAAGCTCGTGCGCTTCTGCCACACGCTTCTCGCACTCAATAGCAAATAGCGCTTGGTTGGCTTTAGCGAGTTGTTCTTTGATCTCGTCATAATCGAAATATTTAGAATAAGCTTCTTCTTTTTCGGCCATCTTACACTCAAGCTCTTCAATGCGTTTCATAAGTTCGCAATTTTTTGCTTCGAGTTCGCCGCATTTCATCAAAAGCTCTGCTTCTGGATTAGGGGCAGGTTCGCCGTCGCCTTCGGGCTCTCCCGAATAAGCAGGTTCTGCACCTTCTTCACCAGAGGGACATTCCGAATATGCAGGTTCAGGATTATCGGTACCTTTGTCGTCATCTGAATCGTCATCATCTTGATCGTCATCTTGATCGTCGTCGTTATCGTCGTCCATATGGCAATCTTGACACTGAGCGTCTTCTTGTTCCGGTGCAACTGGGCACTCTTCTTGCGCCACTTCACCTTCACTACAGTTAACGACTTGGGCTTCTTCCTGTAAAGTCAATTCATTGTCCAACTGCTCGCTATCCTCCTTGTTAGATTTTTCGACTTCCATTGCGTCGCCATCCAATTCTTTGTAGGCAAAACACAATGCCGTCTTCTGTCTGTTGAAAACCTCATTATCGATGATATCCAAGACTGACGCCGATGCACCCTCGATACCTTCCGTAACTGGTTTCCCGTTTTTCGAACCTAATATAGTGATGCCCAGAAGTTCAAACTTATTGATATATCTGATACCATCCCTATCCTCGTAGTCCTTTATATCGATCTCAACAGAGACTTTCTTTTTCTTATCTTTAAGCAACCTTTTAATTTGAGGCAAAGCGTATTGTACCCACAGAGCGCATGTAAGTACAATCCAATTTTTCCCCTTATTATCAGGCTCTATAGAGATAGAATCAGACTCTCTGATCAATCCTAATATTCTCTCACCGTTGGGCATAGTTGTGTCCCAATAAGGTGTGTCGGTCTCAGAATCTCTTTTCCAAGTGCCGTTGTGAGATTCAAAATCTTGCTCTTTTGTATTAAAATATCCCAAAATTGGTTTGTTTCTAAAACTGGGAAGAGCCCCCTGCATCGCTTCTAAAGAGAAGCTACTGTGATTACGATTTTCGCCTTCTGAAATAGCCTTCATCTCAAGTTGTAAGAAATTACTACCAAGTATTTTCTTTAACTTAATCCTATCGGCCTCTAGGCTAAACACCATTGGATTCATAAGTTTCAGCCTCCTTACTATATTTCTGATTCAGCGTGAGAAAATTGAAGGGCTCCAGAAATGCGTTGAGCTCTTTTACTCAAACATAATTTTAAAGCTTCTTTATCCTCGGGCGTTTTTGTATTAAATTCAGCCGCAATGAACCCTAACACAACATCAGAAGTGTTATCCACCAAAGCTTTGAAATAAATAGCATCACTACCCCAGCACTTTAAAAAATGATAACTACCAGGGTTTCTATCTTTTATCGACTCAATATCATCAATATAACATTCGCCCTTTGTGGCCAACTCATTATCCAACTCAATAAACAAAGCCCGTTGGACATTTTGATAATCCATCATAAACGGTCTTGTTTGGTTATCCACACTTTCAGCCACTATGCTGCATTTAGAAAAATTACGCGCGTTTAGATATGTGCCGCCATTATGATATGCTACACAAAAGGCGCGATTTGCACCATTTTCCTGAACGATTGTGTTTAATTGAGATTTAATGTAGGTCGCAACCTTACGGTTGTCGGCCTCTTCTATTGGACCATGTTTTTTAGAATCGTGTATGGCTAATTTAACACTCGAATCGATAAGACCTGTTAGGCGTTTCTCCTGTTCTTCTGCTGCACGGTTTTGCCGTTTTTGTATAGCTAAAAGTAGCCACAAAAGAATTCCCATAAGAACAGGATAAATACCATATTCAATAATTAATTTTACAATTTCTCCAGGACCCATAATTTACCTCATTCGACAATAGGAATGAAGTGTGTATAATCGCTAAAGTGAATATCAAAATGGTACGCCGGTACGGTTTTTATAACCTTAAGCCACTCGTCTGATTGTTTTACATAATTCAACAATACACCATTAAGTAAATTTTCTCCAAAAATTCTGATGTCCACATCGTCCAGCATATCCGCCAAATCTACGATTTCCTTACACTTCTCAAAAACCTTATTAACAGCAGCCAAATTGACGACCATCATGAGTTCAAGATTATCATATTCTTCATTTGCTCCCTCCACGGGTAGCCTAATTGGTCTCGCGTTTAATTTGAGCATTTCGTCGCTAATCATATCCGCAACTTGACCCCAAGCGTGTGCATAACTATGATGGAATAACTCTGCTGAATGATTATAATACAGATTTGCCATATTATAGTAGATATTGTCAGCAACAGCATTCATCTCAAAACACATCTTCATTAGCTCATTTAACGCATTATAAGTTTCTTCATGTAATCTCACGATTAACTTCCTCCTTTATTTAGTTGTGCTCTTCGAGATATGCCTCGCAACAATCATCGCAAAGAACATCATCTTCGTTGTCTAATTCTGCCCCGCAAATTGCACACCGTTTTGCGGCATATATATCCTTATTCTCGCTTGTGTTTTCGCCTTTTTCGCGTGACGCAGCAGTCTCATCAGACTCTATATCTTCATCTTCTAATGCGGGACGGCCAACTTTCTTAGCCGAACCATCTTCGTTAGTGTTTAAGTCGGCTGACTTTTCTTGTTGTGTATTTAACTTTGAGGCCGCAACTTGCGTGAGCGTTGTTAAATTGTCATAGAATCCAATTGAGTCCAAATACAATTCTGCTGCTTTAGAGTCTTTAACAGTTATATCCTCGTAAGCAAGAAGTTTAGGAACCAAACCTTTCATACCTGCGGTAACCAGTTCTTTCAAATACTTTTTCTGATTTTGTTCAGAGAAAATATCCCCAAAGATATCCACTTTCCATTTGTAATCGGCACCTATACATTCTTGAACAATATTGTTAAGTGCTGATTTAAACTGTTTCACCACAAAATCATATTGGGCAGCCGAAAGCATATTAGCAGTTTTTACCTGCGCAATACTCGGTTTTTCAGTAGCGATAATATTGCCCCCTTCGCCCGCGACACTAATAAAGTTTGAAACCGCTTTAGTCTTAATGTCACTACTGTTAGGAACGTTATTAAGACTTTGCAATTTTAAATTCTTCAACGGAGCAAAGAACGCTTCCGTATTAGTGCTCGTCATACTGTTAAACAAGTTTTGGAATTTTAAAACCGTTTCGGGGTTCATTGCCGTCTGATCACGACCGGTTGATGGATTAGGGATCAGCTCAATTTCACCCGTCAGCAACGACGTCAAAGGTGTACTAGCAATAAGTCCCGCCAGTACCGAGTAATCCGTCAATTCTTGCAAATCCATAAATAGACCTGCTGTATCAGGCGCTGCGGTAGCTGTAGAGGTATCGCTACAGAAAGTATAACACAAATCTTGAGGTAATTGGACCCAGAACATATATGTCCTTTTTTCAGTCCTCTCCAGCAATGTATCATAAGAATTGCCGTCCTCATCGACGAACGCGTAGTTAGTCGCTTTCGCAATGTCCAATTTGTATGAATTTTTCTTAGGATCGAAGACTGCAATTTTATTATTGATCATATCACTCCACACTCTTTGAATAAAAGCGGGGTATTGATCAGGAACAAATGCTGGATTCATAAAGACCATTAAATTAAAACTTGCTACAAAACCATGTTCCCCAATTGCCGTAAGTTTGACAAATTGTGGCGGGAGTTTTTGCAACGCCGCATAATCTACAATCTTTTTACCACCTTTTTTTGTCACATGACTACGCAACAAATAACTCGGCTTACCTTCGCGTTTCACTTCAATCGCAATGCGTTTAAAAGTGTTCACTATATCGAATTTTTCGAGCCACTCGTCCACAAAGTCGTCATCTTTTTTGAATTTTTCCGTTTTATATTCAGATGCTTCTAAAAAAGGCGGATATTTAACATACTTCATTAGAGGGATATCACCCGCTTGACGAAGTATTTTATAATACAAATACTGGCTTGACGATAATGAAGCCGCTGCCCCACGAATATCTTCCTCGTGGAATTGAGGGTTTTTTAACGCATTGATAATACCATCTTTGCTCATCTCAATTGGCAGACCCGCCAACGTCTTCAATCGTGTATTTTGTAAAAATGGATTATATTGATTTAAATTATAAATACCTTGACCAAGAACACTGTTGGAATCAACATCTCCTAAAAACCGATTAAAGAAATCCGTGCAGCCTTGCAACACATCTTTAACTTCGGTCCCAGCGCCTCCTGTCGTCATCAACAACTTGGAGTCTTGCGGTTGTTCTTGTTCGGTAATGGGAATTTGTTTCTTTGGACGGCCACCTTTGTTTGTGGTCTTATTGGCTTCACCCATTGGTGCAATCCTCCTTTTGATGTTTCGGTACTGCGATTAATTGGCCGGAAGCCAAGGCTTGGGCTAACTCAAGTTTAAGTGCCTCGATTTCCATTTTCTTCCGATATTTCTCGCTATTTAATTCGTCTATCGCCCGTTTGGTTGCAAGATTAGTAAAATGCTCACGCGCCCAATCAGCAACATATCCGCCCTCATTACAAAGGCTGTCTTCTGTAATCTCCAAAATTACACAATCCGACACGCCACTGCGTTTGATAGCAGATTTTAATTTTTGTTTAGAACACTCTCCCAGTGTTTGGAAATAAATTACTCCTTTTATTAGCATAAAAGAGCCCATTTTCCCAATTTTATCTAAGAGATTTTCTATGTCAATCCCAGTATGATCGAAAATTATTTTACAGATCATCCTTCTGCCTCCTTTTGCTTCTATCTTCTCCGCCCAAATGGATTAGTGAATCCACTAAACGGATTGGCGCTTTGTCTTTGCTTGAATCCTTGAGCAATTCGATTACTAAACAAAACATCCATATTTGTAGTTGGTTCAGCCGAACCTAAAATTTCTTCTCTTCGCAATTGTGCTAAGTGGTGAGCTGCCAACACACAGGTGTAGCATCTATCATCCATTCTGTTACTTTAAGACTTATTTCTAAGCGGAGGGGCTCTTCATCCCCTCTCTCGCGTTTCTGTTGTTATATCGCGAGTTCAGACTAGCGCACACCCGCTAACGCGGGCTCTCGTCGTTTAGTCGTTCACGGTGTCATTGACTTCCGCCTTGTTATCCACTTCTGGACCTCCAAGTCAATTAGACAAGATTTAATCGAGCGGTTTATGTATTATGCCGCAAGTGCACAATGTTGTTCATGCATTTTACGAGACTTATCGGGTGGTAATCCGTATTTTACATCACCACTCGGAGTCTTTGTTTTCACAATTGCTACAAGTTCTTCTTTCATAAGATCAATTTCAAGCAATGCTCTTAATTCTTCTTTTGAAAGTTCATATTTTTCGCCATCTTTTTCCCAAACACCTTGTTTTGGTACGGGCATAGGGAAAATAAGATAATCGTTGATAATCATTTCAGCGCATTCGCTAAACATAGTAGGACGCCATTTACGAGGCTCAATGATTCGACAAACATCCTTAGCTTGCCTGAATTTTTCTGCCTGTTCTTTGGCTGTATCATCAGTTAAGTCGATAATCCCCGCATGCTCTACTCCATCACGATCTGTCCAAGGAAGCATTAGGTTGTCAGCATAACTACGACCACCACCACCGGAACCAGCGTCAACATAAAACATAACGTTTTCGTACTCAGGTGATTTCCCATTGTATGCTACAATAAGCTTGCGAATCCACTCTAATTGTTCAGGAGAACGCAAGGGCTTCTTATCGCCGTTTGGTAATTTTTCGATAAGGTTAATACCATTAACAATTTTACCCATCCATCCGCGTTTTTTGTCTTTCCAATATTCAACAATAAGCACAAAACTGTTGTCTTGTTGCAATGCGGGGTCAAAAAATAAACCATAATGGTGTTCTGGACCTTCTGATTTAAAGATTGGTAAATAGTCTTGTTCGTTTCGTAAAATATCTTGTCGTTTTACTAACGCGTCAATACCACCCGTGTTATCGAATATGTTATAATACTCGCGCATTGCTCGAGACTCATTGCTTTTTAGCGCGTCATCTATCTCACTTTGTTTAAGCAATGGTGACATTGGTTTCCCGTTGAGTTTCGGTGCAAGTGGAATATCGCAGTTGACATCTGCACAAAAATATCCAGGTATACCCATCATCATATTTGTAGCACAAAGTTTATACATTGACCATAAATGGGTATTAATGTCTTCGGCTGACGACGAGTAAATACACTGTGTTGGTATATCCTTAGGATAAACCGACGCGTCAAAACCAGAACCAGTTTTAAAGTCGCGGTTTTGCGCTGTAAAAGGTTCTGTTAAATCGAAAAATGCCTGTGGAATCTTTCCCGCCTCGTCATAGAAGTTAATATTAGAACGAACACCGACGACGGTCTCTGGTTTACCCACAAGCGCCCTAATACGCGAACCGTTATACAGATTACACTCATAACCCTTTTGGCTATGGGTAAACCCGTCGGTATTAGCGTTGCTCTTGATGAGTTCATCAAAAAACACGTCTGTCGTATTCAATAATGAAGCAATATTCTTTTTTGCAATATCTTCGATTTTCATAAAGGTGTCAAAAGACTGACGCCCCGAAACGTTCATGATATTTATTTTAAATTGTGGGAACAAAATAGCCTTCGCCATCAAATATACCGCTCCCAAAAATGTTTTACCCGCGTTTCGTGAACATACCCAAGCGGCTTTTTCTGCCGTCCAGGTGCCCATAATAATCCACCGTTGATAATCCAACAATTGTATTCCAAGAATTTTTTCAATAAATCGCGTGGGGTGCTTGCGGCCCCATTGAATTAACCGATTATATCTTTCAAAACTTTCTTGTTTGCGAATATTTACTTCGTTATCTGTGAGATTCCCATAGACTGAAATCAAGTGCTGCTCTCCTTAAACTCAGGAGCAAGCAGTTCCTCTATTTCTTCTGAAGGAATCCCTTTACGTTTATATTCTTTAATAAGTTCAGCAATCAACTCTTGTTTACGCAAATATTCTTTGCACATTCGCAAAGCTTCTTCCGCTTGCTTACGCGCCGCAATCTCTCTGCGTACAACCATTGCTTGTTCCTCAACCATTTGAGCGTAATCAGAATCTGACAACCTCAATTGTGCCATAATTGATTTTGCACTAATATCAGAACACTGCTGAATACTTGAACTTGTCTCAATATCGTAAAGATTAGTTTTGCCATCATCATAATTGCTCTCTTCCATGTCGCGCATAATACCTGACAACGTACCAGCACCTCGACTCTTGGAGTTAGCATATTTCGCCGACAATCCGTGGTCTTTACATAACATTGAAATATTTTTATTAACATCTGATTTCATTTTTCGCAAAACTTCCAAGTCTTTGGCGTTTTTTACGATGTCGTCAGGTGTTATAGATAATTTTGCAATCGCCAAATCCAATCGGTCAATTTCCTCATAGTTAGTCACTATTTCAATTGCCGCTCTTTGACGTACCAAGTCATTATTTAAAGTCGGATCGATCATTTGGCTGAGTGAACGATACAACATTGAACGTTGTGATATAGGTTTAGATTCAAACGGGTCGTAACCAAAACTTTTTTTAATATCATTACGATTTTGTTTATCATCTTCCGTAAGCTCGTCTTCACCCTCTTTGAAACTGGCCATCTTTATAAATACTGACCGGCTTAACTGTTTGCAAAAAGACCTATTACAATATTCTTCGTTTGTAAAAATAATCTCTAAATATTTATCTGGCATTATTTCAGTCGCATCCAATGATGTTGCCACACTTGACGCAAGTAAATCATCATAATACCAGTCATTGATTGCGCAGAGTTGGAAAAGTGCCTCAAGATGGTCATTTTCACATTCTGCTAATATTTTATTATATAATGCACGAGTACATTCTTTACATAATAAAGATTTGTGCTCTTTATCTTTCACCGTTCGAAGTGCGGATATTGTCCCATTACTGCCCCAAAACTCTTCGGGGTCCAAACTGGTCTTGCATCCTACACAATATAACTTTTGGGCTATTGTGCCAAAAGCTGATAAAATCTTCCTTTCAGTGGCCATAAGCCCTCCTTGTAATCTACACACAACCATTCAAAAAAGCCCCCGCAACAGCGAAGGCTCTTTGAACAGCATATCCTTGAATTACTCTTGAATATCTAAGTTAATACTATGATGCAACACGTTGTCACCATCAAAGATCAACAGGGTTTGGCTTGGTTTACCAAACAGGCGTTTGCTAAACGCATATTGATCTACGCCAACAATACTACCATTTACATAAACTTTGAAATTGTTGAACGTTTTCAGTTTTTCACAATGATAATGGCCGACAAAAGCATAATCTACCACTATCCCAGTGTAAGCGGTCATATTTTGGAAAAGCGTTGTGATATTATCATGATGCCCATGCACAAACACACCGGTCTTCCCGTTTTGGAAATTAATCATACCAATTTCCTGATCGAGAACATTTTCCTCAAAAGTAATGTTAGTATCCCTCAACCTTTCTTTTAGATAAAAAGTAATCAGTTTACCATAGTTTTCGGCCTCAATACTTTCTTTAAGAGAAGGCGTCATTCGTGAATGATTATCGGTAACAGAATAATATCTCACATCTGGTGCGGCAGCCTGTAGTTGATTGAGCGTGTCTGCAATAATCTCGGATGCAACCATGATTTGTTCAACAACGTCGATTTGTTGCTCCAATCTTGCACTTGTGTGAATATGCCCTTGGCAATAATCGCCAAGTCCTAAAATATTTAATCTTTGGACATTGTTGTTTACACAATATCTAATTACATCTTGGATTAGTTTATTCACTCTTTTACGAGCGATGGTGAGATTGTATTTATTATAATAATTATCAATCTCTACACCAATATGTAAGTCCGACAACATTAAAACCGCTTCTGTGTAAGTATTTCCAACAGGATGATACACAACTTTGGGAAGTTTTGTAATATCCACAACCAACTCTTTCATCAAAGCTTTAAAATCATCCAAACGCGCTTCTTCTCTCATCATTCTTCGATAAGCGTTTAAAGAATCGCGTGTTTTAACTTGTTGCTTATATAAATCTTGAATTTGTCCTTGGATTTCATCTTCCATTTCTTGGGTGGACAATTCTTCAACTGTTTTGTTGGATAATAATTTTGAGTTTCTAGGTAATTCGCCGGAGCGTGCAAGTTTTTGCTTTACCCAACAACGATAATTTTCACCTGTCGTAAAAGGCATCCCCAACATCTCATTCAGGGCACTCCAGTTTTTTACTCCTAATGGTAACTCTTTGTGGGTTACCCCTATTTCAAACAAATCGTCCTCGGTTAAGTTTTCTTCATTAAACTTTTTGAGGAACTCTAAAAAATCGGTTTGAGTCATGTATTTCTCCTTGTGCTTCTAGATAGTTTAATACTATCACAATCTCTATTTTTTGTCAAATTTTAGTGACATCCCAATTCTCTAATGAAGAGCAAAAAACCAACTATAAAACTATTATTTTACTCTTTCCATAGAATATTAGAACACCGTACCTTTCGACATCTACCCTAAATCAGGTTTTTTTGGCCTGTCGAGAACGCCGTTTTAACTCGTTTTTACGCTGTGTTAATTCGGTTTTATAACAATCGGGGCATAAATCCTTATATTTCTTTTTCCCCACGATAAACCTCTTACCACACGACCTACAAGTACCACTATATTCGCTAAATTGGAAATCTGTCTTAACCGTCCCTTTATTATCAAAAAAATTTAATTCGATTACGTTCCCGTAAACAGGTTTCCCGTCTCTGAAATAGGCTTTCTGGTGCATAGTATATAAGTTGTATTGGGCATTCCACTTGTCCATTTGTGCAACTCTATATGGGCGGCGCTGGCGGCGGGTACCTTTAACCAACCCTTCCCAAACTTCCTGGCTACAAAAAAATCCATCGGCTCGTCCAAAGGAGCGTTGGCACTCAACTAAAATTCGCAAAAACTCTTTGTATTCTTTATCTACATCTAAACCTTCAATAAAATTATATTCTTTTGCTGTTAGCCCATAAATATATTTTCTATTAAAGCCGTAATGTAACGCCTTCTCCCAAAACTTGTCAAAATACTCACGAGTTTCTTCTTCACTAAAACACCCTACAACTTGCGGTGACTCTAGTTCCACCCAAATCTTATAGGCGGTCTCTTTAGTCACCCCTTGTTCTTGCCAATATTGACAAAGGTGTGTTTGTTCAGTGTTAATACTACGTCGTGTGTTATAATACCCTTGTTTTAACACCGCTTCTGAATTTTTATTCCAGTCCAAAATTAACATAGATTAACTCCTTGTCATCACCGATGTGCGCAGTACAGCCAAGAATTCTTGTAAAGAATAATCAAGGGCGAACAGCTCATCTTCATTTTCTCGCACGAACACCGGGAGTTTAAAACATAAGATCGGATTTTTACTACCCACCACTCTAAATTCTAATTTAAGCTTCACGGCCTGATGCACCAATTCTAAAAACTTCTTATGATCCTTCATCCCCAACAATTGCATAATTTGTGGTTCGTTATATTTGATCCACCCCGAGTCGTGCCAATTTGTTTTAGCCACATATATTAACACCCCAAATAAGGCTCGAACTTCCTCATTACTAATATTTAATAAAAAGTTCCATTCATCCTCATAAACCACGAAGGTTGTGAATGTATTTTTGGTATCAAGAGGGGCTTTTAATAAACAGTCCACAATTTGTTCAAAACATTGGTTATTTAATTCAAACCCGCGTTCACACTCAAGGAGAAATTCTCGTATAGAGCCGTCGGTCATACCTTCGGCTCTTAACAAATTAATGATTTTTACAACACTGCTGCCTTTTTCGATCGATTTCTTACAAATTTGTTCTTCAATTGTCATACGTCATCGCCTCCAAATAAGTTATCAGCATCGAAGTCAAAATCTAAATCTTGCCCCAAAATTTCTTCCCACGCCGTTTGATTCCAATCGTCATCATCACACAACTCGCTGACGCGATCTTCGTGAATTACTTGTAAAGTGTATCGATTACCAAGGTATTCAAATCCAGTCTCATTTTTTACGGGAATCTGAACAATTCCACGAGGGATTAAATCCAACACGCTTTCGTCTAAAATGTCCCAAGCAAAATCCCAATTAAACTGTTTGTATTCTTTTGATAAACAATGGCAGTAGTAAAGCAATTCTTTGCCACTGAACGACGCAGACTCAATCGCCTCTTGAATTTCCGTTCTGATAAATGTCATTGCCCCGAATCTAATCTCATCATATTCGTCACGATTCGGTAAATCAATATTATCAACAATACTCTCCAAGGTTTTTACTTGTTTACGCGCTGTATATTTGCGATACAAATCTTTAACAATAGCAAACCGTTCTTGATCAAATTCAAAACAATCCTCAAAGGTAGGCAACATACTTACCGCGTTTTTATTGAAATTAATATCAAAATCGACATTTTCAAATTCCTTACACAATATATTCATTATGCACGGTGCGGTGATTAGCGGCGAATACTTTTGATAACGGCGTACCAAATTCATCTCGTCTTCTGACTTATTAGGTTTGGTTAAAAGCTTTTTAAATTTAATACCAAACATGTTTTTGGACGCCATATTGTAACTGTTTTCGTATTGCTTGAACTGTTGGTTTAGCTCTGGATATAAATATCTAAAGAAATAGGGTTTTTTAGAAATAACCATCGAATTTCTTTTATATTTATCAGCCTTAACCGCATCAGTGTCATCATCATTAATTCGGATGAATTTTTTCCACTCTTTTGGCAGCTCCGGCGCGGCTGTTCCTTTAATTCTATCAATTTCTTGACCAACAATTTCTCGAAGTAATTTAATACGCAAAGTGAGTTCGTCTCTTTGTTCTTTTTGGGTGTCTTTTTGGAAAATTCCCTTCATTGCGTGCATTATTGTTGCGCAGTTAGAAAAACCTCCAACCCCAGTTCCCAAGCCGCGAATATCGGTCGCGATTGAATTCTTTAAACAAATCTTCTGAACCGGCACCGCACCTTTCTCATATGTGATGACATTGTGCCATTTTTGCGCACCCTTGATAAAGATTTTATTATCCGTGGACATTACTACATCTCCGTCAACCTTTATACCCTCGGTTTCCCGATATTTATTAGGGGAGTAGACTATCTCTTAGAGCTATGTTCTTTTACCGTTCATAGTTCCCTCAGCACTTCGAGAACCGGATTTGCACCGTTCTCTACCCTACTTGCTTCTTTTCAAACGTTTTTCTCGCTTGATATGCTTTCGGTAGTCGTTTAACCTTCCTCTTTCACGAGGCTTGGCACAGTATTGTCTTGTTTTGTTGGCCGAATCACTTTTACATAATACTTATTGAACATAACGTGTCCTGTATTGCTGTAATATTTGATTTGCGAGCGAATATTCTCAATTCCATTAGTTAAATGCTCTTGCTCTTCCAAAAAATGCGCACATTCAATCGTATATTCAAACTCTTTCACAATCTCATGTTCAAGATTAAACAAAATTGTATGATGGCAATTTGGATTTGCTGCACCAACTACTTTCTTGTGTGCCGTACGCCACTGCTCGTATATCGCAGGACTCATACGCTCTCTTGGACTAATTCCATATTGAGTATTGTTGATTCCCGCATTGTGGCCATCGGAATTGGCTTCGCTTATTTTCTTTCGAGCTTCTGGTGTATGTGTTTTCCCATACATACCATTTAGCTTTCCAGGTGAGCGTCCACCTCGTCGTCCTCCTTCGTCGAAGTTAACCAGCTGAACGCCTTGTGCTTTATATTCGGCTATTAATTCTCGCTCTTTGTTGTAAGCCTCTTCTTCAGTTAAATTTTCATAAACTTTTCGAGGTTCACAATTTGGATATTTTTGGACATAACGATTGAAATATCTGTTTCGAGAGCTGGCGGTTTTACGTTTCCAACGATAACCACTACCTTTCCCTACGTAGAAAATCTCTCCCGTGTCTTTGTTTATCCATTCATAGACATAGAATTCTTTTTCTTCTGTCGGCATTTCTCTCCAGGCCGACCAACAAAACTTACGATTTTTACTGTTAGCAGGATTTTATCCCACACCCTGGATTGCCAGGTTCACTGAGTAGCAATCGAATGTTACCATCCGACGGACCCATTATGTTAAGTCACTATCGGAGTGTCGTAATGTTGAAGTATCATATATACTATAAATGATTCCACTCTTAATATATTGATACCAATAATCCATATCTTCGGACGATACTACTTTACAAGGGTTGTGTTCGTGCGAGTCAATCATCGGGCTGCGGCACAGGTCAACACAACCCACACTTCGCTGCCTCCAGAAATTTGAATACACTTGGTCAGGCCCAATTAACCCCACCGGTTCCAACCCAAGCGCCGATTGGCACTGTGCCACGGGATCGGAAATCATAAAACTATAATTTCCTCTCACCCATATCTTACCAATCTTCGCCTTGTTTATCGTCTCAGCAATATTGCGATATATTTTCTTCTGTACATGAGCGTCTTCCAACATTATCGGGTTTTTAATAATAGCCCTCAACGCCGTGCTTTGCGCTCCATTGTACAGCTCTTTAAAACTGACCTGTTCGCCCTTGCAACCCAACATATACAGCATTGTATACAATTGGTCACCTGAACAAATCTTTTTAATCCAATCAATCGTCGGTTGAATCAATTCCAGAATATCATCCTTATTGATATCCAACACTTGCAGATATTGATAATTAGCCAGCACATATTCGTCATCGTACTTTTTATTATATCTCGCAACTCCCCACTGAATACCAGCCGCATCTACATACTTTTGATATTCATACCAAGATACATAATATTTATACATCTTGAATTGAGATTCACTCAATATAACATCAATATCCTCTAACCTATGCGAGATTCCCCACCGGTCACGAATTGAGTCAATACCGTGTACAGCTCCAAATTCTCGAAAATCAAATGGAACCAAGCACCCCTTCACAAAAACGCTACGGACAACGAACGACGACGGCGTATATGATAAATTCATATCTTCTGCCCACAGCGCCGCAAACTTAGGATCTATCAACCCCTGTCCATCAGCGCAGTTTAACTCGATATCCATTATTCTTTCTTTAATCTGTTTTTTCCCAGTCTCGGGATTGGGGCAAATCCAATCAACCGATTGATCCTTCACCACATTAAAGAAATCCTTAACTACGCATACCCTCGGAGTTCGCACCCACATAACACTTGAAAACGCCAACGCAAAATACGCATGATATTTCGCCAAATTCATTTCTGAAATCTTGGTGTCCAACCCGCACATCAGGTTTTTGTACAAGGTGTCATAAAGAGCTTCGTTAATAAAGGTAATAGTGTTGCGCCTCATTTGTCCCGAACCACAACAAAATCTCACATAATGAATACCGTTAACGTCAAAACCATTCTTGGCCAATTCTTTATATTCTTTCTTGGTCACGACTTCAACGTTAATAATATCTTTAACAAACAACGCATCTGTCAAAAACCGATTAAGAATACCAGCTTCCTTAGTTCGTCCCTCTCTCTTCGCGGCTCTTATAGCGCGACGAAATTGTTGGACATCGTTAAAAATCTCTCGATGACTTCTGGTATCATTATAATATTTTCTGATTTGTTGAAAAACCAGATTATCACCAATTGATACCAGCGCTCCATCGCGAGCTGCCTTAGATTTTGAATAATTAACTATATTTAAGTTGTTCTCTACAATAAAACTAGATTTAAGTTTAAAAACTTGATATAGGTTTTGTAAATTAGGCACTCTTAATCTTCCTCTTTTTCGCGTTTAATAATATCTAGCAAATCATTCACCGTTTGTGTCAAATCTAAATTTGTCAAAACGTATTTATTTTTATATTCCTTCTCGAACTCACAGAACTGCGCGTCTTCCGCAGCCATTCTCTTCTGGGCAATTTCAACATCATCGCCCCGTTTCATCAAGAATCCACGTTGTACATCCGTAGGTACAGAAATCAAAACAGCCACAATTTTTAATGGATGTTTTTCGAAATTCCAATACTTCCACAAATCTCCAAGCCCTTTAGGATCGATTATATAAAAATCACTATTTAACACTTGTGTAACTGTAGCAAAATATTCCACATCTCCAATTACAGTCTGCGCAATAATATCATCTTTATATTTATCCACATCCTCAGGTCGAATAAAAATGTGGGTGTCACCTTCGTTAATTCTCTTGGGGCGCGTGGTATAAGAACACACTTTCTTCATTCCTGTCAGCTGGCACACACGATCAACGACTGTATCTTTTCCGGTTCCACTTCTGCCAAGTACACAAAATAATGTTTTCATTTTACTCCTCAATAATCGACGAAGGGTTCCCCACAAATTCAGGGTAATCGGCATAAAACTTCACCAACGCTTCTAAGTCGTTAAAGTTATGTATGATATAAAAATCTTCCTCATTACCTTCAACACGGTTACGCTGATGTTCAACATCGCCAGTAAATAACACGACCATATCAGCTAAATAATTAGCGCACATACGGTAATCGCTGCCTATATATATAACCGAGTCTCCAAAAAGACGAATTTTTTCTACATCTTCCATTGTTGCCGTTCTATAAGCTTCAGCATAACTTTCAATCTCGATAGTGAGCTTACAGTTCTCCGCAAGTTCTGTGATGGTATCAAGAAAATCTTCCGCGCCTTCTCGAATCCGCAAGTCAGGTACATTCAGACTTTTGATACAATCAATGATTTCGAAATCATGATCTTGACCACAGACCGTTTGGAATTTGTTTTCGTAAAAATCGATTACAGAATAATTAGTGTTGTATTTTTCATTAAGTTTTTTGGTTATTGTCTCCGCACAATTAAAAATTACATTGTCTTCTACAATTAGGTGTAAGTGTTTGCTCATAATAATGTAGTTCCTTAGAAGTGATATAGATTCCTAAAGAAAGAGGATATTCTCTTTCTTCTTATTATATTTATATTATAACACATATCATATTTAATATCAACATATGATGACATTTTTGTAAAGTTTTAAAATTTTTTTTATTTTTGTGTCATTGTAGGTTGACTTTTCTTTTCAAAGTTGTTATAATTTGGGTGGTGGGCGGGTATAGATAAGAAGATCTTGCTTATTTATATATAAATATATAATAATTATAAATATTAATATAAATAATATTAATTATAATTAATATTATTATATATTAAAAAAGTAATAATATATTAAAATATAATTAAATATATATAATATATGATCATATAACATATATTCTATCATTATAACATATAATATGTTAAATATATATTAAAATATAATATAATAAAAAATAGTGATCTCATTCTCCCGACCACCCACCCCTATTATACACAGAAAAATACCATTTGTCAACTACCAATGACAGAAAATACAAAAAAAAATAAAAAATATTTTTCCCAAAGAAAAACTACCACACATACTCACAGAATCTTAAAGAATTATGTCATCTACAGTTGACTTTTATAATCAAATAGTGTATAATATTAATATATAAGATATAAAGGAGTAAAGTGATGTAATAATCCTAGTGAGCCACCTATGAGCTAAAAACTCGTAGGCTTCCATTAAATAGTTCACAAGTCTCAGCCTCAGAAATGAGAGCTACGTTAGTTAGGTCATGACACCTTCGGTTGTCGCCTTAGACCGTCGCTCTGTCGATATACATTAAGTTGGGTTGGAGTAAGAAAAGCCCTGTGTGTATGTCGCAAAAGCCTAATTAACATTGACGAAAGGAAGACCAATTCTTAACTTGGTAACAGAGTTAAGATAGGCGTTACCACTCATTAAGAGTGAGAATTTTAAGGAGACTTATTTATGGTTTATGTAATTTCAAAAAGTGGGAAACCGCTAATGCCATGCGAGAATGTGGTCGCAAGATTGCTTCTCAAAGATGGCAAAGCTAAAGTCAAAAAGAGATGTCCATTTACAATTCAACTTACTTATGACTCCACTGAGTATACACAAGACGTTGTCTTAGGACAAGATACAGGCTCAAAATATATTGGTACTGCTTGTGTTGGCAATAACAAAGTTTTGTATCAGTCAAATGTAAAACTTCGAGACGATATCAAGTCGAAGATGGATAGTAGGAGACAGGCTCGTAGGAATAGACGCAACAGAAAGACTCGTTATCGTGAGTCAAGATTCCTCAACCGTAATAACTCTACCAAATTAAACAGGCTTCCACCTTCCGTCAAGCACAAGGTACAAGCACACATTGATGAAATCGAGTTCTGCAAAAAGATACTCCCAATTTCAAAGATTGTACTTGAAGTCAGTCAGTTTGATACACATCTGATGAAAAATCCAAGTTTGATTTTGGAGAAGGTCAAACACTGGGGGTATCAAAAGGGTTTTAACTATGAATGGGCCAGTAGACGAGAAGCCATACTTAATCGTGATGGTTATACCTGCCAGATTTGCGGTAAGAAACATACCAGATTAGAGGTTCATCACATCGTCTTTAAAAGTCAAAGTGGAACAGATGATGAGAGCAATCTCATAACCTTATGTGAAGATTGCCACACCGGAGTCCATAGTGGGAAAATTGCACTAAACAAAAAACCTAAAAAGATGAATTTAAAGTATGCAACTCACATGAGTATCATCAGAAGTCGGTTGCTTAAGGTCTATCCTGACGCTATTGAGACTTTTGGATTTGTTACTAAGACGAATCGTGAAAGTCTCCATCTACCAAAAGACCATTTCATAGATGCTTGTGTCATCTCTTCCGGTGGTAAAGAGTTCACGCTCAATGACACTATCTATCAAAAGCGAAGAGTATCCAAAGGAAATTATCAATTAACTAGGGGCGTTCGTGGAGAACAAAAAATCCCTGTAGGTAAGATTCAAGGATTTAGAAAATTTGATAAGGTCAAATACTTTGGAAAAGAGTATTTCATCAAAGGAAAGATGAGTTCTGGATTTGCTATACTTATGGACATATTTAATAATCAGATAGATTTTAGTTATATGCCGAGAGGCTATAAGACACCAAAATTATCAAACTGTAACAGAATCTCAGCGAGAAGAAGTTGCTTATATATAAGTCAAAATATCATTAACAGTCAAGATTAATAGCGATTCATCCCATTGGCTAAAGACCAACGGGTTTTCTCGCTTAAAAAATACAAATATAAATAAGGAGCAACCCCATGTGTATAGTAAGAAAACATCTGCCCTACAATCAAAAAACCAAAGACAAGCTCGCTAAGCTGCCAAAGATTTACCTCGTGGCCTGTTGGGCAAGTTATGGTACCCTCGAGTTTCCATTCCCAATAAAGTATAAAAAGGTGAAAGATAAAGACACTAAAGTTGTCCGATATATTCCGCTGGTTTACGACTTCGATGATCATAATGGTGTTTACCCCGAGTACGTCCTCAGACCAATAACGTCAACGACTACAGGATTGATCAAAGGGTGGTTTTATACCAAACAACAGGCGAAGGATGTCGCTGATGTCTACGAGCGCTGTCGACGTCAGAAAGTGAGGGAGTATGCCTCACGCACGGATGCTGAGTTTCGGCATATGATGCAGGCTGAAAAAGAAAAATCCGATACCGACCAGGCAGGTTTGGGTGAATAATCCCGTCAGCAGAGAACGATGGGAAATATAAATTAGAGCGAAGATAAGGAACGCTCAAAAGGAGTACAATATGAAGTATTACAGTGAGATGACCGACAAGGTCTATGAAACAAAAGAAGAGTGCGAAAAAGCCGAAGAGGCTATTGTCGCAAAAAAGAAAGCCGAAGAAGAGAAACAGCTGGCTCTTAAAAACGAACGCGAGACGAGGTCGAAGGCTGTCGTCGACGCCTTTAAAAAGGCGCGAGAGGCTGAGGCCGAAGCACAAAAGTTGCTGAAAGAGTTCGTCAAGGACTACGGCTCTTTCCATATAAGTTATAATGGGAAGAGTTCGATGCCGTCGATGTTCGATGTCTTGAATGACTTTTTCTGGTTTTGATTAAGAAGAGGAGTGCCTGGCTCCTCTTTTTTTTATGTGTGTGAGGTGAGATGAGCGCTGACTACGGATGTCGGCGCCTTTTTTTTATGGGGAAATTGGGTTGGGGCGGGAAAATGGGTTTATGAATATTTTTGTCCTGAAATTGTATTTTCGATTGAAAATACTTTCCAAAAAGTGTAAATTTCACTTTTAGCTTGCCTTTTTATACGGTGAAGACTGTGATGAAAAGGAGCTTTGATTGGAAATATGACGCTCTGCCGTCAACAATCGAAAAAAATAATTTCCGTGTCAAGTCAGTACGCTCGCGGTACAACTTGACACGTTGGGGTTAATCACCCCACTCCATTCTCAGGAATGGAATAAATGGTTCCTTGTGGCCTTCTCGATTGGCCCTTGAGAGGGATGAAATCTTACCATCCACAAGGAACTCCCATGTTTCCTTTCGGGGGAACAACATACGCCTGCCACTGGCGTCAATAAGTGTAGCAACCCAGATGAAGGGACCTTAAACGAGGTAAGTAGTCTAGCCAACGAAAAATTCATCAGTTCCCGTAACAAGTATGGAGCTAAAGGGAAAGCCGTACTTGTTAGCGTTGGTGTGTTTTCACACCAAGTTGGAAGCCCAACACGACATTCAGGTGTGTTGGACTGCACATAATAACAAACTAACCTGTAGAGGAGTCTACGTTAAGCACACTCCGAGTCAAGCAACGACTTGATATTGGTATATCTGGGAGTTAAACCAACCCCAGGCGCAGAGACAACTGCGTGTGTCCCACTTACAAAGAGGGCACAAAACCTAAATCGCGGCAAGCCTGATTGCCGATATCCCGAAACGTGCCAGGGTGCAAAACCTGGTGCGGAAATGACAGGGGGCTCACCAGAAAGAGCAAGGATGAGAGGACTGTCTAAGGGATAGAAGTAATGGAGCCAAGTGCTTACGTGCTCGTCGTGGCTCTGCATCATCGAAAGATGAACTGAAAGCACAAAAATAACTCCTAGCTCCCAGGGATAAGGGAAAAGGCAAACTTATGCTAAATAATCAAAACAACAACCCCGTGCTTATCAACGACACAATCGCTGATATCCTCTATAACAAAATCCAAATGCAATATAAAACATTTGGGAAACCCGTAATGCACATTACGGATTTTGAAGTATTTCAAGCGGCGCTTGAAAGCAAAAATCCTGCCAACATTTGGTTCTATAACTCTGAGTTAGTCGCGCAATCCCTCAATAAAATCAAAGGAGTAACTGCCAGTTACTTCTGTGAAGATGAAGACGAACACGACGGCGAAATCACCGTCGTTCTTACTGAATACATCAAATAAAGGAGGACAATCTAATGAAGATTTGGATTATACACTACGTCGCTTACGGCGACAGGTCAAAGACCGTGCAGGTCTTTAACAACTTTTTCATCACTCGAAAGAGTGCTGAAGAAACCGCGCAACAACTGCGGGCTTGCGGCCACAGCGCTGTAAAAATTGTGTCTTTGACACAAGAATAAGGAGGTAAATTCAATATGTTTAATCTCAATAAAGAAATTGCCAGACATATTTGTCTGGCACAAACAGCGTCGGACGCCGGGAAAGGATTAAATATCCTTTCCCTTGAAGGCGACAAACGCGCAAAACTTTGGGGGTATTCCCTCAAAGATAAAGAAATAATTAAGGCCATAAGCCTTATTAATTCTTCAAAAATAACGGAATGCCAATTCCGTTATTATGTGGTAGAAATGCCTGATCAAAACGGGAACAAATCCCGCGTAGTGTATTTTTATAATACACAAGAAAAGATACAAATATCTTTTCACACGTTTTGTGGTGAAATAAAAAACCACAAAAATAAAGGTGTCCCAATGCAATGGGACAAACGCAATCCTCGCGAGAATTGCCAAAAACTTATAGAAATTTTTAATCTATAAGTTGTCGTGGGATATAGTCCCACAATTGCTCTCTTACCGCTTTAAGAGAGATAGGTTACCCCTCCGAAGGGGAAGAGGAACGTTTATTCAACTGCTCACAAGCGAGTGAGTGGGAACAATTCTCTTATTAAGGAGCCGTGAAATACAATACACCCAAGCGGGGGTGGGGAGGTAAAATATGTAAAAATCACACAATGTCCCGAGTAAGCTTAAACCCTTGCTCGGGACAGATGGTCGTCACGGTAAAAGTCCGTGGCCTGATGACGGCATGAGCCGAAACCATCAGCATTGCCGTTCATAGTTCGGCAACCCGTAAAACAAAACTAAACAATGGCGAATCGGGTTCCCTAGCCAGGAAAGGAGAAACACTATGAAAAAACAATTTATCATTAAAACACAAATGGGCGACATCGTCGTCAACGCCACACGCGGCAACGTCCGCAAAGTAGCAGAAGCCACGTTAAAAAATTGGACCTCTCGTCCGGTCCAATACAAAATCTTCCCTCTCGGGGAAAAGATTAAAAAACTTCAAAAGGAGAACGCCAAAACCTTGGCATCTCTCCAAAAAGGAGACCAGGTTGCACTGGTCCCAGTGTATTACTATATTAATTTTAACAATGTTAAAATTAATAAAATTGTGGTTATAGATCACAATATCAAAATGGAGGAAGACTTTCTCCGCCGCAAAATATATGCCGGAGACGGCATGTTTTATTATAGTGGAGGGCATTCTCGCAGGGGAACCTGCCAGGCACACTATAACAAATTAGATGTTTGGGGCAACATCTAACCCCAAGCAAAAGGAGGCTATTATGAAAAATTATACCGCCGACCAAATCGCGGCAATCGTTGGCTTTGTCAACGATTTTGTCATATGGGTAAACACCCAACTCGATAAAGAAATGTCCAATGCCACCAAAATTTCCTTCGCCATAACGCCCGAATACAGGGCTAAAGTCGAAGGCAAAACGGAGACTTACAGCAAGTGTATCCACCACTTGACGGATGTCGCCAAACAACTTGTCACCGACAATTTCGGCGAAATACTAAAATAAATCACCGCAAGGCCCGCCCCCTCGGAGGTGATCGGTGCAAGTCCGATGCGTAGAAATACGCGGCGCTTATGGTGGGCATAACGACACCGTCCCCGAAAAACTTTATTATTGCTAGGGGTCCCATGGCAGGGAAAGGAGAAACCGTTATGAAAAATATTAAATCATGGATCGATGAACTCGATCAAGTTGCAGAAGAGAGGCAACTCTCCCGTTACGACCAACTTTTGCTGGATGCAGCAGAAGTACAACTGCTTCTGGGCAACCTGGGGGCGGCGGACAGCTTAATCAACAAGATCAACGATTATAATATCGTTGGGACGTTCAACGTTCTTAAAGAAAAGGAGGACTAAGAAAATGAAAAAAGTTTATATTTCGAAAATTGATTATTTTGACGGTGAAAATAACCAAAACTTTGCTTATTGTATCTTTGATGACAAAGAGCAAGCAACTGAGTGGATCAAACACAATCGTAATCTTCTTGAGGAAGATTTATATCTTTTCAAGAAAATGAAACAAGTATTTTGTTCCACTCTTTCTGAAGAAGAGAGAAACAAATATTATCTAAATCTAAGTGATTTAGCAAGTTCATTTGAGGAATATTATATATCCCCACTTGGGTTTGATATTGCAATTGACGAATATGGTTATGAAATCGATGAGTACGAAATCGGCAAAGAAGGGATTGTTGAATCCTACTACGATTTTGGCGACCCCATCATCGATGTCCAACGCGCCGAACAAAAGTTAGACGCCTACAAAAAAGAGAGAGGAGGAATAACAAAATGAAAAATGTAAAACATTATAATTTTATTTTCTATAACAACAACGGCGTCATCGTCGCGACAATGACGATGGCAACACCGAGGGAAATCAATGTATTTGAACTCGGTGATGATCTTTCAATGTCGTTGATACATCAACTGAAAATCAACGTGACATATCAAGTCACTGTTGATAATATCGATTAAGGAGGGTTTATGATAATTTATACTCTTTTTATCAATAATAAGCAAAAAGACTACACCAATCGCCACCGCGCTTATGCGGTGGCGAAACTCTTTAACGTTGTAGTTTTTACCCACGAAAGATATTTATATACCTTAGAAGAGGTATTAAATATAAAAACAAAAACTTTTTAATTGGAGGTTATTATGCCATACCAACAAATCACCATCGAGGAATACCTCAAGGAATATGAAGCAACTATAGAAGACGATCCGTGCAAAGACTGCACAACTCGCTCTTGCGAGTGGGGAACCTGCTCGCAAGCCAATACATAAAGGAGGTGAAGCGATATGCTTATCCACGACCTAACAAACTATATCAACCAACACAAAGACGACAACATCAAAGTCGTCGTCAAACAACACCCGTTAAGTGGTGTGGAAAACTCACAGGTCTTATTGACTTTTAAGCAACAAAAGGTGAAAATCTCCTTAGCTCAATTTTCCCCCGAAGGCTATATGTATCTTTGCATCATAGCCAAGAAAACCCCGAGTGGGCTGCCGGCGGGAAGCAAACTCTCAGGAGGAACCTATAACTGGACTGAAGTTTATTGTAGTCCTTTCTGCAATAAACTTGATCAAATTTATACGTTGATCACCCGAATGGCTGATCACACTGATCGATTCTATGATAGGTCAATGCCTATCGGAATCAAAACCGCTTGCGAAAGAGTGGTAAACATTTAATTAAAAAATATTATTATATAGGAGGACATATATATGTCAATTAAAATCAATCAAACTGTATCAACCCCCAACATCATCAACGCCCTCGACGCAATGAAAGCAGATGGGAATATCAACCTCGGCATCGAAACAATCGAGTTTCCCGATGGCAGCAAAGAAAAATTCTGCTACAACGGCGAGGCCGACAAGCAAGCTGCTGTGCACTTCGCGCAGATTTGCATCGATGTTTGCGCCGGCGACAGCGATAAGGCAAAAAGCATGATGACCTCTTGTTTCATGCTTCTAACTAAAGGCTACAACGTTGATGAGATTGTAACCTCTGCCGAGAGCGAAATCGACACCGAAACTTATATTGATTATAAGAAAGGTGTCTTACTCACGCCGCAAGCGACAGTTGTCGCATCGCTCACCGAAGATGAGCTCAAAGCAACCAAGGGCAAAAAGAATGCCCTTACCAAATCACTCTTGCTCGAAAGAGCAAGAACTGATTATTTGGAGGACGCTCTCGAATCTTACGAGAGTTAATCACCGCAAGGCCCGCGCGAAAGCGTGAACGGTGCAAGTCCGTTGCCCTCTTAGGAGGGTGGCGCTCATGGTGTTCATAATGGCATCATCTTCGTAAAATAAAAATCTTGCTAATCGAAGACTAATGGCATAGAAAGGAGAATCATTATGAAAAATTACATTATCGCAACTGTCAAAGCTACGTTCTACAATGTAGAAAAACAAGTTCCAGTTGCCCCAACCCATCCGATGAACCAAGAAGAATGGGACGAAAACATCATCACCGAAACAGTGTTTCAAAACGTCGTGGAAGAATTCCACTCCTTGCCGCGCAGGAACACTACTGCAGCAATGGAAGAAGCCAAATGGCTGGCATTGCGCAAAGGGTGGTCAATGCGCAGAAATGACTATGAGATCGAAATCGAAGAACTGCCTACCAAAGCGGTGTCAGTTTACGAGGAAGAAGACCTCGTCAAATTATATCAAGGCAACAAGGTAGAAAAATTTGCCTTATTACAAACTCTTGTCCCTGGACAAGAAATCAAATCCTATACAAAACGGTATTGGATGTTAAATCCTCAAACGTTCGAACCCGTCCGTACGACGGTGACAATGTACAAAGAAGGGAATATCAATCCTGACTTCGAACAAGAAGAGGGAACAGGCAAATGGTATTATCTCAATGAAGAGGAATGTCTCTTCACCGGCGACGAGAGCTGCCGCAAACACATCAACAAACATAGAAACATTTGGTTGTTTTAAAATACACAAATAAAAGGAGAATTAAAAATGAAAAATATTCAAAAAATCATTAAAAACATTGTAGCAAAAGAACCCAATCCCGATCCCAAATATACACCAAAAATCATCTTACGTTGGTCTACAAAAACAGAAGGTCAGATTTATCATGATTTGTCAACCGGCAAAAGATTGTCATACGATGAAAGCAACGCACTTCTGAAATGGGAGAATTTATCTTCCCTATATTTACAATATTCCGCAGGCGCGACCCCGCTATTGACGTATATTAAATACCATCGCAAACAACAAGTGATGGAATTAGCATATGTTGAAATCCCAATGAATCGCGCTAAACCTGGCGAAATTCGTACGTTTAAATATAAATATATTCAATATTGGTCGGGTAACACAGAAAGATATTTTGTGGATTTATCGGAATATCCGCGTCGACTCTTTTTGAGCGACGGCTCGCACGCATCAATAGAGATTGTCAAAGATATTTTGCGAGATACAAGTATGCACAGAAGAGCTCAAATTTACAACGAGCTGTTTCCCGACGACAAAATTGAGTATGCGAATTTTTCGTGGACAAAAATTGATTATGTGACAAAATATCTCACATATCAGCGACAACTTACGATTAACACATCCAAAACTGCTAAAGCAGCGTTGATTGCCAAAGGAAATGACTTGCTCTCCCAAGCACCTACAGTATTTCCAGATAATACCCTCAATGTGGGTATTGTTAGGAATTTCCCTGGCATATCCATTGTAGAATCAAAGGCAAAGTGGGGACAAGCAATGCGGTTCTATTACGATGGCAAAAATTTCGCGGCCGCAAAAGCGCCAAACTATGATGTAAGCTGTGCGTACTCCAACCTGAACGACGTTACAATTTACAATCCCGAAGATTTACAAGATGGGATGTTTAAGAAATATGCTGGTTTATTTGCGAAACCGGTCATAAAACAAACTAGCTGGCGTGGTGATGATAATTATTATTATTGTGAAAATCCGGAAGAAACAAAATTTAGCACGCTAAAAGCGTTGGCCATAATGGTAAAAAATCCAATGTATGAACAATTAGCAAAATCATATAAAGGGGTCCAACTAATTAACACACTGGACCCACATTACCAAACCGAGATTTTTGGGTCTGACCTCAATCAAAAAGCAACAACTGTTGATAAATGGTTGGGTTTAAACAAATATCAACTTGGGCGCTTAATATCCGCCACATATACAAACGCTTATTATACAAATCGCACAAAAATCGCAACATTTCGTAAGATTGTTGGCCCTAATGCCGCATCGCTAGATAATCAAACAACTGACATATATATCAACAATTTGGAGCGCTTACGAGACCTAACAGAGAATGTTTATAATACGCCCGAAACAACAGCGTGGATAAATCAAATGTTACCCAAAGTTATCAAGCATCCCCAAGTAACCCATAATATTGATCTATTGTTGGACACATCTCGAACATGGAGATCGTTAAATTGGCCGCGCCCTGAGCTGCCAGTCGTTGCCGTCTCCGAGTTACACCGATTGCACGATTTGTACACACGATTACTGAATGAACAACAACAACAGAGACAAGCAATGTATGCTGAAGAAGCTCGCCAAAGAGCGGAAAGGATACAGAAAGAAAACAAACCAAAGTTGGAATTCAGAGGACAGCTTGAGTACGACGATGAAAATTATCTCATTAGACTACCAAAAGATGAAGACGAAATATGTAAAGAAGGTATGTCCCTTCATCATTGTGTAGGAGGTTACGCACATGAGCACAGTATCGGTTCTACAACTATTATGTTCTTGCGTAAAAAGTCGGAACCCGATAAACCTTTCTACACAATTGAAGTAGAAATTGGAGTCGCCGATGGCAAGGTGGCTGGATTACGGATCAGGCAAATCCATGGTTTTGGGAATAGGTGGCTGGGTAATGACACAGAAGCGATTCCTACTGTGGTAAGGTGGTTACGTCAAAACAATATTGAATGTAACGAAGCAATTCTAACTTCAACTTCTACCCAATACGGGATGGGAAGCAGTTTCATTAAAATGCCAGAAGTGGCATAAAGGAGGTATGGATGATAGCTCGATATCTAAAATATGGCAACGATTGCCTATTATATCAAACAATTGTCCTTGAAGACAACATCATCATTACCATCAACCGTGAGAAAGGCGGTTGGTGTGATAACGCACCAAGGGTGTCAACCAAAATATATGACACTCGCCTGGAAGCCAAAACGGCTTTTAAACAATTGTGCAACGAGCTTGCACAAGAATATACCAAAATTTAGGAGGTAGCAAAATGAAAAATCAACTTTTACAAGAGACCGCAGCAGGTCTCGCAATGGCAACGGCGTTCACAGACGGCGATTTCAAAGGGATATCGATTATCCTTAACACTGAAGGTGGACAAGCAGAAGTCCGTCTTGATGTGACGTCAGACGGTGAAGCAAGAGTCTTCATCTACAAAGTGGGCGAAGACGAACCAAGCGACACGATTGTGTTGAACTAAAAGGAGGCATAAAAATGGAAAACATCACATTCACAAAAGAACAAAAAGAACAAATTAAGCAAAACGCTCTCGCAATTGAACGTTACATCGTCGAAAACGTCGTCCCGCGTCTTGCGGGCGATGTTCGACTCGAGTTTGGAGGGACTTACCACTGTCCAAGAACGGGGACTCCAACCCCAATGTATGTTTTGGTTATCAAACCCGAGCTTTATGATTTTTGTTCGGGTTGGAACAAATATCAAAAAGCCCACGTTGGGCTCGAAAAGGGATTCGGTCCTGCCGTAATTTTTGAAGAACGCTATGCAGGCGATCTATACGTGCTTCTTCAAAACTGGTCTTCACTCAAGACTAAAATAGAACAAATAATAGCTAACCAAGGCGCGGCAAACGCGTTTATAAACAATTTCGAAGTTTAAGGAGGTATCAACATGAGAACAATTCAAGCAAGAATCCATTCCCTCGGCGGTCAATTCGCCGAAGTCACCATCGTTAGCGAAAACGGATGTAATGACGTTATCGTCGATTACAAAGGTATTCGCTGCACTGCAATTTACAATCCGTTTGTGGGTTGCTACTACGTAGACGACATCTACGGTATTATAAGGAGTACAAAAAATGACGCGACAAGAAATGATTGACCAACTTGAAGAAATCAGAAACGAACTCATTGTGGGTGATAATGACGAATTAACTGATTACGCAAGAAAGTGGACGTACATACACGTTGATCAAGCGATTGAACGTCTACAAGAAAATTGCGAAGAATACAAAAATGACTGAATCAGCAGAATAAGTACAGGAGGTAATACAGATGAAGTATTATTATGGTAATGATTACAAAGAAGCGCACACCAACGCGCCTATCGAAATCACGTCGGTAGAACAACTTCGTCAATATACGGAAAACTATAACGTGGTGTTTCCGGCTGACGACGAAATCGATCTGGTTCTTGAAGAAGTAGATTACACCGAAACAAAAGACGGGATCGCCGTTGACAAATTTATCTTTGATGATTATCAACAAGGAACATACATTAATATCCAATTTGCTGACGACAATGACGATGGGAATGTTTATTCCTATAAAATGATCAACGAAGATGATGAATTTATCTACTTTGAGTATATTGGTTAAAGGAGGGCCATATGAACAAATACGAAATTGCTAAAAAAGTTGAAAAAGAAGATACCCTAAACGCCATTGAGTGTTTAGGGTATAACACAAGTCGTTTGTCTAACGACGAACTCGGAATCATTAATGATGAGTTGCAAGATGCACTCGCTAATGATGATACGTATAATGCAATTTACAACGACGCACTGCAAGATATTCTTGCGGCACACAATATCGAACAATTTTAAGGAGGGTCATATATATGACATTTAAAGAACAATTAAAAATAGCAAACGACCACGACCTCAGCATTCTCGATCTGGAGATTGCAAACGAATGCGACTGCGTATTCGATTTTGACTACACTGATGACGATTTTGAAGCCCTTTGTGGGGTTATACGAACTGCTTATCTTAAAGCGGAAGAGATGACGATTATAGCACTCGTTCAATGTGTGAGTGATCTTATCACCGATGAAAATTACACCGTTCAACAAGTGCTTGATGTAACCACTTGGGATCTTATCGAAAAAGCAAGTTGGTATTGCTAAGGAGGTAAAAACAATGGAAAAACTGTCTCAAAAACAGCTCGAAATCGTAATGCAACCCGAAAACGTTGCAAAAAGAGTAGAACTTCTCAAGGCTATGGACGTTGTCGTCCGTAGTCTTAATGACGAAAGTGTCATGGACCTCTGGCTCACAAACGGCATTCCCGACGGAGCTGATGATTCAGATTATGAATTCATCGCAGAAGACGTCGCAACCCCTGAATACGAGGATGGCGATACTTCTTGCTTCGAAGAAACTTGTCGTTGTTTTACGGCGTGTATCGCCGCAGGAGCAAAACACGGTTATTATAGCGGTGGCGTGCTCGGTGACATTCGCCCCGTTGCGAAAATCAAAAAGTCCATCGCGACATGGGCAAACATCCAAACGGAAGACCATCTCTTCCGTTGGTATATCAAGAGCCTCCATATGAGAGGCGTGGTCACTTCAAAGAACGTGGTCGCCCCGACGGAGAAAATCCTCAAATATGTTAAGGAACACTTTATTGAAAACGATTGTTTCACCAGAGAAAAGATTGAAAATCTCTCTGAAGACGACATCCAAGTATGGTTCGACCGCGAACAGAACGACGGCGTGCTCGTCCTAAGTTATTAAAGGAGGTACAGAACATGTACAGAAACATTTTAGCTGTCATCGATGTCGATGACACAATCAATGATGGTCAAGTGATTGACACATTGGAGCAAAAGATGGACGGAGACATCCACGTCCATCTCGACAGCGCTGTTATTCTTGATGAAGACAGCGACAGTATGCACGAGCGCTATCTGCGTTATCTGCAAGACTGGATTATTGATCATTGTGATGACTATTTTGAAGGCAGCTCTCCGGCGTGCTTTGAAGAATGGAAAGACAATGAATACGCCTACAACAATTAAAGGAGGATATATATGTTTACTGAAAAAACAGCACAAGGTTATCAAATTGTTACAATCATTCCCGACGGCAATCGCGAACACGCTATCATAAAACGCGATATGTTTTGGGGTGAAGATTACTTCGTCGGCCTCGGTTATAATCGGACCGACGGAACTTGGAGTCAAGGGCTGTATTCGTACAGCACCGCAGACGATGCGCTTCAAGCGTTAATTGAAGAGAAATATTCTTTTACAAAGAACTCGCTCATTAAACGTTTGTTGCGCTACGTGGAAGCCAATTCCGATGGTGCGGAAGAATTGTATCAAACGCTCATTGGAGAAATCCAAATGACCGAAAGCGAAATCGATGACTGGGGATACGGATATTGTATCCCCGAAGAAAATTAAGGAGGTTTATATGAAACAAACAGTTTTACAACAGAAGCTCAAAGCTTTTCTCGATGAGAAATACGGCCCGTGGGCTTGGGACGAAAAGTCCCAGTGCTACTACGACGAACCTTATCGTTCTTATGATGATATCATTGACGACAAAACCATCGGCGAAATTTTGGATTCAAAATATCCGATGGAGACACTCGAGGAAAAATGTTACGATTGGTGGGATGACGCCGCTTGGGAGTATGAAGCAGAACTCATTACAGAGTTCAAGAAAACTCTTACCCGTCAATCATGGGACGACGAAAAAATTCGTGAAGAACTCGAATCGATGTGGTATTTCAAATATCCGACCGACGAGTATTTGGAACAAGAAGTCAACGTCGACATTCGTATCGACACGGGCGATGCAAACTACGACTTCACGCTGAATGCGATTTATCCGCATTACAACGGTCGTGAGGGAGAAGAAATCGACGATCGCGCATCGTTGGTGTGGTTGGCAAAAACTCAAGGTTACTCAAAAGAGCAGCTCCAGCATGCGTTGAACACACTCGAGGACAGCCTTGAACGTCACGGCTTCTTGGAAACCGTGTACGACGAACTCATCAACTGCTGTGTGCCGTTGCCAGCCCTTTTCTTCCCTGTAAAGATGACTCTTGGTAAGCTGATAGAACTTCAAGAAATCATCAACAAGAGAGATGAAGACGGGTATCATTGGGAACCCGAAGATCGCAAAGACTGCGGTTCAATCGTCGTCAGCAAAGACGTTGAGTGTCTTCTTTACGATAGTTGGAATGGCGGTGGTAGCTGCTGGGGTATCCAACTTGAGAAGGATGTCGAAATCCCAATCAAACTCATCTGCGACGTCAAACCAGATGGGGCACGAAGGGATTATTCGATTGAAGTGTGCTACGGTTGCGACAGCAGTTGTTGGAAAGACGCCATCAAAGAATACAAGTTCTAAATCAATCACGATGTGCTATCGACGTTACGGGTAAAATAAATAAATAGGAGAATCAAAATTATGGCAAAAAAATGTATTTACTTAGTGGTCATTGACTACGCAGATCGTAGTGGCGACAGTGATCAAACAATCAAGGCATTCGAGCGCCAAGAGGCCGCAAAGGCATTGTATGACATTTGCGTCAAAGAGACGAAAATGAACGACTATCCAGAATACTTTGATAGCGACGGGAATTTCAAAGAAGACGAATACGGCGATGTATTCGTTTGTGATGAGTTTGTCGGGCCAGAAGGCGAATCGTTTTCGTTTTATGAAGATGGATGGTATAATACAGAACATTATACTGTTTATTGGCGCGAACTTGAAGTGCTCGAATAGACGTAAGCCGCAGGAGTGAAACATGGAAAGATATAAAGTGGTTTACGAAGGTTTCATTTTCGAAGGCGACAACGACGGATTAAATGTTCGCTATGCGGAAAGATACACGGATGTATCGTGGATGTTAAACGCTTATGACGGCGTTGAAATTATAGATACTTATGTGGAAGAATAAAGGAGGTATATATGAACAAACAAATGCAAACGAAACAATTGAGCCAGTGGCTTAAAGAAAGTGTCGATTGGGTAATCGACCATCAAGAGGGTTGTTGTACTTTTACCTTGGACGACCACCTCGCTGTGTGCGTTGGTTGGTCCGCTGGATACGGTGACGAATTGCGTGAAGACGTAATTCAGGCAAAAGACGAACCCGATTATGCAATCAATATTGCTCTCAAAGTCTGGACTTCAGATAGTATGAGAACCGATCTTGACTACATTAACTTCCCGTATTACCCAAACGGGGATGTAGCCGATTTCTCAGTATCAATTTCTAAAGATGAAGATTACGACCAGTTAGCGGAATATTTCCTTAAAGTATATGAGGGTTTTAAATCCGTCGTAATTTCAGATAATGGTGAAATCACCGAAAACCCCAATCTTGATTATGAGATTGAAGGGCGTTATTTCACCTGGTATGAAATCGATCGCACCAACGTAGGTAAAGACACGTATGTATTGTTTGAATCTTGCGAATACGGCGATGAGGCCGGCGCCATTCTGGTTCAACTCCCAAATACACCGTTGGAAATCAAGAGATTATCCACCGGCGAACTCGTGTATGTAATTCCAGAAGACTGTGAGATTGCAGAAACTTTCGACGATATCGAGACAGCTCTTGAAGATAACGGAATTTTATAACAAACAAGCCGCCTTGGGACACTTTCCCGCATAGAAAGCCGAAAAAGGAAATTTTATGGAACAATATTACACTCTCGTTGAAACCTGCGTTAATGCAGAAGACGAAGATGACGTTGAATATGACGTTGCGCTCGGTTGTAACGAAGACGATTATGTGCTCGCATCGGACGGGAATATCAAAATTAAAAAGTCGCTTGTTTACGAATCGTTCTGCCAAGTCGGGGAAGCACTGAGAATTTGGTTCGTTGACGAAGAGGACCCGTTACACACTTACCGCGTAGTTAAAGTAACCGATGATGAAGTAATTGCAGAATTCATCAGATAAGGAGCAATTATGGATATGGAAAATTTGAATCAACAATTAAGAAATCGATTCGGGGACAAAATCAAAGTCCAAATAAAATCCGTCAAAGGCGGTTATGTGTATACAACCAAACACGGATACAGCCAAAAATTCAATAATCCAAACGACGCATATGAAGGCGCAAAAGATTATCTAGATAATATCGAATTATATATCTAAACAAAACGGTCGGGGTCGCAAAGTCGGCTTAAAAACCAAACCCGACTGTCCCGAAAGGGAAAGGCATAAATATGAAAACTTTTTACATTTCGGTCACTGAGACCTTGAAAAGAACCGTCGAAGTCCACGCTACAGACGTATGTGACGCAATTCAAAAAGTAAGCGACGCTTACCATGATGAGCAAATTGTTCTTGATTCGAACGATTACGTTGACGTCGATTTCGATAATATTACAGATGACATAACCTACAACTACGAACTCGGCGGAATGCCCAAGTTCTACGAAGTTCAATAAATCAAAAGGAGGCCAAAGATATGTTAAGCAAAATAGCAGAAAGAAACATTAAAAACATCATCATTAATACTTACGAAGAAGAAGCCAAATTCGAGGATGAGGATTTCGACGATTTCTACATCTTCGTATCCACAATAACCGCTTATGGATATTCAAGAGACGAAATCGAAGAATTCGCGACGAAATATGGTATTGACATCAATCCCGACGACGGAGATCCTGACGATGAATACGATATGGGCGGCTCGCTCGAAGTAAATAGAGCAAAAATAGACGAATTGAAAAAATTATAAGGAGGCGTCTAAATGATTAAAAGATTAGGAAGAACCATTTGTGTCAGATGCAGCGAAATAGTATGGGACACAGACGGCGACAAAAAATTAGCAAAAACCTTACCTCACAGTTGTGATATCAACATTGAGGATTACGTAGATGGCGATTATTTGGATGATGAAATCGCCGACGCTCTTTCCGATTTAACCGGATTCTGCGTAGAAGGATTCAATTATACAATTAAAAATAATAAATAAAAAGGAGATAACAAACTATGGAATTTAATTCTATTTACAAAAACGGCAAACCCGATTACTTCTTCATCACGATTGATAGCAAAAAAGGTGAACGCGCGTTCATCCAACCCTACTTTATCGTCACTGACATTGATCACCCGCGTCGTGGTCGTATCAAAGAAATGAACGTTCTCGCGAATATGAACGATGTCATCGTTTATTACGGCAAAGCGACACACGGTTATGGGTATTCACACTCGGCTGATGTTTACGGTGAACTCATCGATATCATCAGAGATTCATACGGGAAAGAGCTAACCGACGCAGAGAAAACTGAATTGAGCAAAATCAACACTCACGACGATGAGTTGACGTTGTCGCCCGAATTGCTTGAGCATCTCGCGGAACTTAACAACGTTGCTCTTTATGGAAAATTCCAAAATCTTTAACATCATTACTCACGGGCGCTTGACAACCTCAGGCGCCTGTGATATAATATTGTACAACTTATTTTAGGCCACAAAAGGAGGTATTACTATGGCACTTAGAACAACTGATGGATTGGCCATCTGCAACAAAGATGATTATGACTTTTTCTTCGACAATTATACGAATAACGACATGAAAAATCCTTATTCAGATAAGGAAGTCGAAAAGATTGTGGATGAATGGGAAGACCTTATACTCGGCAACGACACGTTCTGGGATATGTACTGGGATATGTTGAGAGAGGCTGTCAATGAACATTCTCGTAAAATTGCTGAGCAATGTAAGAAAGTTTAGGAGGTGGTTTTATGGAACTCACAAACTACAAAACGTATAAAAAAGAAATGGAACGAATTGGCTACGACGCAGATATGACGCTCGATATGATCGAGCGTTGGGCGTCTGAATGCGACGGAAGCTATGGCTTACGCGATATTCACTATTGCGACCATTATCACCACGATTTCGCATTCGACTTGGTACGGCCGGCGTATTGGGAAATTTGCGACGAAGCTACAGATCGTAGGATTTGCGTTGACAAATGTACGAATTGTGTCGATTTAAAACCTGGTACTTATATAGGGGATGTGGTCATTGAACCTATATACAGATTTAGAAAATAATAGGAGGCAACACATGTTTAAAGATTATAGTTTTTATGTAAAATGCAATGACAATCCCTTACTGTTGGTTGGGGTTGTAGCAGACAATTATGACGAGGCTATAGAGTTTGCAAAAAGCTCATATTCCGCGAACTGTTCAATTTACGCCGACGATCGTTACAACGACTGGCACATCACTCCCAAATATTGCTATCATGATTAATAGGAGGTATATATGAACACAACAATTCAAACAGAAGCAGTTGAGGTTTGTCCCTTCTGCGGACAAGAAAATGTTTATCCCAATTGGGATGTCAACAAGCAAGGCTACGTAGCTCGATGCCAACATTGTGGTAAGTTGATTATGCTTTGTGACGAATGTATAGGCGACGAAGATTCGTGTGTTACTTGCAACTGGACAAGGAATCACAATTGCTTCAGAGCTCCAGACTTATATCGTGATTAATAGGAGGTGTCACAATGAATGACAAACAATTAGAGGCCGCAAGGTCGCAACTTAAAAATGAAATCGCAGCCATTGGCTACGGTTGGATCGACGGGAAATACCGTAATCCCCCCAAGAAATATCGTCTGCGTGAAGAAGAATTAGCATGCATCGATATGATTAACTCTCTGTTGTGTTACGGATATGGTGGCTGCTCAGACGCGGCTGCCATTCTCCACAACGAACTTAACAGTTATTATTCGTATCTTGCATCGTATGTAGACACACTTGGAGAAAAACGAGTAATCGAGTTAATTCAAGGACAGATTGATGATATTGAACGAGTGGGCTACTCGGTATATACCGACAGTGAAGGGTGTACATATAACACCCTTGTTTGGAAAAATGAGGAGGTAACAAAATGAACTTTGAAGTAATGTGTTTTGATTTTATTAACGGCAGTCGCACAGTGGTTCAAAAAGAGTATTTCGATACTCTTGAAGAAGCAATATATTTTGAGAACACCGAAGGTCTCGACTACGAAGGTGGGACAAGCATCACCCCCATGAATGAGTGGGCAGCAGAACAAATGGAACAATAAGGAGGTCATAAAAAATGACAGAATATAATGACAAAATTGATCAAATTAAAGACATTATTGATAACTACGATCTCGACGAACTCGTCAGTTGTTGTTCGTATTTAGATGGTGATGACGCCATTTACTCAATGGACGACTTTGACGAGATTTTGTACGGAAGAACACCTTGGGAAATCGCACGGGCAGCATATTACGGAGAATTTTGCCCCGTGGACAGTTATTTCAGGTTGAATGTTTATGCGAACCTTGAATCAACCGACGACCCCGTGTACGCAGGTTGGATTGACACAAAGACTCTTGCCGAACACGCAATAAATTATGGCGAAGATTTTGGTGACAGTGACATTCGAGCACTCCTCGACCAATGGGACGAGGAAGAAGAAAAGTCCCAAATAGATTAATAAAAAACTGCTGTGCTATCGGCAATACGGGCAAAAAATATTTTTTAGGAGGCCCAAAAATGGCTACGATTAACAAAACCAGTAAACTTTACGCAGGCGATAAATTCGCCATCACCAGCACCGACGGAAGAAAACTCCGTCTCGTAATCGAGCAAGACCAGTTCCCAGAAGACCCGCGTTCGTGGGATAACCTCGGAACAATGCTTTGCTGCCATCGCGATTATCAACTCGGCGATTGTAACAGCAACAGGGAAACCGAAGAGCAGCTCGCGGAAATCTGCCGTAAATACGGGAAGAGCGACGAAGAAATCGACGAAATGACGTTCTCTGAAGAAATCCAGTTCATTCTCGATCAAGACGACGTTTGCGGATTGCCGTTATGGATTTACGACCACAGCGGTATCTCAATGTCGACAAGAAGACAATGCTCGTGGGATTCGAGCTTCGTCGGGCTTATCTTCGTCGAAAAAGACTTCTACCTCGCGCAGATGTGCTTGAAAGACGAAAAGGACTGGAAGGCAAAAGCGAAAGAAACGCTCGAAGGCGAAGTCAAAACTTATAGCGATTTCCTCGAAGGAAACGTTTATCAGTGGACGCTTTACGAACCGATCATCGAAATCAGACAATCGATGGACGGCAAGGAATTGAGCCGCAAAATAGACGAAGAAGGCGAAATAGTCGATTCGATGTGTGGGTTTTATAGCCTAACGTTTGAAGACGCGGACGCATACTTTGACTTCGAAATCGCAGAAATCGAGAAAATCGACTAAAAAATAAGGAGGAACAAATCATGAAAATTTATACAGAACAAAGTTTGGCAGATTTTAAATTTTGGAGTGGTGCAGAAACCACCGCTCAACGCATTTGGGAAGAGCAAGGGTCAGAAGGCTTTGACCAACTTGAAGCGATTTTGGAAGACTTATATCCCGACGGAATCGATGAAACAGACTTGAATGACTTGTTATGGTTCGATGCCGACACCGTTTACGAATGGTTGGGAATCGAGGATGAAGAAGACGAAGATGAAGACGACGAAGACGCCGACGATGACGACAACGAAGAGGAAACCGAACCCACCAACGATTACGTAATTAACGTGGGTGACAGTTGGGATGATTTAACTCCTAAAGAAACGTTTTCAACAGAACAAGACGCCATCTCAACGGCGAAAACAATGTCACAAGTGCTTCCCGATAAATGTATAGAGGTCGTATACAGTCCGTGTAACGATGTCGACACTAATGAAATTATTTGGCGTAAACCGAATTAACACAGGAGGCTTAACCAATGAAAAAACTTACCGAAAATGAAAAGTATCATGCTCTGCTTTGTGTGAAATACGCTCGGCATGAGTTATCAACCAAACTGTTGCAATACGAAATCGACTACGACAGCATCCACAAGTACGACGAGCAGTACGATAAACTTATCGAGCAAACAAAAGAAAGTATCGCATTTTACGATGCTCTTATTGAGAAACTCGAAGAAATATTATAACAAAAGGAGAATACATCATGAAATTCACAAAACAAAACATTAAACAAATCAGAGACAACACGGCATCGGAATTGACAGAAGACGTAATTGATTACATTCTCAACGAATGGGACGAATACGACGACAAGAAAAACATCATTCTAGATGTTCTTAATAACGGGTGCCAATCGGGCTTTGTGGGTCACCTTGTTTATTACAGCCAAACAACCGCCTATTATGAGGAGCACAAAGAAGAAATTAATGAACTCCTTTATGACACAATGGATGAGTGTGGCATTTACGTTCCCTCGGAACTATTTGGCGACAAATGGGACAAAGAAGACCCTCTTGCCCTCTATCGGTGTAACCAAAACCTACTTGCTTGGTTCGGCTTCGAAGAAACAATGCGTAACTTTGCACGAGAATTTGAAGAGTTCGAAGAACTTATTTAAAGGAGGTCCTTATGGATAAACAAGAATTTATCAACTATATCAACGAAGAGCTCGGTCTCTATCTTGACGAGACCAGTCCCGCCTATCCTTACATTGGAGAGCTTTACGAAGCTCTCCTTCCTTATGAGGAAGAACTCAAAGCAGGCACTTATCGTCTGCTTTCGAGTGACAACTACGAAGCTTGTTACGACGACTTTTCAAATAAAATCGCCGACATCGACGCTCCTCATTGGTTTGACATCACCGTCTATCGCGCTCCACAAAGTTACAAATACTATATCGAATTCTCTGATGAACTTTCGTCAGATGCCTACTTTGCACAATCGATTCTCTTCAACACCGAAGAGGAAGCTTTAGATTGGGCACGAAAAATAGAATTCATTCGTTTCAAGGTATATTCGGTATATCTTATGAAGGTCCCCGTAAACGAAGAAGGCGACATCGACGGTGATATCTTACAATTCAAAAAACTTGATTAAAAGGAGGAATAAACAAATGCTCAACAACACAACTCTCACTTATACTCGTATCAACAAATCCGAAGCTCGTAAGCTTTACAATCTCGGCAGACCCATTACGGTGCTGCCGTGTAAAGCGAATCCAAATAGCCCTTGGTTCTCAAACTCGACGGTTTCAAAAGAATCGGCCGATAAAAACTTTGACACCTTGGTCAACGAATTCACCTACTACAACTGCAACACCGCCGAACTTGGACGTCGTCCGGCGTTCTATGTTTTCACTATCAACGAATAAGAACAAAACCGACCGGCGGCGGTCCCGCCGGAAAGGAGTTAAAAATGGAAAGCAAACAATTGATTATGAAACTCAAAGATTTAAAATCAGTCTTATATTCAAGTATAGGAAGTGTTCAGTTTGCTATTGTATATGACAGCAAAACAAATACTGTTATTGAAAATGGTTGTTCTATAGACTTTGCCGTAGAAAAGCACGGAGACAAAGACGTTATACACATAGGAGCTGTTGAAAATCAGTTGTTGATAACAGTATAAATTCACGCCGACGCTCTATGTTCTCTCACTATCAACGAATAATAAAAAATTAAAGGAGATAATAATATGATTATCAATGGAAAAGAAATGTCAGCAAAACAATTCGCACAAGAATATGTCCCCACACCCGAAGAGTTCTCGACTCACACTATGGTTGAGCTTTATTATAAGCTCGAGGATATAAAAACTGTCCTCGATGAGTATTTTAACGGCGCAACCATTGACAAATTGAGCGACGACGAAATCAACGCTATAATGGATATGCACGATGAGTATCTTGAAGAACACGGTTATAGCAGTGACAAATTAGCAAACATTATTGAACAAGTTCTCGACGCATATCGCATCACCATCAAAAGATAATTTTAAAGGAGATATAAAAATGAAACTTTACAGAACTGCAAAATGGTACAACCCCTTCTCAATCGATGTTAACAACAACAGTTATGAGCTTGGTGACATTGTCTTTTTCGACAAAAGTGGAGAAATCTGTCGCACCGGTCATGGTTGGTTTACGTCAGGTATTTCAACGAACAACAATTTTGACAAACTTGAAATTCCAGGCGATGTCAAAAAGAAAACAAAGATTGATTTCAACGAAAAACAAGCTTTTGTTGTTCATATAGAGCAACACGGTTTGTCATCCTATGCTCTCTATATTCCAAGCTCGTCTGTCGAATTATCGGCTCCGACGGCTGTGCGCTCTACAATGGCGGACCACCATTGGGAGATTACTTGGAAGACAAATATCGACGGGGTGTCAATAACCAAATGGCACTTTGTCGATGGACAGAGTCAAGAGATTGTCAAAGAAATCAACCAAATCGGACAAGATATCTCTCGTTTATGGGGTGATACAGCCAAAGCTTTACCGAAGCTCATTAAACAGCTTCAACAGAAGAAAGATGAACTGGACAAAGCAACCGAACGTGCGTTGGCGATTACGGCTGATGCTGTTTTGAAGAACTATAGATAAAGGAGGTGATGCGGGTGATTGCAGAAACAATTGGTGGTCTTGTGATAGTTGGGCAAATCTTGTTCGTTCTCGTAGCCATTTGGATACGACTTCATTCATAAGGAGGTGATTAAATGGACCTGTTACAGCATGCGATTGAAGTAATTATTACCGTGATTGTCATCTTGCCATTGGGCATTTGGTTATGTAAAAAATAACCTTTTTGGGTTTTCACGATAGTCACCATTGAATAAATCGTACTCACCATCGGCCCATATTTTTCCCCGGTGCCCATATTTTTTCGGTGGCCCAATATTTTTTTGACGCGCCCCCCATTTTTTTTACAGAGCCCCAAATTTTTTCTCACGAAAAAATTTTTTAACACAAAGGGCAACGATGCCAGAGGACTATGGCCTATAAGGCCCCCACCAAACCAGGTCAGCGACCTATTTTTATTTTTTTGTCATCCGTCGTCAGCACCCGTTTTTTCTTCTAAGGAGAGCAAAAAAAAAGAACACAGTCGGGGTGTCTAGCAACTGTGTTCTTAAAAATAAAAATAGGAGGTAACATATATATATACGTAAAAGAAACAAGGCGCAATAGGAGGTGATAATAAAAAGATGCGCGATGTATGTGATCTCGGGAAGCAGCGACGTTCCTTCTTTACGGCCGTCAACACCCTTAAGCGGCTTAACCCCGAGGATCGTGTTATGTGAAGAGATCGGGAGGGATGGACGCGAGGAAATCGGCGTAATCACCCGAGAGGAGGACGGCGTCGTCATCGGACGTAGGCTGATAGTCTTCGATGCCATCGGGGAACGTATCGAAGATAAAAGCGTCGCCTGGGGGGATGGGGATTGAGCGCGTGGCTTTTTTTGAATCCATCTGGAACCTCATTGGGTACCTCCTTGTTTCTCTTTATATTTATATTATAACACAGGGAGAGTGAAAAGTCAACAGGGAATGACAAAATATTTATTTTTTTTTATATTTCTCTCTCCGGAGTGATAACAGATCAAATGGGTGCGCAATTTCATTAACGCGCAACACCGCAGGTGTAAGCGTTTGAAACACTGGCGAAGCCGCGTAGGGGTTGAAGGGGACGTTAGTCCCTTTCTATTTCCTGGTGAGGTTTAGTTTTGCTGCCCCAAGGTTTTATTTTTATTCTTACTCTTAGTAGTAGTAGTAGTAGTAGTAGACTATATGAATATATTCAAGAGTATAAGAGTATAATCTTTCTTTCTATCTTCTTATATCTTCATCTTCTATATTCTCTATATTCTCTATATTCTGTTTTCTATTCTATATCTTCTATTCTCTCTTTTATATCTTATATTATGATATTACTCTTACTTTCTTTTTTAATATATATTAATATATATTTATATATATTATATATATATTATTTTCTTTATATTAATAATATATTTATATATTATTAATTATATATATATTATATTATTATATATTAATATTATATTATTATATATTAATATTATATTATTATAATTATATTATTATAATTATATTATTATATATTAATATTATATTATTATATATTAATATTATATTATTATAATTATATTATTATAATTATATTATTATATATTAATATTATTATATTATTATAATAATATTATTATATATTATATTATATTATATATAATAGATCTTACTCTTATCTCTTATATATTTATCTATTACTCTTATATATTATATATAAACCCTCGGAGAGTATATATAACACGCGCGCGATATTATATATTTCCTAAAGGAAATATATAATAAGGGGATTGCTCGCTTTTACAACAGTCTTAGAAGGTGGTGTCTGGGGCGTAGTTCATCTTCGTCTGTTCATCAACATAGAAGATAAAATGACCATTCTCATCAGTTGCTTCTGCGTGAAAAACAACATAAACATGATCCCCCTTTTTAAGCTTCTTTTCAGCTTTGTGAGCAACACCTCCGATGGCTACCATATCCATAATACAAAAGTGTTTATTCTTACCGAGGCCATCTTTCCCGGTGCAGAGAGTGTAGGTTGCTTTTTTACGAGTACAACCACTGGGGCGTTCTTCGTTAGTTATTTCAACAGGGGATATAATTTTCCCTATTACAGATCCGTGGAACATAATCTTTTTCTCCTTGTGAAAGTCGGCGGCGGACATGTACTATCCGTCGCCTTGTAAATATGCGTAATTGCCCGCCGCCTTAAAACGGCAGTTCTTCGTAGTCCTCTGAGGATTCGGGTGTAACCTCGTCCGCCGCCCCTTCAGCAGAGTCGTCGTTGTTGGTTTCGTCTACCGGTCCACTACGTTGCTTAACCACAGTGAACGAAAACTTATTAGGTTCACCGGTTCCAGCGCCATTTAGGACAAGGTAAACATACCCGCCTCTTTGAAGATTGTGTTCGGCGTAAGTCGCTTGCCTACCCATGGCGACAACTTCGATGCTGCACCATTTGCCATAATCTTTACCAGTACAGACAGTATAGGTCGCCGTCTTTACTTTATTACCGCGAGCCAATTGCTTTTCGCCGATGGTGATGTTGGTGATGATTTTTCCGAATACGGTCGTCTCAATCATTATATTATCCCTCCTGTGGGGTGTTATGGTTTTCCTCTCGTGTACAGACGTGTAGAATTATTTTTTTATGGTCGGGTTGATAAATCTATCGACCGAGCCCCTTTTGTCTGGCACATCCACATACAGATAAGCGTACAAACCAAAAAAGGGCATTCTAGCGTGTTTGGGCGAGAGTTATTATTGTGCGGGGGCTTTTTTACTTGGCCGCCGCCTGGCTACGGGCCTTGTTCTGTATAACTAGACGCTCAACAAGGGCGGCCCGTTGCTCATCTGTTAAAGTACGTCCAGCAGTTTTGAGTGTCAAAAATTTTTTAGGGGCCTCAAATTCATATGCCACCGGTTGCCCATCATAAGTGGAGATTGAAACCAACTTATACTCTTTGGGATTATTCGTCATTAGTTTTTTGAGTTTGGTGACCATTGTGTTATCACTGGTCCAGATGGTCATCTTATCGCTGTTGCGTTCAAAAACAATCGAAGTCTCTTGTTCGTCCAAGGGGTTATTCGGGAAAGCGACCAAATCGTCAACCGTATACGTCTTTTTTTGTTTAACCATAAGCTAAACCTCCAGTAATATTTTTATAATTCTATTATACCACACGGCGGCGGGTATGTCAACACAGGGTGACAAATACTTCTAACTTGTCGTATAATGAAGCCATCATATCTCTCAAACGAAAATACCTCGGTCGATAAATCTGTCGACCAAACTCTTTTCTTTTACTACAGAGCTTAAATAAGCTCAAGAAAAACCAAAAAAAGGTATCTCAGACCATTTTTCCCCATCACGCGTCCGCCCACACACAAAAAAATACCCAGGCTGCTATGCCTGGATATCTTTCTTACTCCTCATCGTCCCATTCGTCGTCTTCATCTTCGTCCGCCAGCATAATCTGGCACTCTGGGCAGATCTTGTTGTACATCGCCACCCATCCCTTCGGATTCCTCCACACAGTCCTGGTGGTCACATCACACCAATGAGCGATGATGCCGACGACGGACTTGAGCGCCTGGGGACGATCGTACTCGAATTTGAAGCACGGGCACTCACGAATGTTGTACTCCTCACCCAACGCCCCTTGATGCGTCTCGTACTTGCTCCCTTCCACCGGGACGCCAGTCTTGAACTTCGAGCAGGAATGCTCTTTATTGTCGCGGGCGTTCATGCATGACCAGCACAAGGTGTCTGTCTTCAGATTGTTGAAGAAGATCCTGGCGTTGATGGCTTCGACTTCCGACTTGGTTAATTTGGTTGCTTTAATGACTCTGTTCATATCACTGTCTCCTAATCTTTTTATACTTTAAGTATAACATAGGTTCGACAGTTTGTCAACATATTTTTAGAAAAAAAATAAAAAATTTTTCAAGAAAAAAATAGTGCAAAATTTTCCTATTCAATAGTGCAAAAATTTACCATCGGCGGCGGACATTTTTTTATGCGGCTGCGCCCGTTTTTTACCCGTTCGCACTGGTTTAGAAAACTGAACATATCGCTACCAAAACCGTCCTGGCGGAGCTGCATTTTTATAAAAAACAGGGTATTTTGGGATATTTGTGACGAAAATTGTAATACGATGTCGACGGCTGATGACGGTCGATGATGACGTAATGTACCATAAACGGTACATAACTTTAGACAAAAATGACACCGTCCGCCGCCTGAAGTAGGACAAAATATTCCTATTATAGAACAAAATATTCCTATTAAAATGACAAAAAATTACTATCGATTTTGCGGTGAGTTGTGCACTTTTCCACATAGTTGTCCACATCAAAGGTCTCGTTTTCGGTGCCTTTCGTTACTAAAAGTGTATAGTTTTTTTAATGATTCGGGCGGCGGATGACGCCATCGGTGACATTATAATGATACTATCAGTGGCAAAACGTCACTATAAATGTCCCTAATTGGCGTCAAAAACGAACAGAATCCTGCGGTTTTTGTGCAAAGTTAGTACTCGTTAAAAAGGACGAAATCGGATGCCTACGGCTGCCAACGTCCGCCGCCTATGTGTGCCAACGTCCGCCGCCAAAGGTGCAAATAATGCCAAAAAAAAGAGTCAATTTGGTGCAAGTTATCCCATTTTCTACCCTCAAACCCGTCGATTTCGACCGGTTTAAACGTGTCGATTTCGATACGGTGGTCACAAGTGGTCAGCCGTCCCTATTATAATAAAAAAAAGAGGCATCTCGGCCTCTCTCTCTCTTGCGCGTACGCATGTATATATACTATATATAATACGCTCACTTTTTCAGCGCGTTTTCGGTGATCCACTTCGGTATTTTCACGAGTGTGTCCCTCCCGCATTCAATCTCGACAACGGCTTCGTCTGATGTCGCTCGAAGGTCGACGACGAAGTAGAAGGTCGGGTTCTCCTTAGTCAAGATGTAAAAGCGGACTTTTTCGTCGAGCGCCGTGTTCGGATAAAGACTACGGACGCTGGCGAATTCGGCCGGTAGAATGGGCCGCTCAAACTCGATTTGGTTGTCTTTATCAAGTTTGTACTTGGTGCACGCTGTGTATGTGCAGGTTCCGTTGTTGTCGGTGAGTTCGCGGATACGGCTACGGCTGACGCCATCGTTGTACGTCCAAAGCTGACGGATGATGACGCGGTCAGCAATCGTGAACGGTTTGTAGGGACTCGTAAGCAGGTTGACGAAGACCGACTTCGGAAGACGATATCGGAGTTCGTGTTCGAGTTCGTACGATGATGAGTTAGTTGTCATTTGTTGCCTCCTTTGGCGGTGATTTAGAGTGATTTATGGGGGTTTATGGGGGTTTATAGCGGGTTATGGGCGGTTAGGGTAAAAAATTGCCTTTTTTACAGAGGGGTCCAGGACGCTGTATAAAATTTTTGACCACTTCTGACCACACCCATAAAAATTAACATCCCATATAGACCATACGGTCTATATGGGCTTATAAATTACCTTCTTGTTCTGCTCTTTCAGCCTTTCTCAAAAGCATTTTAGCGCACATCGGGCAGAAAATATACTTGTGTGCCCACACTTCGTTCTCCGTCGTCCGGCCATAAACTTCGACTCTGGCCATAGCGTTACCCGACGGGAATTCTCGTCCGCAGTTATCGCACGTTTCCTGTTCTCGTACTTGTACAAAACGAGGGCGATTGACTTTCATATTCTTAATCAGCGGAAACTCTCGATGTCCGAGGTATAACCCAATCTTCGCTAACTTTGTATCATTCACGCACTGCCGTTCGCTTTCGAGGGTATCCATACACGGCTGTCCCTTGTTGGGGCAAAAGTTACAGAACCAGCTTTCGATCAGCAGACGGGCTCGTTCGTTGGTTAAGCCGTTCTTAATTTGCTGGCTCTTCTCTTTACGTCTAACTGAACGAATGTAGCATCCTCTTAACTGACCCAGCACCGCTCTGCAGTCGTTGCAGATCCACGCAGAGTCATCGAAGAGCAACCCATCGTTTTCGGGTTTGCCGCAGACGGCGCACGTACGACAGCGTTTGGTGGTTAAGTCTTCGAATGTCTGTTTAATTTCATCAGCCATCTTCTTACTCCTTATAAACAAAACCAATTAACATCTTCGGTGACGGGCTCCAAATCTGTATCTTCAAAATGGAAGTGTTCCCCTCTTCTCTCTTTAGGGAACACGACGGTGCCGCCGACCTCGTTGTAGTCATGACCATCGTCGCTGACTAAGACAAAGCAACCTTCCGCCTTACCTCTTACCACCTTCGCGTAACTTCCAATTTCTACATCAACACGTCCTTTTGCCGACAAAGGCTCCAACATATCGGTTGTAAAATATACATAAGGGGCTTTGACGGGATTCACGAGCTTAAGACGAACGCCGCGACCAATCTCGGTAATTTGAGCAACCTTGCCGCACAGCATCTTTGCAGATGCGGGGAAACCCATACATACCTTAATGTCGCCGTTGTCAGCGACGCCGTACTCTTGCGCCATATCGTCCCATTCGCGGATTGTCACCAAATCTCCTACTCTAAACTTTGCCATTTTTTTTGTATCTCCTTTTCTGTTATGTTCTCATTATACACCAGCCGTCGTCGTTTGTCAACCTTTTATGACACATGTTTCTTAATTCCAAACGTGTCATACACACGGTCCGTCAGATGTTTTGTCAACTGTTCCGCTGATAAATTTACCATCACACACAGGTTGTTGCACTTGTCGATGTTGGTGATTACTGCGTCCTCCAATCTCAGATTTATTGAGCCAACCTCAAAAACGCCGCCCATAATTACTTTGGTGGTAAGTTCGACGGTTATCACGTCTCCCACTTTGGGCATATAGTCTTCCTCGCCCGAAGTCAACACCGCGTCATTGATTGTGAAAGCCAATGTGGTTGCATTGGCTTCCTGACTCAACATTGAATCATTGGCCACCATCTTACCTCTCAAGACATAGTTCAAATGGATGACTTTTGCATCCCAAATCGCTCCAATTTTCATAATCGTTATCTCCTTTTACAGCAAGTTAAGTCGTTACCTAGTGCTATAATTGCTGTAGCACCTGCCGAGTTTCACTCTCTCCAATAATCATAGATTTCGATGACATATCTGGTTTCCCCTTTGTCGTCTTCGAGTTTTTCAATCACTATTCGATTATATTTCTTAACAAAATCCATAATTTCTTCAAACGTGTCGACTTCAATCAGTTGATACAAGGTATTGTATCTTTTCGCCCTCATACAACCATCTATTAGTCGATCTTCTAAAAGGGGGTAGTGTCGAAGAAGTACTTGCCTGTCTTCTTCCCCTTGTGTGCATCCATAATCAAAGTTCGAAGTAGCCGTTATTCCAAATATCATAATTCAATTCTCCTATTAGCCGCCGGTTCGTGGTTTAGTCCTTCACGCTGAATAACGGCTCGTTCTCTTTCCCCATCGCCGTGAGTAGTCGCTGCTCACTCTCGTGGAGAATCGTGGCGTAATCAATCGTCATCGCCATCGCTTGAGCTATTTTGTTGAGCTGAGTGCAAATGACATTATAACAGAAGTTATATTTGGCGCGTTTAGAGAAGAGCATCGTGAGAGACTCGTTCCTTTTGTCGGTGTAACGGTCTTCGTCAAGAGTGAGCTCACTACGTCTCTCTACGCAGACTTTGGTTTCGTCGTATTCTGTTTTCTGGCACGAATAAGTCGCCAGGCGCTGCATGAGACGCTCGTCGATGGTTTTGGTGATGTAAGTGGCCAGCTTGTGTGTAGGCATAAATTTCTCTAACCCAATAGGAGCGAGGGCGCGGGTTATGTAAGCAACCACACTGCTGCGACTTATTATGAGTGAGTAAAACGCCGTGAGAGCTACATCGCTCTCTTCTTTGAGACCTCTCATACTTGTGCCGATGAGGGTTAGGGTGTTGAAAAACTGTAATACGTCCTTATGGGACATCTTTTTGCTTTCTTTAATTTTCATATCAATCCTCCTGTTTTGGGAACCAATAAATCAAGACTGCGAGCGGCAGCTGAATATTTTGGCGTTTTTCTGTAAGTATTATAAAGTCGTTCAATAGTAATTTGTTATTCTCGATACCATCTGCCATTTTCGCGAGGAATGCTCGGAACAGGTTTTTGTTGATATCGGTGAGAGTTTTATAACCGAGGGTTCGGTCCATCACCAACTCAAACACACGCGGGAAGAAACAATCTATTTCCTGGGCCTGGTTTGGGTCCACGATAATTTGTTTGATTCGAGCGATGTCAGCAGCGTCCGGTTTTCCCAGCCGTAAATAATGAGTAACTGTGTTTTCTGCGATGTGTGTATTATACGAGAAATAATACGTCTTGTTGGGGATGAGAAAATCTACAGCTTGTGTAAGCTCTAGAAAAAGAGATAAGAGAATCTCTTTGGTGGGTACAGGATTTTCGGGAGTGGTGACTTTGCACACCTCGGTAGTGATAGTCGATTGTGCCATGCTCATTCCTCCCAACCACATTCAGGGCAGTACCTTCCAACAACTTCGCTTACTTGATAAGCAGGTCTTCCGTCAAGATACCCCGTTTCGGTTTCAACCTCTTCTTCGAGTTCTTCCCCGCAATCAGGACAACGTCCATCTTCGATGAGTTCTTCGCGAAGCGTGCGGCGTGTTTTTTTCACCCACTTTTTAAGGATTTGGAAGATCTCTTCGGGTGTATGTCTTTCGAGGTCATCTGAGAAGTCTTCGAGGTCCTCGAGGGCTTCAAATTTGTCGTTATAATCTTCGCTGATGGTAAAATCTAAACTGTCTAATACAAATTTCATAGTTGTTACGCTCCTTGTGTGTTATATTGTTAGTATAGCACAAGGATTAGATTTTGTCAACATATTTTGAAAAATTTTTTCAGAACATGAACCCCAGTTGATGCGCACTGAGAACAGCGCGTTCAAAACGGCTGGTGGCACAAATGGCGCCGGCGTTAAGTTGTGCTAACTTATTTTTGATATACTCTTGTTTCAGGGTTTCAAAGCGCGTCTTGTCGGTCGTCCAGTTGGTAGTATTTTCCTCGCTTTTATTCAAGGTGTCTTCCCAATCGAGAGCGCGGTGTTGGTCAGTAGTAAGACGTTCGTAATCGAAGATGTACACCTGGTCAGATTCCGTCAATATGGGGATTTCGGTGATAAAAAATTCTGTATCGTAATTTATTATATAAATTGTTTTCATTTATGTTTACCATCCATAAAATAAAATAGTTTCATTGTCCCAATCAATAACTTTTAACAGGTGAATTAGGTTAAAGATTGCATGTTCGTATATATAACTTCTGGACACCTTATATTTGTTTGACTCATCTATATTTTCAAACTGATTTTGTAGCCAGTAAAGTCTACCCTTTACAAATTTCTTCATTTTATCGTGTTCAGATATATCCTCGGTCATAGTTATACCCAATGGATACTGGACTTCTTGTCCGTCCCCTAAAAGCGATTGATAAGCACTTATGGCCTTTTCCTTATATATCTTAATTGCTTCTAACAAACCTTCTTTACCGACAACGAAAGGGTAATAAGCTTCAAAATATTCCTGGCAATCTTTGTCGCCAAATAATGGTTTGCCGGTGTTGTATATTCTTTCGGCGGTATCTTCATAATATAATTTGCCGAATTCAAAGATTTCAGTTCGTGGAAAAATTTCATCGAAATCTATATAACCGCTGTCAGCATCGCCATACTGTCGTTTTAATTCGCTAAGACTTATATTGTTGCATTTTTCTATATCCGATTTTTTAACTAAATAAAAATAATGTCTGTATCCCATTTTTATTCTCCTACTGTTATTGCGTCTGCTCTTATTGCCGCACCGATTACTTTACATACAGTACACGATATATTGCTAAAATCGTCATTGTCCATAAACGGGCACCTACATTCAAAGGTGCAACAATAGTCTATATTTCTATTTGTATAATTACTAATCTTATTCGATACTTTTCTTATTTTATCTTCAATTTGTTTATCCGTCATTCTACCCTCTCAAATGTTCTCCTAAAACTCCCACTGTGGTTTATCCTTAAATTCTATATTATATCTTTCTTTAAGATATTTTACGGTTGGCATAAAAAACACTCTCGGAACATTGATGTTGGGAATATTTTCTTTTGCCCATTCAAGAATGTCGTCTGGTAACGGCATAGACAGCATACAATATGTTATAATGTGATTCAACATATCAGCAGTTAGTTTATCATTAGCAAACTCTTTGTTGCAGTTCACATCAATTTTGCTCGGGAGCCAAGATTGTGCGAACGACAATTTATCTTGCAATTTCTTGATTTTATGCGCCGACAAGCTGGGAATCATAGACAGTCCTATATCTTCAAAGTCGTTTTCAACAAACCATCTTTTTATGATGTCTGCTTCTTTAACCGGATCGGTTGTATATCCATATTGCTCTAATAATTCTTTAAGCGTCATTTTCATACTCCTCCAAAAGTTTGTCTATGTCGTCGATAAACACATAACCATCCAGATAATTATCGTCATAAATACTCAACGACTTCAATCTGTTCAGCACGTCGATTTTCGCTTGCTTGACCTGTGCTATCATTTCTTTATCACTTGCGATTTGATAATTTGCAAACTCTTCTTGAAGTTTTGCATAGTCTTCTTCCGTAACACGCTTCGCCTCAATACACTTCCAGCAGTTTTCTTTGTTCTCATCTTTCAAACGCTCAATCTCTTTCTCTTGCTCGGTTATAAGATTGAGTGTGTCTTTGAGAATTTTGTCATTACAATAACTAAAATCACCGTTTTTATTATACGGGCAGTCCTTACAAGGGTTGATGCTCGGGTTTGAACAACACTCTAATGCTTTCTTAATATCGTCTATATTCATTCTTCTACCTCCCTGATGAGTTCGTCGATATCATTCATTGCACCCTCTGCGAGATAATAACCACCACCATCTAAATTGAAATAAGCGTCTATTGCGGTTTCAACGCGTTCTTTCAACTTGTTCAACACTTCGATTTTGGCTTGCTTGACTTGTGCTGCAATTTCCTTGTCACTCGCAGTTTGATATTTTGCAAACTGTTCTTGCAATTTTACGTAATCGTTTTTCCACTTTTCAATCTCTTGTTCTTGTTCAATGATAACGTTGAGAGCATCAGTTTTTAGTTTGTCGGTACACGTTAAGTCGTCGTGATACGCACAGCCCTCGCAAGGGAAAGCGTTGGCACAAAACTCTAACGCTTTCTTAATATCGTCTTTATTCATTTTTCTACCTCCACACCGTAGTTTTTTGCAATTTCTTGAATCCTACCCATCACGCCATTTTGCAAATTAAAATATAGGACATTCAAAATAGCTTTCGCCGTTTCCTTGCGCGTTTGTTTGAGTTCTCGCCTTAAATCTTTCGCTTCGTTGTAATATTTTGCATTGAGTTCTTGCAGTTCAGTTTCAACTCTATTAAGTCTTGTAATCTCGTCAACTGCTTTTCTTAACCCTTCAACCGTTAAAGGTAAATCACCTATACTTGAAGTCATAATCGCACCTTTTTGAGTATCGTATAAACTTTTTAACATTTCATACTCTTCTCTTGAAAGCACAACGCTATCTTCAGGGAGTTTTCGGTAGTTGTTTCCATAGAGAACACTTGCAACTTCACTTTTATACATTGGATTTAATGAAACACATTTATCTAAAAGTTTCATAATATCTTTTATTTCGTTTCTTTCTTTCGTCATTTCCTCGATTTGCTCTTGTTTAGTCATCTTTGTGTTCCTCCAAAAATTCGTCGAGTTGATATTTTTTAACAAGGTCAGGTTCTGCCAAAAACTGATTTGCAGCGTTAAGAGGCTCGTTTAACCCAAAAGTGTCGTTTAGTTGCCGGTTGATATAATACAAAATTACTTTTGCATTCGATATATCTTTGCAAGATATTTTGTCGCCTGACAACATAACAGCCAAAATATGGGCTTTTAAATTTTTTGCAAAATTTTTAAGCAATGCGCCGTCCACGAATCCTTGCTTCACCAATTCGATTGCCGAATAATAATCGTGGCACCTATCGTTGACTGGAAAGATTGACGGAATGTCATGATAATGACAATCGGCGCAGTTTGTCGTCCCACACGAAGGACCGTGTAGGATTTTTGCAATTTTCATAATTTGAACGTCAGCCTTAGAGTTGGACATCGTCGTAATCCTCGTCGTCCATTACAGTGTCGTCATCAATTCCCCACAATGGGCCGGAGCAGTCAAGGCAACCCTCGAAGAACTCAAAGAATTCGTCGTCGGAATCGTCATCGTCTTCGATATCATCGTACTGATATTCGTCGTCATCGTCATCGAACCCGTAATCTTCGAGCGCCGTCATTTGCTCGTCTTTAATATCTTGTTCCATCGCTAACCACGTTAAGAAAAATTCATCCATAGTTGTCGCTCCTTTCGGTTTTTAATTACATATTGAGTATAGCAAAAAAAAAGAAACCTGTCAACATTATGTGACAAGTTTCTTTGTGGTTTTTATAAAAGTTTTGCGTATTGATTATCGCTCGCCAGCGTGACTCCCAAGACATCGTCATATTTCGAAGGGCGATTGGGAATATACCGCCCAAATTTAACAATAACGTTTTGATACTGTTGAAGTTGGTGGTATTCGTGACTAAACCGCGTGCTACGCACTTCTTCCTCGGTGTAACCGGTGTAGATTACGACGTCGGCGTTGCTGTTGTAGGCATTCCGCAATAGGTCGATAAATTCAATGACTTCGGTGATTTGAAGGAAAGGCTCGAGACCACCAAAAACTATAGCGTCTGTGAATGGATTCGAAAGAAAACGAAGGATGATGTCATCAGTCGGAATTGATTTAATGGGACATTGTCCCCACTCCGCGTTTTGACACGTGGAGATAGGGAGATTATTTTCAGTGCAACATTTGAAGTCACACATACACGCCCCGATGAACATGGCTGGTTTCTTATAATTGACGAAATCTTCGTCTTTGATAAACTTAATTTTCATCAGAGTTCACCGAAAACCAGTCGCGTTTTGCAAATTCCGCCTTACGCTCTTTGGAATATGTTTTTTCCGGCGTCAGGAATCCGACAATGCGTTGGTAAGTTGTTTCGACGGGTTCCCCACAGATTGGGCAGATGTCGCCGTAAAAACCGTGGTTATTTTTACACGCGCTGATGCGGGTGCAGAAGGCAAAATACGGGACTCCAAAGTCGGCCACAGTGTTGAGAAGTTTCCACGCTGTGTCGAAGTCTGAGAGGGGCGCGTCGATGTTAATATGCGCAATCGAACCACCACTACAAGCCGCGTCGAGAGTTGAGCTCGCTATCATTTTATTATGGAGCGAAGTGTGCGTCGCCAGCGGAATCCATTGGTTACCATAAAGAGGAAGATCGTATTCGCCATTTGCGTACAAGAGTTTGTCTTTTTCTTGTAAAATAGTCGCGCAGCGTTCAGCAGGTACTTGTTCAATATTGATTTGATAATCTACCTTTTCTGTCTGGATAAACAGGTCTTTTGCATCATGAATGGCAGCGAGGATTTCGGTGGCAAATTCAAGGCCGCTTGGCGTGTAATTCGCGTTACCAAGAGTGTCGACATATGTGCCGTTTAAGTGCTTGATTGCTTCCCATAAACCTGTGATTCCGATTGTATTGTATTGGGACTTGAGGTGAATGAGATCGAGTGTGTAATTGGGGAGCAATCCTTTTTCAATATTGCGAGCAATGATTGAACGCACACGGTCAAGCACTCTTAAACACAGGTTAACCTTCGATTTGAGCAAGTCAAGATAATAGGCTTTAATTTGTGCTTTGTTGGTGATGTGGTTTTTCTCGCTCCATACTTTTGTAACGTATGCGATGCGAGCTAAGTTAATTGTGTTAACTTTGACAGAGCCGACCTCGAGGGCGGTTCCGCCGATGGAATTAAAATCAGGACTCCGTATGTTTCCAAACGGGCTGGGCTATCTCTTATACGACAAGGTCAATTGTCGCAAATCCCCATTTCCGCTTATGTATCAATAATAAGCGTACTCCTGTTGGCCAGGATAGTCTCTACAGGTTGAGAGTGTGCGGTGCCTTTGAACTTGCGAAGGGGGTAATCAAGTTCGGGGTTGAAATGATTACGACCGGTGTTAATAGCTTTTATTGTGCTAACATTAAAGTTAAAATAATCTGCTATTGTTTGCATTGTACAGAGGCTATTTTGCAAAAGCCAAATAATATTATCAAGTTGAATTGTGGACAAGTTGTAAGGACCTTGTGTTCGAATGGGATAAACCTCATTTTGTCGCTTATAAGTGATTCCAAAATTAATATTATGAATCACAGGCTGTCGAATGGGTGGGTTAAACAGCTTTCCTATTTGTGGTTCTGTTAACACACCTCGTTTCAGTTCTGCAATGATGATATCAACCTGTTTATTGGAAACCACTGAACGAGGATGATTTTCTCCCAACAATCGCGGCGGATCGTCACCACCTTTGGCAATATTATAACCGTTTGGAGCCAATGTATTATAATATTGTATGTAATAACGTTCCTTTTCGTTGTAATTCTCTGTCCACTCGAGAATTTCCATTTTAAAATTTTCTTCGCCATATTTTAATATTGCGAAATATAAAATTTGTGAAGAGCTAAAATCATGATTCCTAGCATGCGATTTATGTGCAATAAAACGACGTTCTGGATTCACGGATTGTCCAATATAACTCTTCCCGTTAACTTGATTTGTAATTTTGTAAATAGCTTTTTGCATATTTCACTCTCCTTCCCACGGGATTCCCATATTCAATGGAACTTAGGGTTCCCCGTTAGCCGCTTATGCGACCCTGGTGATAAACCAGAAAAGGGATTAAAGGGCATCTTTTTAATCTTCACCCAAGATTTTTAACATCACTCACAAGGCGACAACAGTTTGAAAGACTGGTAACATCTTTACTTATAAAGAAATTGCTGTCGGCCCATTTCATATTGTGTTTGCAACACCATTTGGCAAAATCTTCATCAACGAATTTGCCGTCGATACGAAGAAGAGCATAGGTGAGCACCGGGAACGTCATCATGTTGATTGAACGAATTTCACTAACCTTTTCCATAAAGGCTTTTTGATATTCGATGAGTTCGTCGATGTAGTCAATCACACACGTTCCATCGGGATACTCTACTCCGCCGAACAGCGCCATAAGGTATTCGCGGTCAAAGATAGAAAAGTTTGTAAATGCACTTTGCGTAACGCGCAGGTAAGGTTGATTCAGTTTATAAATAATACGCTGGAATTCTTGGTCGCGGTAATATTCGGGAGAATGGAGATAGTATTTGTTCTCACAATCTTTCTTCCAGAAATAAAAACTATAAATCAAGAAGTTGGGAAGACCAACAGCACCGGACGTTCTGTTTGCGCACCAGCTTACCATTTCTCCAACAAAATCCGTGTAGGTTGTTAGATGTTGGGGTGGCTGCGCGTTGAAATTGTTAACAAAGAACAACCCTTTGTTTACGAGTGGGGTTAGATCATAAGCGAAACAATAGGAACGGAACGTGGCCGAACAAAAATCGTGCAAATAGAACCCGCCGTTCCACTCTTCTTCCGCCCATCTCTTTGCTTCTTTGAGACCGTATTTCTTCTTCATTTCATAGAAGATTTTATGGAAAGCAAGTAGCTTAGAATGTGGCTTTGACATTTCGTTTTCGAGCGTCGTGATATCTTTATGGTCTATATTGGCGTTGCTGTCAATAGAAGCATCGGCAACTGATGTAGACTTCACAAATTGATCGATGAACTCTGTATAATTAATTTGTTTGTCGGCTAAGCCGTTGAGATAACACATTTGGTCGCCGTATTTTCTGTTTAGGTGTTTAAGTGTAGTGACAAAATCTTTGTCAAGGTTGATATTAATGTGTAGCTTTCGTTTTGTCATAGAATACTCCCATATATATTTTAATTAGTAAAAAAGGGGTTGCCCTTTTATAAGGGTCAACCTCTGGTTTTCAGCCATTTGATGGCTTCATTGAAATCATAAGATGTTCCGTCGACAACCAAGTGAGGCGCTGAATTATATTTCAATGCTTTCATTTGTTCGATGTCGTCAACTACTGTAAAATCTACACCCGCTTGGGTAAGTTTTGTCTCAAGCATTTTACACTTGGGACAGTGTGTACTGTAAAGAATTATCATATACCTTGCTCCTTAAAAATTATTTTGGTCGGGGTGACACGATTCGAACGTGCGACCTTATGGTCCCAGGCCATACGCGCTCCCAGCTGCGCTACACCCCGAAGAAAATGGGGCCGCCCATACTTCTGACATCCCGGATTTTGGGAGCATTTTCTGGAGAGCCCCGTTAAAAAATTTTGTAGTAGAACCGTTTCCAAACTACTACCGTACTCTTGTACTTTGAGTACCTTGTTACATTAACTTACCGCGAATTAGTTAGTAACCTATGCTCTATCACTGCACATACGATTTTTGTCAGTCGGGCGACCATTTGTCGTGTCGCCGTGGTGCGACCAGTGAGACTCGAACTCACACATCTGTGATACCAGCTCCTAAGGCTGGCGCGTCTGCCAATTCCGCCACGGTCACATTATTTCTTTTTACCAAACCACATTTCCGCCGCGTTCTCAGGCAGCGGAGATGGGATGGCTGGTGCAATATCTTCGGTATACACCATACTTGATTGTAGTGCTTCTTTAATCTCTTTGATTTTCTTAGGGTCTGTAACAATTACAGGCTTATCGTCAATCATATAAACCTCCATAGTTATAGTGGCTACCGAGGAGGGACTTGAACCCCCAAGACTTTCGTCGCCAGAATCAAAATCTGGTGCGTCTACCAATTTCGCCACTCGGCATTAGCAAAAATATTATTCTATTGGCAGGCCCTCTAAGATTCGAACTCAGATCTTACGGTTTTGGAGACCGATATTTTACCATTAAACTAAGAACCTAAAAAGTTTTGAGGGAATAGGCCACTCACCTTATTGATTTTGACTTTTATGATAACCTTCCTTTTAAGGCTTCTTTTATAAATTGTGCGCTTACGCCATAGTCCAACGCAATCCGTCTATATGACTCGGTTTTGTGACGTTCTCTAATCAAATCTAAATTTGCTAAAATCACTTTACGTTTATCTGACATTTGTTTTGGTGTAATTGATTGGCGATATTTCATAGCGCAAGAATTATTACAAAATTGTCTTTTATGAGAATGTTTCATTGGTAATAGATTGCCACAAAATTTACAATATGCAGGTTCATTCTTACTGCCTCGTTTAGTATTGTTATAAGTAGCTGCACAACTGTGACTACAAAAAGTATTCAAACGATGATCGTAATCAAGAATTTTATTACACACTAAGCAGCGCTTTGGATTCTGTTCATAACGTTTTATATTATCTTGCCTTACTTGTTTAGCACTCTCGTGTGAAGCAAGGATAGCAAAAGAAGCCCGGTCGAAAACTAAATTATCATTTATATAATCAAAGCTGAAGCCGCCGTTTGTTTGATTGAGACACTTCGCTGAATCCTCTTGGCGACACCTCTGCGCTAAAATATGCTCCAAATCCAGCGAATCTTGTCGGGTCTCAAAAACACCTAAAATCTCTTTTTTATGATTTTCAACACCATATTGCTTGATAGACTTTCGAATAAGCTTACCAGACCCCATGTAATTATCATCCACATTATCAGTTTTATGGGAACCAATATAATATTCCCCTGTAATGTTACAAGTGATTTTATAAGTTACAAACATTGTATCTCCTGATTCGTCAAAATTTTACCGCCATTGAGCCATATCAACCTATTTTTCACTCGCAAGCGTAATTAACAATAACCAACTCTTTGATTTGCCCACGCGCATCGCCCTTACTGTTGATGTTACGACGAGCTAAAACTTCATGAACATACAGTCCTTCTGTGCTTTCATATTTATCACGAAGAGAAGTGTCATTTTCGTCAGCCGAATTCGACAACATCGTCGCCGCACCGGTTTGACCACTTTTGATAAAAAACTCACACAGGCGGTTTTGTTCTTCGTCACCGAACCCATCTTTATCGTAAGCGGTAAAAGAGTTTTTACCTTTGAGAGGACGGTAAGGGGGATCGAAGTAGACAAAAGAGCCTTTCTCGATGTCCCACTCTACCTCAGTGAAATCACCACGGTAAATATCCACCTTTTGAAGAATGTCCGCGCATCTCTTGAGGTTATCAGCATCGCAAATCGTTGCTGTGTCATATTGACCAAACGGAACATTGAACTCGCCCTTACTGTTGACTCTATACAAACCATTAAAACAGGTTTTGTTTAGAAAAATAAACTCAGCCGCTTTTTGGTAACAATTTGTATGAGAGAGCTCGGTGGTGTTGAACGATTGCCTTGTCAACAGGTAAACCCCTTTCTTACCATCCAAGGTCGCCTGTCCGTCGTACTTCGTTTGAAGCGTACGTAATTCGTCTATTAATCTTTGATGATTTCTCTTAAGGCACTGGTACACATTAATCAGTTCGGCATTACGGTCGCAAATAACGCCGCGACGGAACGGATAACGTTGCATCATATAAAAAAGCATTGCCCCACTGCCAACAAGCGGCTCTACATATGTTGTGTATTCCCCTGACTTCACTCTAGTGTAGAAGTCTTCACCTGATTTAGACACCGGAAGAAGTTTATCCAATTGAGGAATGAGTTGGGTTTTACCACCTGCCCACTTCACAAAGGGGCGAGCAAAAAGTTTTTTCTGTTTAGCCATAAATATGCTCCAAGTTGTGTTATGTCAAAATTTTACTGCTTTATATGGATTTTGTCAACTTCTAGTGACAAAAAAGTACAAATAAAATCACAGTTTTATTTGCCGTATTTTTGGGGATTTTTTGTAATATCAGAGGAAGGATTGGCGACTCACACAAACGAAAAAGAAAAGGGGTGATTTTTACGTTGTCCGCCAACGCCAGGAGAACCCTAGAAAAGAGTTCGAGTTTTTCCGTTGCTCGTCAACCTTCGGTGCATTCGTCCGATAACGCTTCGGATTATTCTAGTGTCACAACACTCGTGCTGTCTGCCAAATCCTTCTCTGATATTGGTGGAACATCTGGGTGCTGCCCCCAGGTCCCGTACAGTTCACTTCGGATTTAAGTACGGTCGAAACTTTTCTATGTCCCACGTGCGGTATTACACCGCAAGTTGTTATTTGTCTAGGAAGACAACATTGGCGGGCTGAGGAATTTCTTCGTCGTCGCCCTCTTCTTCTTTTTCCTCAAGTTCCTCTTCGGAATCCGCAGCGTACTCTTTGATGTATTCCTTGGTCGGATCTACCCACACAAGATACGGACACCCGTAGTCGCGGTCTGCGTAATCGTACTCTACGCTGACATACATTCCATCGCTCCAGATTTTAATATCTTGTTCTTGCGCCAAGAGGATTCTAATGAAGTCGTTAAAGTCTTTGCTTGCTTGACCACCTTCTAAAACTCCTGTGAGTTCAAAACATAAATACTTTTCCGCTTGCATAATCATGCCTCCTGTTGGTTGGTGCCCTGCATATAATCTTTGTCAAGCCATTTTTTCTTTTCGATAAAATCGATGGCTTCATCAATATGTAAGAACCCAACACAGTTGAAGTTACCGTCACCGTTGCTGTCGCTATTGGGGACGCCCACATAGAATGGACCGAATGCCTCATTATGTGCGATAATAACCTTACCAAGCTTATCTTTGTTAAATTTACACAAATGATTGGTGGCAGGATTCTTAATCAACCCGTCGAGATTAATTAACCACACCTTATCTGGGCAGCATTCTCCAGTGATTCTCGAAACACCACCGGGAGCAATATCCAAGACGTTCAGGTCGGCAAGTTTTTGTTCGGCGTCCTCAGCCGTGAATACAGGAACCAATTTGATAAAATCGAATTCGAGATTCATTTTTTTAATGACGAGGAACAAATAATCACTAAAACCGCGAACGATAAATCCTTTTTTCAATTCGTCCTCAGAATGAAGAGCGATTTCTTGGTCGATCTTTGTCCATATTTCATCGGCCAACACCTGGCCTTCCTCAAGTCCTTCGACATATATATTGTCGTGCATATACAAATTCTCCTTTCAGTCGTCAATTTCTATTCTTCTATAACCGTCTTCAATGCGAACACTAATCCAGTTCGACTCAATTTGAGTATCCGACCAAATTATTTCTTGTTCACGAAGAAGTCGTGTCGCAAATGAGATAAAAGCCGATGAACAACCAGCTTGTCTCATAGCTTTCCTAAGTTCAATCATAATCGTCTCCTGTTACTTGCGATACTTGTGTATCCCATATGTATCTGGAATGTCCAGAACTGTGATTAGTTCAGCAGTTGGGCTAAACACGAAGATTTGATTCCCGAATACCCTGAGCTCTGCGTCTATACAAGAACGAGACGCGACCTTTTGTAAATACTTACGAAATTTGGGATGCGTAAACGTGTTAGGCTTTTTACCGTTGCGATATGCTCTGTCGATATATGCGACAGCGTCTTTACAATTTGAGCGTTGAATCACTCTTTCTAATCCGTGTTTTGTTGCGTTGCAATTTTCCATAGTGTACCTCACTTGTTGTTTATACACTGATATTAGCACACTTTTGGAAAATTGTCAACACATAATGACAAAAAACTTTTTTAAATTTCATCCAACGACGAAACCAGTCCGTGGATGATACCTAACTCTATAGCATCTTTTGCCCAAATAAACCACTCTGTGCTTCTTTTTTTATTATATATCTTTTCTGGAATAGTGGTTCTATCGAGGACATATTTTTTCAGTAATTCTACACATCGCGTATAGTGTTCCATTTGGCTTTTGCTTTGTTCATAGGTTCCCGCAGCACCGCCAGAACCGCTATGGATTAAGAACTGAGCGTTAGGATACGCAAAACGCTGGCTACCAGCGAGCATGATATAGAACCCAGCCGACATTGCTACACCTACGTTGTAAGTGTACACCGGAGTCTTACTCAGCAACAGAGTGTCAATGAAGTGCAAGCAAGCGTCCAGACTCCCACCATAAGAATTTACTAAAACTTTAATGGGTTTGCGTTCTTCGACGGGTATATCCTTATCTTGGCGATTCCAACGAATGATTCGACGAGAGTACTCAATAAGAGTGTCGTCGATATCGAAATCGATATAAATAATACGTTCGTTGAGATCGAGATAGGTTTCGTATTCATTCAAACTAGGAAGGGGACTAACTTGCCCAAGTTTCCCCAATTCAACTGTAAGGTCCTCAAGATTAGTAAAATCTTCACACTTATTATACATAATACATTCTCCTTTCTGTTAATTTGGTTGTGTTGTGCCTAATTTTTGTTAATATTTTACAACTAATAGAACCATTGTTTACCCTTGTCTCATTAAAATTTTAGATCTTAAAATATCCCGATTTGCGCCTACCAAAAACAAAATATTGTTTATTTTGATATTTCACAGTATCAAATAATTTAAATCCAAAAATGTCGCCAATTAGTTGATTGCTTATCTTTCGCCCATTTTTACACAAATTATTTTTATAAATCTGCCGATTTTGCCTTCTGACACATTTTTGATAAAGATAATATTCCAAGGGTTTCGCCAAAGGATTGCCACTGATACACCGCGCATCGACATGGTGTTCTTTAGGCAGACCATTCTCGATTCTTATGTTTTTCGTAACATATCCAAAGGTTTCATGAACATTCGGATATGTTTGGTTTAATCTTAGCAACAAGGTTTTCCTCATGATACCCATAAATGCAGCATCTCGATAATTTTTACCACGTTTGAGCTTTAATTCAACTTCGCCTTTATGATAAGCTTTATGACAGGTTTCACATAAAGTGATTAAATTATTTGGCGCATTGCCACCGGTTTTGCGACTTTCAAGATGGTGTACATTTAATACATTATCTTTTGATTTACCGTGGCAACATTGACATTCGTGGTTATCGCGGAACAATACATATTCTCTTACATTCCAGAAACCTAATTGATTACCCTGTTGATATTCTTCTCCCGATATTTCGGGATTGTTTATCTTCTGGATATCGAATTGAGCGGTTTCGACAATAAGTTTAGTTATCGGCAAAATCTCATATAAGTGTCTTATAACTTGAATATGCGCATTTATCTTTTGCTCAATGCTGGGAGCTAGCCAGCCCTTGTGTTTTGAATGGACACGATTGTTAAATCTTGCTGGACGATATCTTAGTCTACTTCTACGAGTTCTACGAGCTTCGCGACGAGACGACAATTTCTCTACGATATCGTTTCTTAACTCAACTTCAGCTTCATACAGCACTTGTTTTTCCGTTGTTGCAGAAACACCGATGTACTTACTTCCGGCATCAACCCCAAGAGCGATGTCCTGTGTCTGATTTTCACAATCAAATAGTAATTGAATTGTAAACGGTTCGTATTTTACTGTTCTTGCTTTGTGTTGTTTTAGCAATTTTCTTGCCTTTGCTTCTTTGCAAGGCATTAATGGTTTGCCTTGTTTGTTTAATACATATACCATTGCTTTTATAGCCTCCTATATGTTAGAGTGGTTACTCCACGACAATGTTATTCAAAGGTTTAATGTATGCAACACTGTTCCTACCCATCAGAACTGTTTAATCACATACCGCAGAGCGTAAGACTGGAGAGTACATCCTACGGTGCCTATATATTCTTTGATAACGTAGCTTAACGCTTAGTCTGATCAACTAGTGAGTAAACTCGCGCTCTATTAGAGCTGGGTAATTGACACTTTTTGGTCATCTAAATACTCCTTTGGTTTTGTCGCTTCTTGTAAAAGCTCGCACAGCCAGGTTTGTTTTGTTTTCACACGACTAATTTTGACTGCTTGTTGTAAAATTTTCTTCTGTCCAATCAAAACGCAATATTTACGAGCTCGAGTAATCATTGTGTACAGCAATTCTTTGGACATTAGAGCGTATGACGAGCTGTCGATAGCTCCGATTACATACGGGGATGAGTCGCCCTGTTTTTTATGCACGGTGATAGCATATCCTAAAGAAAGGTTGTTATAATCCTCTGCTCCCAAAACAATATCACCTTGCTCTGTCAAATTGACAATCATAAAATCAGGTCCAATTTGTTTAATATAACCTACATTCCCATTATAGATAGGTTCTTTGTTGCCTTCTATATTGATGGTCTTGTAGTTGTTTTTCATAATGATGATTCGATCATTAGGACGGTACGTATAACTGTATTTATAGTTCCCGTCGGTATATGGTACTGTTATTTCATCCACACTGGGCGTACCGTTGACAATCTCTTGAATGGCTAGGTTTAACGCTCTACAGCTGGCCTCGCCTCGACTACGCATCGGAACTAACACCTGGATGTCATTTGCTGGAACGTGTTGGTTAATATAAAGTTCCTTAAACTCGTCAATAATTTTTGATTGTGTCAAAGCACTATCAATATAAGTAACGAGTTTAAAATCTTTACGAACTCCACGATATTCAACACCACTGGTTTTCGGCCCCACAATTTGTTCTCCACATGCAACCTTAAGTGATTGTGTGATAATGCCGCTATCTGCCTGTTGTCGTTGTATTTTTGTTAACTGGACAGTTGGCATCGTGTGTGATTTAATTGTGTCGGTGAGAACGCTGGCTAACCCAATTGCTTCAAGCTGTTTGGTATCACCAATAAATAACACTTTGGCGCCGGTGGGGATTGCTTGTAACAAAGAAAGGGTAATTTCTCCACCCCACATTGATACTTCGTCACCGATTATGATGTCATATGGTAAGGGGTTCTCTTTATTGTGCAAAAATTTACCTGACTCTGGATCGTACTTAAGTAACCGGTGAATGGTCTTTCCTTCAATATGAGTTATTTCTGTCAATTTAGAGGCAGCACGACCTGATAAGGACACTTGAGCAACGCGGAAATTATGGGCTTCGAGGACGTGAGCGATGCCGTTTACGGCCGAAGTCTTGCCGCATCCGGCCCCACCCGTCAAAATACTGAACTGATTGTTCAAAGTGTTCCAAATCGCGGTTCGCTGTTCCTCAGTATATTCGAAGCCTTGTTCTAGTTCCACGCTGCGAATTATTGTTTCGGCTCGTTCTGGGTTAATCTCAATATGAGCTGCGCCGCGTTGAATACGAAGTATCTCATTGGCGATTTGTTGTTCAAGTTCACGGTATTCCATTAACCCAACACGTTCAGTTTCTTTATCATAATACAAAACGTGATTTTTAATATTACGACGAATAAGTTCATAAATTCGCTCATCGTTGTGTGGGTCGCACACCTGGTCAATAACCACGCACAAGTCTTCGACGCTTACCCAAGAGTTGCCGTTCATCTCTGCTTGTTCTCTGAGATAATGTACTAGATAGGCGCCCATACGTTCATCAGAGTCGTGAGCAAGTCCTTGTGACATCGCTATAGCGTCTGCCTTAGCCCATCCGTAACCAGGCACTTGAATAATTAACAAATACGGATTCTTTTCGATAACTTCGACCGCCGCCTCAGGAGAACCATAAAAGTGCACCAATTTCTCAATCGCACCCTTCGTTAACCCTAGATCATAAAACCGAACAAATGCGAGACTTAAGTCTTTACTGTCCTCGTACTTGTTAATCATACGTTGCGCTGTCACCGGGCCAATACCTTTTATTTTCATTAAGGCTTTCGTGTCGTGGTTTTGTAACAGCACCAGTGGATTATCGCAATTCTCATATAACGCCGCAGTTTGTGTTGGAGTTAAAAAGAAAGAGAAAAATTTAAGTTGGTCATCTTTATCGGTCAAGTCGTAATCAAGACACATCAAATCGACTTCGTATTGCAACCCGTATTTGGCGTCTTCGACAAGATGAGCAACCATTGTGTAAGTGTCACGTGCATTTAACGCAGGCATCGAGCCCTTGGCAGTAAAACGTAAAGACCACTGAAAGCATTCTGGAACCTCTCCCTCCAGCACTTCCTCAATACGAAAAGCAGCAATGGTCCAACTACCGGAAGTTTGACCATTTTTGGGATAAATAATCCTTTCAACTCGTACTTTTAATCTAACTTTATCTTCAAAAGCCGACGATGCGGCCAATGCGTAATTTGCGTCCATTACTACCTCTGCTTGCAATTTGAATTCATATTAACACAAAAAGCTCCTGTTGTCAACTTATTGTGACGAATTCTTTGTTTTTTCACGCTCGAATTTTAGTTTGGGATATTCGCTCGAGCATGATTCAATTAAATTAACCGAATGACGGATACCCTTATCATAATCGGTCTTTGGTAAAAACATATTTTCTTGGCGTACGCCATATATAAGCAATTTATTACCGCGTGTAAACCAAGATTTTTCAATCATTGTTTTCTTGCCATTGGTATCCACCGTACTAATATTCTTGTTATAATGAATATAAGCCTCGGCATAAAACTTGACATCTACCACGCCCGTTGGGGTGAGTAAGGTCACAATATGTTTATTATTATTAGCGCCGACCACAGTGCCAGCAATACCAACCACATCGTATACGGGAGTTTCTTTGCCGCTTTTAAGCGTTTTCATCCTAAGAGGTTTGAGTTCTTCGGGGAGGTCTTTAAAAGAACGTAGATTATATGCAAGCGATTTCATATTCGCCAATTCGTGGCCGCTGTAATAGAAACTCATTGATGACATTTCCCACGTGCTCAGACTTCCTTGGCAATATTTATCCCACATTGACTTAACCACATCTTCACATTCCGCACGATATAAAGCTTGACGGCCTTCGTTGGAGCTAAACCACTCCATAACGGGTGCCATAATCTCTTTGTATTTTTTCTCAAAAGTTGAGGTTTTGAATGTATATCCCGCCGGAACGGTATCGTAATCTTTGCCCAACACCATTTTATCTTTGAGGTAACGTTCAAAGAATTGAACACTGTCAGGGTCGACGATAGCGTAGATTTTCTTGTCCGCCTGTTTCTCGTTTTTATCAATCCACTTTTTATAGTTAAACATGCGAACGTGAGATTTATAATCGTCAGGGACAATACCAAACTCAATAGCTTTACCCAAATGGACGGTGGTTACCTTTTCTTTAAAGGTTACTTTGGTACGAGCATACGCTTCGAGATATGAGCGCATGATTGCCTGACGCGGACGGTTCTCAATGGCATCAAAAGAACCTGCTTTAATCAATGAAATCATTTGAACCGGCGTGAGTGTCAGATGGCTCATAAAATCCTCAAGCGAGGAGTAAGGACGGCCAGCAATGATGGCCTTAGCCCACTCTTGGTTGATGTTAGTAATGGTCGACAAACTATAAACAATAGCGTTGTGCTTAATGTCGGGAATGAAGTCTAACTGTGCTAGATTAATATCAGGCAACATAATTTGCACACCGCTTTGTTGTGCGTCGCTGATAGCCTTGGCAATTTTGGGATAGTTGATGGGAACGGATTTAGTCTTTTTGATCTCGTCGGCATCACTAATATCGTCGTCGACATCGGTTTCCCAGGGCGAAGTGATATTTTCTTCATCACCATAATCTTCGTCACCATTGTCTTCGAAATCGGTGGCAGAAGAACCTGCGTTCACACACAAGCAAGCACACGACCAAAAGAGGGGATTATAGCGCGTAGCAAGGTTTGCCTCTTGTACTGCTTCGATACTATAAGCAATATCGTGAGGAATAGAAAAGCTATAGCCAATTTGCGGTTTAACTAAATGGTTCCAACAATAATCAAGATACTCTTTTCTAGCCATTTGTTCATTCTCCCCCTTCGTCAACTGCCTCAAAGAAACGTTTTTTCATTTTCTCAATTTTCTTTGCGTCTTTTTTTGCCACTGCTTTGCGTAACAAGTTTGCCTCACCCAAAGTAAAATTCGCAATTTCAGGACGTTGTACTAAGCGCATCATATCTTCTTGTTCAACAGAATTGCCATATTTGGACAACAACTCTTCTTTGAGAACTTGCTGTTCTTCAGGAGTTAAACCAGCTTCATCCATTTCTTTGTACCATTCATTGATATCGTTACGGAATCTAACATATCTGTCCAGGGGGCGTTCTTCGCCCTCTTCGCCCATTAATCTCATAACAGCGTTGGCTGCTCCAAGTTCCGCAACCGACGTAGGACGAGTACGTTTGATACAAACGGCTCCAACTTGAGTTTCGAACTGGAAGAGATTGGCGATCTTGCCATTTTGCATATCTTCCCACATTTGAGGATTTGTATAATCAAGCACATCAGGATGTAAATACTTGTTGTAAGTTGCTCTTAACGAACCTTGCCATTGAATCTCGCCCGCTTTAAGCAACAGCTCTATACATTTCATTAGTTTGGTTTGAGCATCGGTATATAAACAGTCAAACTTCAATGAACCAACCTGATCTGCCGCACGGTAATCATAGCAAGTGATACGAGTTCCATTGGGGGCACGCATCATTCCTAAATGTTCAAGATAGCCGTGAGAGAACACATAGCAAGCTGAAGCGTGAACTCCCGCACCTGAAATTAACCCTTCTATTTTACAGACCGTTTCATAAAGATTAGGATAGGCTTTAAGCGCTTTGATAAGTTCGGGAGCGGGTTCATATCCTTGTTCTTCGTTGCCATTTTCACATTCTTCCAAAGTGTACACGTGCCCACGCGACATTGGCACCATCGCAGACAAAGGTTGAGCTTCGTCAACTGGGATGTCGAGACCACGACAAGCGGTCAGGATTGCAGACTTTAATGATTCTCTTTTATAAGTTAAAGTGTTTAAAACACGATCATAACCATAATGTTGGCGCAAGGCTTCCATTAATTCTGGCGCTTTGTCGTTCGAGAAGTCGCAATCGATGTCCGGTAGAGTAGCCCCACTTTCGATGTTCATGAACCGCCAATAAGGGACATTATACACCATAGGATTGGCTTGTGTAATGCCTATAAGATAGTTAATCAAAAAAGCCATTGCGGAGCCTCTTGACACGCCGACGAAGGTGACTTCCCAAGCAATGTCGATAATTTCTTTTACTAAGTTGAGATAGGCACTCATGCGTTGGCCAAGAGAGTCGCTAACCACTTTAAGCGTATAAAGCTCAATCTCTATTCTCTCTGCTTGTTCTTTGCCTACCACAAACTTTTTATCAAGAATCCCTTGCTCTATCGAATAAAGCAAAAATCTATCTTGTGGGAATTCACTATACGCATAAAACTTGATGTTGGGACAACTCTCATACCAATCCTTGAGCAAGTGGCGTACTTGAAATTCTGGCAATTTACGTTCGGGAACGATGATGGGGCAGCGCATATCATAGTATTCAATTTGATTATAAATTAATTGAGTATTATTAATCGCAGTGTCGACAACGTCGCTCGGGAGATAAGACAAGATTTGACGAATCTCATCTTCGGGTTTTATATAGGTGTATTTATAGAACGCGTTAACTTCGCGGTCACTTTCTTCTTTACTGTTTAAGAACTTTTCAAAAATAGAAAGATCTTCCTTGTTGAGATAGTGGGCATCCTGTGTTACAATATAAGGTATGCCAAAAAATTCAGACAACTTTATGATATAACGGTTAACATCTTGTTGGTCATCGGAATCGGAGTCTTGCATCTCCAAAAAACAATTTCCCTCACCAAAGGTGTCTACCATCCAATTGATCATGAAATTGATTGAATCCGAATCCCTGCGTAAAATACTCGTACCCAAACGACCACCGACGCACGCCGTAGAGGCAATCAAATGTCCTTTATTTTTACCAATAATTCTTTCAAAATCTTGATAAAAAGTGGGTGTGCGGCGTTGTCCGCGTTCCATATAGGAGCGCTCCCAGGCTTGACTGGAAAGCTCACGCAATTGTCTGTGGCCAATTTCGTCTTTCGCCAAAAGAATGAAGTGCCAATACTTGTCGGCGTTTTTATATTCGTTTTCGTCTATAAGATAAATCTCGTTACCGAGGATAATCTTAAAGTCAGGATGTTCTTCACGTATTTTGTCCCCACAATTCAAAGCTTCAATATGACCACTAATAACTTCGTGGTCAGTGATCGCCAAACCATTAAAGCCGTATTCAATGGCTTTGTTAATCATTTCAGGGATACGATTGATGGAATCTCTCAAATGTAAATTACTATAGGCTGTGTGATTGTGTATAGAACAAAACATATAACTCTCCTTTCTCTCTTGTTATATTACCACAAATACAAAAAGGTGTCAACTTTCACTGACACCTTTTTGAATATTTTTCTACCATTTTCTCGGCCGCTCCACAAGGGTAAAATTCTGTACATTTCCCTCCGCGATAGACGCAGTTTGGAACGAGTAACCCTGTGAATTCGGGGTTAAGTATTTCCACTTGACGGCAAATTTCAGCAACCACAGCATGCGTCTCGGGACTTGCTTGATTACATAAACGCTTATGGGCAATCGTCATGAGCTCCTGAGCGTTCATCTCCCAGCAAAAGTCAACCGGCGCATCTTGGGGTGCTTTACCTCGGTCATAGTTTTTCTGACGATCGTTCCGTTGCGTCTTAACAAACGGTGTGGCGTGAACGTGCCTCACTAAGTGCCCTACGACCCAATAGGGGACGTTCGTGATACGAAAAACAAAATGTAATACCCTAATTGGGCTGTGTTCAGAGGCTAAAATCCTGTGCTTCCACTCGTCAGTTGGCGGCTGTTTAGCATCTTTGCCTATTGTTACTAAAGTACATTGTTTACATAACATCCAATCTTCGTCGGTTGGATGTCTAAGAATCTCTACTTGAAAATCTGACATTCTACTCCTCTATGACAAAACAATTACATTTGTGACTATGGACTGTGCAAGCATCGAGGCCTACAATACCATCATCGACAAAGATATCAAAGCAAGAATCGTCACCAAATTCTGTCCCCTTGTTATGTAAGAAACTATGCGCCCAACTTGTGTGCCAATGACCAACTACGACAGTTTTGTCAGGAATTCGGTATCCACGATTCCACAACTTAAACGGATTTCCCCATCTTGCACTGCGCCACTCTTCTTTGGTGGCTTGTCGTAAGTCGGTAACACCAATAGGAACCCAGGAGTGCACAAAGATATATGTGCCCAACTCGTAAAAATCGACACATTCTGCGAGGTAATCCCATAATGGTTTAACATTGGCGACGCGATCGAATATTTGATGATAATCACCATTTGGGTCGCCGGGAACACCAAACCAAAATGCGTCATCTTGGAGACCACACAAATTAAAAATTGTTTTTAACGTGCCATTGGAAATATCATTGGGATAAAAATCACGACGGCTAATGCAATCTTCAAGCAAATCTTCGTGGTTACCTCGAATAAAAATTCGACGGTCTTTAGGGATAGACAGTAAGAATTCTAGCACTTCCGATGATTGTGGACCACGGTCGAGCACGTCACCACAAGAGATTAAAATGTGGTCGGGGTTATTAATTTCGAACCCCGCCACATCCAACGCGTTCTTCATTTCGGTGTAAAACGAATGAACATCAGCAATTACGAAAAACTTCTTACTCATGATCGCTCTTTGTGTTTACGTCCGCTTTAGGAAGAAAATGGCCATACCTGTCTAAACCGACTAGTTCATTGGACCATTTTTCTGTGTAAAAGTCATAGTAAGTCTTGTTATGTTTTTTCATATAATTGTCGCCAAACGCCGCCCAGCAGATTGACGGCAATCCAATCACAAACAAAAATAACGGCCCAAGAAACAGACTTTGTAACGAGTGGCCATATTCGTGAGCCACCAGCTCTTCGTCCTCGTCGTCGGTTACAAACAAAAACATTCCAAGTGACACGGAACCGTATTTGTTGTTCCACTTGGTCACGATAGCATTTTTGTACTTCTTGGATTTATATCCAAGCATTTTGCATACCAAAAACATTACCAAACCCACAAGGTTTTGGAGAATGCCCCAGGTAAATTGAATCAATGTGTACATAAGCTGATTAGTCACAACTATAGTCTCCTTATAATAGATTTGGGTAAAATGTATTAAAACGTTCTGCAAAAGCTCGTGCGCGTTCTTCAGCGTTTTGACGCCCCAACATCCTGTCTTCAGTCAACATATCGCCGACAATAGCAGCAACATTTTGTTGAATCGTTTTAGATGTGACGATAGGATCAAGTTGTTTAGCGGCAACCAGATATGCGTGTGCATAGTCAAAACGATAAGGATTTTGGTCTATTTCGTCAGCTCGAAAGGCAGCCGTCATTATATAATAGATGCGCAACCCAAGCTCTCGTGTCATTGTTTGCGGAGGGCCAAATAATGTATCAAAAAACAGTCCCATAGGTTTTCTCCTTAAAAGATAAAGTTATACTTTTTTTTAATTTTTTCGCGGTCCGGCGGAATGTTCTCGCGCTCCTCATCGGTCAAATCTCTGCACTGTTCCATCAGATAATGGCGCATAATAGCCTCGTGTCGTTCCATTCCTTCCCATTCGTTCAGTTTGTCAAATGTTTTATTATCCTGTGTCCATTGGCACTGATACGGACAAAGATGTTTGGCACCTTCCGGTTGGTTCGGATTTGTCCCGCAGAAGTTACACCAGTGACAGAGAGGGGATGGGTGTGGTGTCCAATCTTGCGCGTCGATTCCAGCAAACAGCTTCTCTAACTTCGCGTCCGCACGTTTGAGCCATCCTTTGGTTCCCGCGCGTTGCCTCATATCAATAAACGGCAAATCCCAGTAACACTCATCTGGCTCGGTTGCAAGATTGTAACAACTTTTAAGAGCCATGGTGTAAATCTTCATTTGTAATGGTGTAGGTACGTCATTCTTTTCATCAAATGGCGCAGCCTTGGTTTTTATATCATCGATGATATATTTATCAGTACCTTTGTATCTCCATATACGATCAATATATCCGCTGAATAAACGCCCTTTGTACGTATATTCAAAATACTTTTCAACATCAACAAGCTCGATGTCGGGGTGTTCTTCCAAAAACTTTTGTTGACGATAAATACCAACCTCGGCGTAGAACTTACATCTTTGTGCATAAGAACTACCGTATTTGTCGATTTCGTAAAATTCATCAACGTATTTTTGTCGTAAAAAGTTAACGCCCTGGATGCCACCAGTTCTATCGTATTTGTCTTTTTGTGGAATGTTGCAATTCCAAAAATCTTCAAGCAGCGCAGGATAATCGGGCTCTCGTCCATTGATATACGCTTCGGAGATGCGCTGTTCAATCCAGTGAACCAAGGTACCAATGCTTGTGGCGATAGTATCGGCGGCGAAGAATCTTCCTTCAACATATTGAAGTTTATATTTCCACCCACACTGTTTGTAGGTGTCGAGTTTCGTATAAGAGAATCTCTCTACTTTACTTCTTTGTGGCACGTCTTCGCTCCTTTTTGAAGTCTACTTCGGGGGATGGTATATAGATCTTCTTCTTCATTAATTTTTCAAGGGTTTCACGCCCATTATCACTGGGCGAACCCTTGTATGGCAATAAGCCTTCGTAGTCCATAACTACATATGTGTTAGTATATTTTGTAAGCGGTAATACAGTTTTGAGCAACTTTTGTTCATAAGCTTTGGTAAGCTCTGATTCTGGATCTGTGTCGTTTTCTCTATCGTATGCCAGAATAACTTCTTCCACTCCCAGTCGCAACAGTAAATCAATCTGTACGGGGGATATAGACGAGCCACAGGTAGCTGCTACAAAACAATTCTCGCCATAATAACTGTAGCACTGCATGACACTCTTTTCACTTTCCACTAACATAATCTTCTTATGTTTTTTGATTGCTTCAAGATTTTCGTGTAAACCGTATAAACAAGAACCTAACGGATGCCGATAACAAGTGCCTTCTAAATATGCTGGCATATATTTTCGCCCATCCAATAAGTCGTTGGTGTCATACGAGCGCCCTCTAATTCCTACTAAGTTGCCATCCATATCGTAGTGAGGAATTATAATTTTTTGGTTGGCAATATCAACACGAATACCAAACTTTCTCATCGTTTCGGCCGTTATGTGCTCGGTTTTCCACTCCATCGGGCTGGCTAAGGGGCCAAAACATTGTAAGATATTTGTGGGTAATATTGGCAACGAAGCGTCAGGTTTTTGAACTTTTTGATAGAAATCATATTTGTTTAAAATATTCCAATCGTCACTCAGTTCTTTCTCGGTGTCGTCGATAAACCCGCGACGTCTTACATCTAAATGAAAGAAATTGATAACGTATTTATACGCCTCTAAAAACGATTCAAAACCCTTCGCTTTTTGAACCAATTCAAAAACATCCATTGAACCACATTCGGTGTAGCAATAAAATGTTTGAGAATCGGGATAATAATATAATTTGTAACTACCAAATCCCGGCGGGTTGTGACAGATTGTTTGAAAAATTGGTGCCCCAGACGAATCCCAAAGATTGCCATTAGAGCCCAATCCCTCAGTAACCAACCTGATAATGTCTTCGGTGGACAACAATGCTTTTACTTTCGAAGTATCCATTATTCACCTCAAAAAACAAAATCGTACTTTTCTTCGAACGTTTTGTCAAACACAACCTCGATACTCGTGTCTTCAATGTTTAACAAGTTGCCATTATTATCAGTAACAAAACACTCAACGGCGCGACAAGTCGACCGATCAAAGTTAATATAGACTTTAATATTGTTATAATGTCCGCGACGTACTTTGTAAACGTGGATAACGTGCGTAGGTTCAAGCTGGAACCCTTTTGCCAAATACGATTCAATAATTGGCTTGTCGGCCTCACGAACCGGCAACATAATGCTACCAATGTCGATCTTGTCCGAAATTGATTTCGCACCACGCAACAGTTGTTGGTCGGCCTCTTTAGCGTTTTTCCAGTCGCCAGACAACTGAGTAGCCGTCCAAATAAAGATGTCTAATTCGTTACACAAGTCTTTTAGCCTCGTGGTAAACATCAACAAGATTTGATCTTCACGCAAGTTACTAATGCGAGATTTTGTAGCACCTTCCGACATTATTTTGATAGTGGTACTTAAATAGTCGTAATACACATAATTAACCTTGTTTATTTGGTAATACTTCCTAATTAAGTTTTCGATATCGTCCATATCGTAGTTACTGATTTGAACAAAGTATAAATTTGAGGCCTCGAGCAATTCGATTGCCGTATCAACTCTCTGTTCCTCACCCGCGCTGTATTTGCCGTCCAGAATCTTATGCTCAGGTACGCCGGAAACATAAGACAGCCACATTGTTTGAACTTCTTCCAACTCCAATTCTGTTGAAATAAACAACACGTTTTCTTGAAGCTGGGTTTTCACCCAACAGTTGTGCTCTGTGTCAAAAATCTTGGGTACGGCCAAATGAGCAGATTCTGCAGCCATTCGACGAGACTTGCCAACACCTTGTGCAGAAGATTCAAGATAAAGTTTCTTCAATCGTTGCCCGCGATACAATGTAGTCAACTTGGGGGTGGTTAACGGCAATCCCAATTCCGGTGTCTCTTTGAGACGCTCTTTGGTTTCACGCAACCCGTCGCCTACTTTGGTTTGTACGATACCACGATTCTTTGCAAAATTGTCTTTAACTTGAATGAACTTGGTTTCGTAGGTTCCTATAATTTGTTCAATCGTATAAGAATCGAGCCTTTCTTGAAGTTCTGCAGCTTTAAGAGGATCTACAACACTATCGTCGTAAAAATCGCTAATATCAAAGCCGTTGTCCTTAAGTTTATTTAAGAGGCTCATCTTCTTCAAGGTGTTGTAATAATAGGGGAAGTTACGTTCTTCAGCGATTTCCAACGCTTTAATAACGTATTCGACGCCTCTGTTATCAGTAAACACCTTATATTGCATTGGGTATTGAGCCAAGTATTGGTCAATATCAATGTAGGTAATGGTTTTCAGTCCAGAAGAGGATAAATTACTAATGGCACCGTACAATATACGATGAAATTGTTCCACAAAGTCATCCATTTCGATATTGTATTCTGCCCTGTTGCATAGCAGCGGGTTTTTCATCAGACAAGCAAGCACTTGTAACACTGCTAATTTATTAGTAAGTCTTTTCTTTGTTTCTGCCATGTGTTAAAGATCCTCTATGTTATATTTTGGTTTCCGTGTGGAGTTTTCGGGAGGGGACATAATGACTGTGCGTTTAATAGGGGTTAAGTCCACTTGTGTGTTGGATTGTCGCAACTCTTTTTGTTCAGCAAAATACTGTGATGCTGTGTCGTAGTAACTCCTAATTGCCCACAATCCCTTGTCTGGATCTGCTCGATTCCCCACAACCTCATAATAATAATATAAGGTTGCTCGCATCCCAAAATAGGTTTTCTTGTCTTTTCTATAAGCTTTGATTTGCTCGAGCCAATCGGGAGGAATTTCGGTGATACCAAATAGTTCTCTCGCATACTCCAACAGCTCCTCAAGCTCTTGTTCTGCCAGCTTAACCTCTTCGATGGCTTTGCGATAGCAAGACGGGCAGAGTGTCTGCCCATCAAGTACCTTTCTAGATGTGGCTACTACCGCAGTGCCACATCGGGAGCATCGTAACGAGGTTGACATAGGTTACCCTCGCTTAATAGCCAAGTTCTACAAGCCCATCAATCAACGCTTCGAGCTGTTGACGTTGAGACTCGGTTGCCTGACTTGCCTTGAAGTCGGTTGTGCCCAAAACGTCCTGCATAAGGTCAGAGTAACTACTAATGTCTCCTTCCTTTGCACTCATTTTTTGAAGCTTGTCACCAATTGTGGAAATAAGTTCTTCAATGGGAACCTTTCTCTCGGTCTCTTCTTTTTTGGCTTTGGCAACTTTCTTGGCTGTTTCCTGTGCCGTAGCGGCTTTTATTCCGCTTTCTTTTTCCTCTGCCACAATTGCATCACTGATGGCTTGATCCAGTTTTTGGATATTCCATTCGGGAATGCTTTTCACAATGTGAACAAAGCGACTGCGAGCATGATACGCCGGCGAACCTTTCAAATACAATGTTGAAAGAACTTCCTCTCCATCTTCGGTATCGGGCTGGATTTGAGCATAACCGATAATGTCACAAAGATCGCAAATAGGATCGATAACCCTTTTGTCACCCCTGGGATAAATTTTCGTATACTCATTACCCTGTGCGTCCTGGAAGACACGTTCGCCTTCGTGCGCGATGAAGAAAATGGTATAACCAGCGTTGGTGAGGAGCTTGAGATACTTGTTGATTTCTGCTCCATATTCTTTCCACAAGCCGTAACCCCTGTTCCCGTCGTTAATTCGCGCAACTCCAAAGTTGCCACACACAAACTCAGCAGCAAGGTCTGCCATACCATCGACAGTGTCGATAATAATAGAAGAATACATCTTCTTTGCCTCAGCAATGGTTTTGTCGCTCGTCAACTGTTTAACGAAACTCGTCCAATCAGTCCACTTTTTGATCTTGACGTTCTTGACGCCATTGATAGCACCGAGGCCATTCTCAAAACAACACACCAACGGTTTGTCAGCCTTGGCAAGGTTTTTAGTCTTGCCAGTGCTGTTGGTGCCATAAATGAGAATGAGTTTGCCTTCGATACCTTTAGTTACCTGAGATACTTCAGGGTTGAAAATATCCACCATAATTCTATTCTCCTTTTTTTGTTAACTTAATTAGAAGTTACCGCTGTCGAAAGTGAATTTCTTCTTCGGTGCCGCCGGTGCAGAATCTGCGAAGCCTCGTTTAGCATCCGATGTTGCGGCGGGCTGTTCTTTATCGGGCAATTCGTTGATTTTTTGTTGACGCAGGGTGAGCGCTTTCTTAATCTCTTCTTTTTTGAGACCAAGTTCATCATCCTCGTCCAACGGGGTTGCCGTACCACCGAAGATTTCTCTTTCTTGGGTAAACTTGGTTTCATATTGAGGTTCCAGCGTGCGGCCAAAGGTGCCACCAACGACTTCTTTCTCAATACGAACAAAAGTATTGATCACGTTGCCGTAAACTTTAACAGTTTGGCCAACTTCATAGTTTTCTTCGATGTAATCGGTTGCATCTCCGGTTTCGGTCACAAATTCGATTCTGCTGACGCTATCATCATATTCAGGAACCAAACCTACAAGAACGATACGTCCAGTCTCTTCGCCGTCTTTCATTTCAGGACGTTTGGATTCAATATACATTTCCACCTCAAACGTCGCGTGGGGCTCAAATGGGTGATTTTCCGATTCGGTTTTCACACCTGCCGAAATACCACGAATGGTCGTCGAAGAAATAACTTCACCTTTTTCATCTTTACGCAGATATTCTTGCAGACTGGCAAATGCCCACATTTTGGTTGCCGACAGTTTCGCAGTTTCGAAATCCATTGAAGCATTGTCTTTCATCAGCGAAGCCACGGATATTGTATTACCAGGCAAGACTTCCACCAACTTGGCAAAGCTCTTGTTTTCTTGTTTGGTGGTTTCACCAGCACGCAACGCCTTGTATTTGTTCACGTAGAACTGAACACGGCAACTGCGAACATCGTCGATTGCGATAATCAACGAGCCGCGAATCACTTCTTCGCCCGTCTTGTCACGGACGAGCTCAAGATTGTTTTCTCTCAAATAACCTTCAATTGTCACTTTGTTTACTACTTGTCTCATAGAACTATTCTCCTTTTAAAATCTTACTCTTCAGTCGCTTTCTCGCTAAGTTTTTCCAACTCTTCTTGAGTATCAGTGATTAGCTCACTGTTGTCCACATCAGCAAAGAGCTCTTGCTCCTCGCGTGCCGCAATGATCTCCAATGCTTCATACGCGCCGGTCGTCTCATCATAAATAAGCAAGTCGGTATAAAGGTCGAATAACCACTTTGGTTCAGTTTCATCTTCCGCAAGGCAAACCAGTGAATTACGAGCTCCCTCACGAGTGATGGTGAATTCTTTCTCTTTGTTGGCCTCTACCCAGTCTTTGAATTTGTCTGTCAAATCCTTTTGAGGCCGAGACTGAATTCCTTCTACATTCAGTTTGCACTTGGTACCGTCGGGACAAGCCTCTACATTATCAAGATGTGCGAAGTTACTATTGCGCAATATTTCGATGTCTTTCGAGTCTGCGATGCCACTCTGAAGACGACGAATTGCAATAGAACCCATTACTTCCTTTAGGTTAGTAACGGCTTTGCCCAACTGGCGTTCGGTGCGGTTCAAACGTTTTACCTGTTTTTCAAGGTCTCTACGCTGTTTTCGGTTCATTTTTGCTCCTTATATATAAAATAAAATTGTAGTTTTATTTGCTTTCGTTTTTGCTTGTAACTTCATTATATACAATAACTTTTCAAAAGTCAACATATAATGACGAAATTTTTAAAATTCTTTCGACCAAAAATTTCCAACACACTTGGTGTATCGCCAATCGGTGCAATCCCATATGTCCCACGCCTTACAATCCACGACGGCGACGCAGTGTCCGGCCATCGACACCAAATAGCGTTGACCAGGCTTTGCTAGCTGTGTGCAAAACTCTGCGACTGTATACTTGGTTCCATCGGCTTTGCGCGGTTGGGGATTTTTCTTCCACCCCTTGGTCTGCATATACTTTTCAACACCTTTGGCATCCGCGTCATCGAAACCTGTTTTGCACTGCATTTCAGCATTCTCTAAAACCACCTGATTGTAGGGAATTTCTAAAACCACGGTTTCGGCCCGCGTTACACAGTCACCGGTGATACGGTTATGGGGATTAGCATTGTGATAGTGGAATGTTGTAGTGTCAGGAAACTTGTCTTGTCTTTTCATATGTCACCTCTTCTCCTAGATACTACTATTATAGCACACAAAACCCAACCTGTCAACATTTGATGACAAATTGGGTTTAGCGTATTTGCGTAATTACCACAGGCCGCGAGCCTTCATTTCTTTAACGATGCAGTCAATAAGGGGATAATCCCATTCGACTTGTTGCTTGTATACTTCGCTATCGTGATCGCATTCCCAGGCACACTCATAACAAGCGTAGTGGTAAGCCATGACGCCGCCTTCATCCACTGCTTGTTTTGCGGCCTCTTTGATAACGTTAGGAATACGTCCTCTTTTTCTATTTAGTCCCACAGTTCTTCTCCCTTTCGATGTCTAATCGTGTCTGAGCACGCTCTAGGGTATAATATATCCCATAGTGAACTAGCCCGTCTTCGTAGAAATACACCGCCCACTTGTGGTCGCCCACTTTTTGCATCGAGGGTACCTTGATATATTCGCCGGTCTGGAATTTGCCATAAATATCTTTCAACAACTCATTAGATTTCATTTTGCGCTCCTTATATAACGGTCTTCATAGAATTCTACCAGTCTATCGAGCCATTCTGTAATCTTGCGCTTACCCACTGTGGGGATATAGTTGTTGTAATCAACTAGAACCTGTTGTAAAACTTCAATCTTGGTTTTAACAATAAACTGATTCTGTTTTTGTTTGTCTGCAGTCGGCTGTGCTGCAAATTGTTCTTCGCCGTGTTTGATACAAGCTGTTATACGATCTTTTTTCATTTACTCACTCCTGCGATGTTGAATCATAACTACCTGTTACAGTTATATTATCTCTTAATGTTTGTGGCGAATATACTTGTGCTTGCGATGTAATGTCGTTACTGAAAGGAACTGTTTTAATAGGAGGTTCATTATTTGTCCCACAAGTCACTTTGTATGGCGTACAATATGGACACTCTTGTGTTGACGGTGATAATACCGCGCCACATTTAGGACAAATCCACCCATAATTAGTTGCGGGATAATCAGGAACAAAATTTCCTATCATTCCTATACCGTTAACATCTATTATGTTTTTAGCCTCATAGCCGCACCCAGGGCATACATATTTCGTATCAATATAATTGCCACGCGCTGTGTCGCTGCCTGCGCTTACCGATGAATACATTGTTTTACCACATTTTGGACATTTCATTTTTCTTTCTCCTTATTGTCGTATTTATTTCCTATTACTTCGATGCGATTTTTACATTCTTCCATTGATAATTGAGTGATTGTTGTCTTAATACCATCAAACTCAATGAAAAACCCTATATACTCGTCATCGTTGTTTTCGTCTATGAAATTACCAAAACCAATAACCGCCCTTTGTTCTTTCCCCGTATCTAATGCCACTGCGCTAATAATATCGCCCTCAAAAATCTTTTTGCCGTTCTTATCACATAAGCCTGTAAATTGCCCAACGGTTTCTGTCTTAACTTCAACTGCACAAGCAAACTCTCCGTAGGTAAAATAAGTTGCGTCTTGTTCGATTATAAATGTTTCATTTTTGTCTGTAACACAATTTAATGCTTCTACAAGAAAGCCATAAACCCATTCGCCGTTATCTACTCGTTTGCCTCTGAATAAAACGTCCCTCATTTTCGTTCTCCTAATTAGAAATTATGGTACACACTAAATGGATCCACAGCTTTTAGAAATTCTGTTGAGGCATCTGCGTCTTTATTTTTGTCATAAATATTGTCAACCGCCTCCAACTGGTCAACAATCTTTTTGCATTGTTCTTCTACATATTCAAGACTTCTAACAGGTTCCAGAAAAGTTGGCAAATGAATTTGCATTTCCAAAAGTTCGTTAAAGCGTTTTTCGGTGAGAAGTCCGTATGCCAACGCCGTGTTATAGTCATTTCCGTCGCAAATATGACCACAGTCAAAACCGATGTAATAGGTTTCTTTCTGCCCATAATCATACGGCAATGTTCCCGAGAACGATAAACCACCATGGCACTCTATGTCATATTCGTTAAATTCCTTATTATCATCAACAGACACATAACCACACCTATATCCACGACAACCGAATATACATATGCAATCGTGACCTTTATATTCAAATTGTTTTTCTACTACTGCAAATTTACTCATTCTTCAATTCCTCTAATTTCTTTTCGGCTTCGGCTTTGGTCAAGAACCTGTCTTTCCCAAAACCATTGATATGATTATAAGTAAACTCGGTTTCTTTAACTATATAAACACAATCGGTGTCCCCATCAAACTCAAACATTGTTTTGCTTTCTTCACTATCAAAATCACACAAACAGTCATATTCCCAACCCGTTTCCTTAAAATGTGAACAATTTGAACAATCTTTATATATTTGATAAATCGTTGTTCCAACTTTGCAAGGCAACTCCACGAGCGTTCCGTTCTCAATTTTATCTTCCAACTCAGCAAGACGATTTAATGCTTTTGTCGTTGCATATCCACCACAAGATAAAACAAATCTTTCTCCACTATCTAATACTGCTATTCCGTGTTTCGTTTTTTCAGTCAATCTTTTATAGTTACTCATTCTTCTTCTCCTAAGTCTTCAACATAGCACCACGATTGCGGGGGACGGTGCAGCCCAAACTCTCTCAACTCTCTTGGTATTAAGACTGATTTCATTCTTCACTATTCTCCGCACAAGGGATAACCGTTGTTTTACTCATTTGATCTTTGAACATTTGTTGAATTTCCAAATCTTTTTCAGTGGTATATACGTCGCCCTGTGTGCCATATAAAGGCCCCACTACATCAGCCTTTTCGGAGTCGAACAACATAGTTTTTGGCGGATAGTTAATAGGCGCACGAATGGGCTCCGATGCCATAGCCTTGTGTGCAACATAATGACAGCAATCTGGGCATTCTACACCACTACCTACTATATCACCTAACTCATAAGTAAACTCGCAACCGCAATTTGCGCAGATCGCCTTAAATTTCTTTTGTCCATGCTTGATTACTTCTATCATTTTTGTTCCTCCTCCGATTGATTGAGAAAACGAGGCGGCACAGAGCCTTGTCTGTATAAAACGATTTTGATTTTAAGGTCGTGTTCGTCGATAAATTGTTCCAAGCTGTCAACGTCAATGCTGCCGTCTTCTACAAGTAATATTTTGTAGTCTTCGGGTTCTTTGCATTTTGTAAATAACTTTTTCATTCTTCCACCTCCGCTTGTTCGCACTCTTTACAACGCTCATAAATATCTTTATCTTCATCGTAGAAAACATCATTATTGAAAAGATTGCACACTTCCAAATAGAAATCGAAATGCTCACAATCTCTGCAATCATTAGGCACTTTTAACTCAACTCTTATCTTCGGCATTTTGCACCTCCGCTATCATTTCGTTGATATCACTCAAAGTAACCGCTTTGACCGAACAACAATAGTGGTCGATACTCGGATAATAATTATGACACTTTTCTTTTAACTCGTTCAACACGTCGATTTTTGCCTGTTTCCTTTGCTCGTCTATACTGCACATAGTATTCATCTCTTTAACAGTGTCTATTGATAACAAAACCTGCCCTAACTTTGTAGTAAGTCGTATATTCTCGGCTTTCAACTTTTCAATCTCTTTCTCTTGTTTGATAATAAGTTCACGAGCATCGAGTTTTATTTGATTATAGCAGTCTTTGGTGTCAGCGTAAGGACAGTCGTCGCAAATAGAGTCAACACAAAGTGCGAGTACTTTTTTAATATCGTCTCTGTTCATTTCTCATACTCCTTTAACAGCTCGTCGATTATATCTGTAATGTCTTCCGTGTCCAAATCACTACAAATTGTTTTTCCAAATATAGCAAAGAGTTTCGCTGTCACTTCATCTGCAAATACTTTTCTAACCGTGTTGAAAACACTGTATTTGTTACCTTCTGTTGTGTCGAATGTAAATTTTTCTTCACAGGCTTTTAACAAATCAGCATTTTCTTCTTTAAGTCGTGTAATTTCAGCTTGCATTCTAGCGACTTCATCGCGCCGTTTCTGCATTAAATACGTAGCAAAACCTATTGTATAATCGTCAACAACATCACACGTCGGGTCATCATCGCGTTCTTCTGATGTAGGCACAACCGCTTTGTACTCCTCGTTTTCACTTAAAAATTCAATTGCCTGTTGAACACATACATATGCCCTTTCTCTTGCATAATCGGTCAGCTCGTCGTCGCTATCCCAGTCAACTTTTTCTTTGATTTCTTCAAGTTTCTTAATCATTTTTTGTTTTTTCATTTGCACAGTCCTCCAAAAGTTTGTCGACCTCATTTTCACAATCCACTACAGCGGAGTGCCCATTCCAATCGTACCTACAAACATAGTGTTGCGCTTTTGCGTCGAGTCGTGTTTTCAACTTATCCGCAAAGTCTTGTACAGCTTGAAGCATTTCGATTCCAAACAGTGCTTTGATCTCGTGTTCCAACCGCTCGTGTTGTTCCAGCTTTTTTTGTAACTCGTCGATTTCTCGGCGTTGAGATTTCAGTCTTTCCCACGCTCTGTTGTAATCTTGTTGAAGCTGCATGTTTAGTGTTTGCAAACGCAACACCTCGTCCTCTGCATCATCCCATTTGTCAATAATTTGGTCAAAATCTCTCTGTTGCTGAGTCTGTTTTTTCATCGTACATCTCCAAATGCTGAATTTAACATATCTTCGATTTCCTTCATGGCGGCCGCATTCCGTGCTTGGCCTGCTTTAATTTCTTGACCTGTTAAAATCGTTTTTGTTAGATTTTTCTCGGTTTCTTTGAAACATTGGCCAAGTTGACGAGTGCGACATTGGCATCCGGCGCCACCCAACCAACAACAGCCTATATTTTTTCTAAGCTCATCAAACACTTCTTGTTTTGTGGGTTTTATAACTTGCATACAGACCTCCATAAACGAAATAATTTTCATTTATGATTAGATTATAGTAAAAAAAAAGAAACTTGTCAACTTATAATGACAAATTTCTTTTTAATTTTGGAAATAAAATTATTCTTTTATTTCCTTCAGAGCTAGAAACCAGCCGGTCTTTACCCAAGCATAGCTTACTTTCGAACTCTATCGTTGTCGATTTTCTTTACGCTGTGCGTTTCCACATATAGCACGTGATATAAGGTTGCAAATTGCTTATAGGTGTTGTGGGTGAATACCCCGCGTTATTGGTTTTGGCACTATGGTAAGATGTGCTTGCATATGACCTGGTAAGAATTGTCGAGCTCTCTGCCGGAGTGGAAGAATAATTCCAATCCTTAAACGTTGTGGTTCCCACTCCGCTAATCCACGTGGTTATGAGACGACGGCCACCATCGTATTTATTGACACCTATAGTGTGGTAGTGTTCTGGCAAATTGGCAAGGTCAAGAGTTATATTTTTCTGGCCACCTTCTTTTCCAGCCTCCTCAAAAATCTTGTCCGTGTCGTTTTCATCTACGCCGACGGGCACCCGTCCTTGTCCCCACCTTTCCCAAGTTCCTCCTAAGAAAGTCGAGGGATTGACATCCTTCTCAGTGGTCATATAGATCGAACCAACAGGATAAATTTTCAGCAAGCACGCTGATACGAAGGCATCTATAAACGATTTATACTTACCGTTATATGAAACGGTGTCTGCTTTAGTCGCTTGATCAGCGTTTGTAGCTTGCACAACTCGTCCACCCTCTAAATTATCGGCTGTGATTTTAGTAATCTTCCACCCCACAGTTTCTTTAGCATCAGCAACCAACACTTTTCCGTTGTCGCTTGCTCCATTGGGCGCAATATGTGAAGTTATGGGGATTGGTACCGCGTTTCCACCACCATCAGGTGTAACAGAATTCGCTTGGCCGGTGCCAACATATAAGGCTCCTCTCGTCGTCAGTTCCATTTTGCTTTCCATTTGATTACGCGCGATGTTGCCGACTAGGGTTTTGTCCAAAGTAATTTTCTCGCCTATAATAGCCATCTCTTATACCTCCGATAAATTATCGCTTTTATCTCCGACTTTGGTCGAAGAGTTCTTTTTACGTTTGTCGATTGCCGCACTTGCGAGCAGCTCGTCGATAACCGCCATTTCCTGCGCAATCTCGGCTTCGTTAATTTCCGAATATAAAACACTAAGTTTCAGGCAGGTTTCCTGCAGTTGTTTGATCTGTAGTTGCGCTTGCTCAAACTGTTCTTGCAAAACATCTTTTTGAGCCAACTGTTGTTGCAAGGTTTCTTTGCGCTTATTTAAATATAAAGTACAGTCCATAGATTCTCCTTTTATACATTAGTAAATTCTGCCAATTGTGGCTTAAGTTTGTTATATAAATACTCAAGAGTGAGTGGTTTACCGTCATATCTACCACAGTTGACAGTAATTCGGTCGAGAATAACTATCGGATCGGAAAGAAACTCGTCTTTGTATCCAAGTTCTATCAACTCTTGTTTCACACTGTCTGAAATAGAAATTATCGCCGGTTGTTGAGAAGCAACAATAACCGCAAAGTTTTCTACCGCATAGAGAACACGCTCAATTTCTGCGGTATGTTCGGCTTCTTCCTCGGTAAGGGATTCGTTTGCATCGTTCTCTGCAACCAGTGTTAAATATCGATTATTAACATTCGACATGAATATCGATAATTCCTCTTCTCTTGCTTTTTCGCGTTCTCGTTCTTCTTGGCTAGGGTATCGAGCCACTGTGACAAAGACGAAGCCGTTATAGACAAAACAATCGTCTTCTAATACTTTATAATATTGACTTGTAATATTTTCGCTGACTGCCATAGACTCACCTCAATAGTAAATATTCGCCAACCCTTCGCCACCAGCACTTCCTGGATTAGCACGACCTGCGCGGAACCCAGCACCAGCGCCACCACTTCCTTGAATACCTGGCGACGATGGTTTTTCTCTACTGTCACCATTTGCACCGTTAGCAAAGGCAGATGCTCCACCGCCTCCACCGTGATTGTTACCACCAGTTGTACCCCCTGATTTACCACCACGCACAAATGTGGTACCTTCTGGTTTATCATAAGTTAATGTAGTAGAAGCTGTTCCTCCACCTGCGTGTTCTTTAACAGCACCATAACCGCCATTCAGTCCATTACCACCACTATAAGTACCTGGTGTCCCTTGACCATCGTCAGTTTTTCTTCCTTTTCCACCACCATTAGCCTGTAAAATAATGCTACCATTAGCATTATATAAGTAAGAAGTTCCACCGTCGTGACCATCTTCTCTGTTTTCTCCACGGTGACCACCTTCGCCAACAACTATTTTTATATATGAATTTTCAGGAAGTGCTATACCCGTGAAAGTATAACCACCTCCTCCGCCACCGCCAGAGCACCAGACACCAGAACTGCCTGCTCCACCGCCGCCGCCGCCTTGAATTTCTACAAAAATATATTTGGGGTTATAATTCAGGCGTGTTCCTGTTGCGGAATTAGCACTTGTTGAAAGCCAGGTCTCCCCGTTTACACGGTTTACATAGTGAGTGCCTGGCGATAACGTTGCTAATGGAATCCCTATGGGTCTACAGCCTTTAAGGGCTACATCGATAGGCTGCCCATTTACTTTGTATTGAGTACAGGTATTTGAACCACCTAAATGTGTACCAGCGCTTGTGGGAAATGTTTTTCCAATGGCGGTTTTCAACGGTTGTCCGTTTCCCTTAAATTTGGCGGTAGAATCGGTAAATTTGCTATCTGTCACGCCATATTGCTCTGCAACCGAAGTCTCAAATGTTTCATATATTTCGTCGATATCGACATTGTTTATCTTATAATTGGTTGCCATTATTGTTTACCTCCGGTTGGGTTATTTCCCTAATTTTGCTTTGTATATTTTTGACATTTCGGCTTCGAGCTTGGTGAGAGCACACCGTTGAAATGGTTTATTGATATCACCGTACATATAATAACTATCCGCCGGACAAACACTACAAGCGCTCGAACATTCGCAATCCAAACACTCTTTTTTATAATTATTAAAATTGCGACACTGCATTTGTTCTAAAAACGCAGTATTGGATATACCCGTGTTGATATTGCCAATAGGAATCTTCTTCGCCCCTTGACTGTCCTCGCAAAATCTGAAGCAAATATAAATATCACCATTCCAATCAATTGTGAAGCCTGCTTTTGTAGCCAATCCACAAGTGCATATTTGCAAGTTTTTGGTGTATTCCACTTCCAGCGCGGAAAGCGTTAATGGAGTGTGGGTAACTTTAATCCACTCAATAGTTTTTAACAATTGTTGCCTATATTCTTTTAAAAACTTGTCATCTGGGATATAGTTGACATCAATACTATGTTTTAAATGCGTAAAACCTAGTGAGGCCAGATATTTGCAACTTTCAAAAAAGTATTGAATATTATCGGGCGCGAATGTCAGTTTTGTAGTCGTTTCACATCCAAAATCACTAAAATGCTGTTTAACGGCCTTTTCAACTTTATCAAACACCGAATTGCCGTTTTTATCTCGTCGGCACTTATCAAAACACTCGCGAGGTCCGTCGATAGTTATTGCAAAGAGTAATTTATCTTTATATTTGTGAATAAAATCTTGAACATCTGTGTTGAAATAAGTCGTGCCGTTGGTGTCAATAGTAATACGGCTACGAGACACAAGATCGTAAAACTTGTGCTCGAGGCACTGGCGGAAAAAGTAATCACATATATCGTTTACTATCGACATATATAGAGTTACTTCTCCGCCAATAAAGTTTAGCATCACATTATCAAAATCATCGCACACCAACGCATCAAAAGGTGTTGACTTACTAAGCTTTCGGTCGATCAAACAATCAATCACCTTTTTTGCGTCTTCGAGTTTAATAATTTGTTTTGTATCACAATGTTGTTGATAACAATAGGTACATCTCAAATTACAATTTGAAGTGATATGAAATATTATTGTTACCTGTTTATCTAATCGTTCACCCATACTAAAACTTCTCTTTTTATAATTAAGCCATCGTATTGTGGTTCGATGCGCACCATATTGGGATAATAAAATTGCAACAAATGAAACAACTCTTCAATTTTTTTATGATACGCCTCTAATGTGCTAGTATAAAATTGAAAAGCATCGTCGAGCGTTTTTTGAGTCACACCGAGTTGTTGTTTGGTTGCGTCTGTTAGTTTAAACAACCAATTGTAGTTGTCCACACTGTCACTCAGTTGTGTTGTTAGACGCAATAACTCGTTATAAATGTTATCGGTTAATAAATACGTAATTGACTGCATAGCACTCTCCTATATTACACCATACATATGCCAGATGTTTTAGATGTACCACTACATATGCCAATGTGCTTCAAATTTGTGTTACACCGAGTATTACAAATATTTTTAAGTGCCGATGTGTTACACGACGAACACGTTGCGGAGTGGCTTACATTAACGGTGATTTGTCCATCTCCAGTAACGGTATAGGATTGTCCACTAATGTTATAACGGTAGGAACCGCTAGAATAACTTTGTGCCTTAACATACAGCGTGTCACCATAATACCCAACTATTTGCTGACCGTCGGCGGCCGTCGACGCTACATTTATCACATACGAGCTTTCGCCGCCGGAGGAATCGTAAACCGCACTCGGCTCTTGTCCTTTTGCGTTGCTCGAGCGATAGATGATGACCTTAATATTAGCATTGGGAGTCCCGGTTACCTTGATGGTGATAGTATATGGTTTAACCCATTGACAGGTGTCGCCTTTGTAGCAATAATGGATGGGAGTAGGGGGATAGAGCTGATATTGATCGTCCTCTTTTGAGTAATAAAAATTAGTGCCGTCGGTCCAGACACGTTGACCCAAAAAATTGGTTAACCCGTTCCAGATTTGAGGCTCCCATGTAGATGTGCTTTTGTTAAGTCGGTATTGGTTTTGGTCGTTTGAACAAAAAATATTAGTACCATCAGTCCAAATATACCATCCGCGAAACGATGTCAATCCTGTCCATGTTTTTACACTCCACGTGGAAGTTGTTTTATCCAATTGATATTGGCTTGTGTCCGAAGAATAGTATATATTTGTTCCATCTGTCCAAATATACACTGCATCAAAATATGTTAACCCATTCCAAGTCTTTTCGCTCCAAGTGGAAGTAGACTTATTAAGTATATATTGTGTTCTATTGTTTGAATAATAAATATCGGTACCATCAGTCCATATACGATCACCAACAAAACTTGTTAACCCATTCCAAGTCTTTTCGCTCCAAGTGGAAGTAGACTTATTAAGTATATATTGTTCTATACCGTTTGAATAATAAATATCGGTACCATCAGTCCATATACGATCACCAGCAATACTTGTGAACCCATTCCAGGTTTTTGCGTTCCAAGTAGAAGTAGACTTATTAAGTATATATTGTGCTGCGGCGCGTGAATAATATGTGTCTATGCCATCAGTCCACACGTAATCGCCATATCCTACAAATGGTTGAGACCAAGATGTCTTCCACGTAATCGGCTTCGCCGTGCCAACAGTGGTATTATTATTCGCCTCAATACTTTTTATTAAAACATTGTTTGCTTTTAATGCCATAACTCACCTATGTGTTTAAATATAATGTGTCGCCCTCGACGTACATCTTAATATGTCCCAACGTCGTTTGAGTGGCGACGATGTTGCTGTGGGCCGTTATATCGCTTGTTGTAGCTACCTTTGTTCCTTTCCACAATAAATTACCAGAACCTCCACCAATTGCAAGACCAGAAGCATAGTTAGTACCAAGCAAGCTTCCTACAACAAATGTCCCATCTACTTGGTCGGAAGCATAACCGATGTAAGGATTTTTGTGATTAACTGTTCCCCATTTTAAGTTCGCCCCATCAGAATTAGCAGAGGCGTCCATTTTAATAGTCTTACTCTTGTTTATAGTTCCGCCGTCAAGTGACAAAGCATTGACATCACTTGCTTTTGTAGGAACTGTTATGTTTGCTGTCACGGACGAACTTTGGTTTGCACTGAAAGTCTGAACTTTCTCTCCGTTCTTTTGTATGGTAAGAGTTCCGTTGTGTACATCGTTAATACTTGCAACTTTTATATTATTTTGAATATACACATCAGCAGGGAACAAAGCATTTTGTGAATAATCGTACCGATACAAAGAACCATATTTTGCCATATTTGACGGTGTTTGCCAACCAACACCACCGAATGCTTTTAGGCGACGAATTTGCAACCCAGAATATGTAGAACTTCCGCCTGTACACCCAAAAGTAAACCTTAAATTTGCATACTGGTTATTTGTATTCCCGTGTGTTGTAATTCCTGAGGTGTTAATGATGTTCCAGCCTGACCAACCAGATACAGGGATATTTTCCGCAAATGTCACCCAAGTATTAGCCCCCGCGTCTACATTTGCTTTAGTGCGCCCTTCGATGGTGACATAACACCCTGTTGAACCATTTGTCGACACATCTATTGCAAATTTGTTTAATACGGAATAAACAGTATTTGTGGTTGTTAATGTAAGCCGTAGCTTATAATCGGCAGTCGCTTTATTTTCAGAAGTCGCTTTACCAATGGACAAACTGGTACCCACCGACGTTAAAGATAATTTTTGCACGTCAGTAGCACCATAATCTTGCCAAGTCCTACCATTGTCGCGTGAATATTCAACCTGCCATTTGGCTGCGGGTATAAAAGCAAACCTGTCAGCCCCAAGGTCGGAGATTAAGGCGGCGTCAAGAGGTCCATAATCAGCGGAAAAGTTTTTTCCACCCCATTGCAGAAAAGCCTCTTTCATCACGTCGGTAGCAACCATTGCGGTGCCGTTTTTTACATAAATCGGTTTGTCCGTTGCGCCTACGGTTGCGTTAGCTGTCGAAAGCTTAACGCGTTTATCCAATTCGCTTATGTCTGCCTTAGAAGATAAACCTTGATCAACATATTGCTTTGTCGTGATATCTAGACTCTCTGTGATGTCACTATAATTCTTCACGCGGTGTCACCTCCTTGGGCAATAAATGTGTAATTTTATTTAATATATATTTATTATACATAGTTCTGATTGATTTGTCAACTTAATATGACAGAAATGTGAATTACGCCGAATCCACAGGCGTACAAGTTTGGGCTAACTCCATCCCTACTATATATATTTTGTTTATACTATCGAAACACGCCAAGGGGGAGGTATCCCCCTTGATAATCCCTCTCTTAAAGAGGTTTATAGCAAAGGCGACCACAAAAGTCAGGATGCGAGAGCGACGCAGAAACGTTACCATGCCAGCACCACAAGCC